GATGTCTTATTATAAAGAGTCCTATACTCATTGGTTTAAAGGCAGTGCCCTTGAACGTATAGTATATAAACGTGCAATCGCACTTGCAGAGAAAGATGACTGGAAAGAATCTTTTGATAACTACTTTAGAGAAGCAAATACCGATGAGGATTCTCCGATTCTCATGGCTATATTGTTTGGTTCTTTTGTAGTATCTCTGTGGCTCATGGCTGCATTAGCATAAATTGTTTTGAAGAAGAAAGGAAGATGTTATTATGTTGTTAGAAATGGCTAAATTCGCGTTTAATTCTACCTGTGCGTCTATTATATCTGAGGCAGTATTAAGAACTGCATTTCCGAATTCTGCACTTGCTAAAACCAAATGGTACACCCCGAAAGAAATTACTACGCGATTAGGTGCAAGTGTAGTATGTACTGTGGCAATCTATGGCGGCACAAAAATTATTGAACATGCACATCGTAAATACAAAGAACATAAAGAACTCAAAGCTAAACGTGCTGCTGAAGAGAAAGAATTCTGGACTATGGTTAATGATGCATTAAATAAGTTTGATGCCTCCGATGCTGTTAGAATTCACGTTAAATCTGATGTTAAAGCTCAGTTATAATGTATTTAATTTAGAAAGGATGAATAAAAATGATGGAAAACATGACCAATGATGTAATGAATGAAGTAGTAGTATCCGAAGCCAAAGGTGTTAATGTAAAAGACGTAGCGGTAAAAGCTGGTACTGCAGCACTTGGCGCATTAGCTGGTTATGCTATTTATAAAGCTGTTCGTTTCTTTATGAATAAAGTTTCCACGAAGGAAGAAGCCGAAGTAGCTCAGGGTCAACCTGGCCCGATGGGACCTCAAGGTCCTAAAGGCGATACTCCTTCTAAAGAGGAAATTAAAGAAGTTGTCAAAGAAGTATTTGAAGAAAGTGTCAACGACGTATTTAGGGAAAATAAAACCAAAGCTAAAGAAAAGACAACGGAAACCAAAGCTGAAACCAAAGCTGAAACTAAAGCTGAAGACAAAGCTGAGGATAAAACCAAACACCAAGACAAATAAAAGAAATGCCCCTTGAGGATTAAGTTCCTCTTGGGGCTTTTTCTATAAATCCCTAAAATTTTTACATAAGCGTATTACGCGTTAGGAGTTGATTATATGTCAAATTTTTATACAGAGTTAGATAATCCCAGCCTCGGTTTAGGGTACGCGGCAGGAATGGTTTTTGGTGCTATTGCAGGAGCTTTATTATATAAGCTCGTATCCCGTAAGGGTAGACAGCTTGAGACCAAGGTTGCCATGGAAGAGAATACCTTCCGGGAAACCACAACGTCTGGTATCTCTCAGGTCCAAGAAGACCTCAAGAGAAATACAGAGCGTCAACAGAAATCTAACCGGCGTGTCGAAGAGGCCGTCGAAGCCATGGCTGCTCGAGTAGACGCATTATCTAAAAAGATAGATAAGATGGATACAAAGGCAGACGCCCGTTATGAAGCGTCCCGTGGCAATAACCCTACAGTTGCGTCATATCCTGGTGATAGCAAAGGTTTCAAAAATGAAATCAAAGTTATCCCCCGTCGGAGAAGGGGTAAGGATATGGACGGCAAAGAATCATAAAGTCCATTCTCCAAACAATTAGGTGAAATGATTCTCCGGTTTAGACCGCTTATAATCACCTAAAATTTATAAAAGAGGGGATAGGTCCCCTCGAAGGAAAATACTATGTTAAAAGAACATGCAGAAAAACTTACGGAAAGGTATGTCATGACGACTCCTAAATTCTTCTGTGGCTTGGAGGGCTTCCGTGAAGCATCCCTTATTATGGGCGATGTATTCCGGCATGTACCGAAACCCAAAGAAGATAAAAGAACGGAGGACAATGACTGGCTGGCAGAAGAAGCACAGTTTGCTCTCTTAGATAGCATTACTGTGCCTTCCCCTGTACAGCTCAAGTACCTGGCCTTTCCTCAGATGATTCTTCATTGGGACAAAGATGAGATGAGTTATCTTAACTCTGATGACATCCAGTTCCATTGGAGAAAAATCGACAGGCAAGACCCAAACTCCAAATGGGTTTTCTGGGTGTTACTCCCAGACAGCTATGTAGAACCCGACGCTGATGGTCCTATGGGGCACAAGCTCGAGGTTCAAGGTTTTATCAGAGAAGTACTCAAAGAGCCCCAGAAGTGGACTACTAAAATGGACTATCTCGACGTGCCTAAGCTGTTTGGCGAGGAAGCATGGTAAGAAAGGAGGCGAGGCTTATGGGCCTCGGGTCTGTTCTTGGCTTCGTAGCAATGGTTACGATGGCATGGCTTACAATTGCTGACTACAACGCTCAGCAAGACGATAAGCACTAAAAAGATTAGAAGCATCTGAGCTCAGCGGGGAGTAATCCCCGCCAGCTCCGCTTCTATTCTTTTTTACCTATCGGTATAATATATCGTAGAAAGATATATAATTGATAGAGGTAATGCCATTTTATGTATACAATCGAAACTACTCCTGCAGATTTCGCCCAACGTATATTATACCTAGATGGTAAACCATTTAGTCTCAACGGGCTTCCATATATGGAAGTAATCCTGAATACACAAACGGATAGACGCCTTTTAATGACGGGACGCCAGGTAGGTAAATCTACCGACGTATCTGCTTTGATTACTACGGAGTCTGCAAGCCATCCATTCTGGAGGGCCCTATACGTTGCACCGCGTAACGACCAGGTTACACAGTTTAACAACGATAAACTGAACCCAATGATAAACAACTCACCCATCCTTAAGGAATATTATACTGATTCTTCTTGCGTACGTCAAGCAGGGGCTAAAGAACTTTTAAATGGTTCTATTATTTACCTGCGTAGCTGCTACCATACAGCAGATGGTATCCGTGGTATTTCTGCTAACTCAGTGTATGTCGATGAGGTCCAGGATATCATTATTGACAACATCCCGGTTATTGAGGAATGTACTGCCCGTAAGAATCCAAAGTGTATGACCTTCTGTGGTACTCCTAAAACCTTTGATAACTGTATTCAAAAACTGTGGGAACAGACATCCCAGCATTACTGGGGTATGAAATGCCCTAGCTGTGGAAAATGGAATGTACCAATAGTTATTGAGAATCTGGCTGAAGAAGGACTCGTTTGTAAACATTGTAAAAACCGTCTCGATATTCAAAACGGTGAGTACATTGCCATGTATCCTGACCGTCAGTTTGTAGGGTTTCACATTTCTCAAGCCATGGTTGCCGGTGTAAAACAGACGGGCATTCCTTGGAGCCGTCTTTGGGAAAAACTTGTAAACCCATTATACAGCGAAGCTAAATTTTACAACGAATGTTTAGGATTTTCCTATGATAATGGTGCAAAACTATTAGTGGAGGCTGATATTCGTGCTTGCTGCGACAACAAAACAGAATCCTGGAGTACACAAAGAAAAAGCGAATGGGGTATGTACACTGTTATCGCCGCTGTGGACTGGGGTGTGCTTGGTGGCAACACTCATACTGTGGTCACTATTGGTGGTCTCGACTCTAATGGGAATATCCGCGTGTTATATTCTAAAAAATACCCAGTTGACCAAGACCCTCTTAACCAAATAGAGGATATTACAAAAGTAATTACAGACTCTGGTGCAGCCATCATCGTTGCTGACCGTGGCGGTGGCTCCCTTGCTAACTCTGTACTTCGCCGTAAATTCCCTAATAAGAAAGTATATGAAATAGAGTACAAAGCTAAAGTACAGGATGGTATGCATTTTAACGTCGGTTCCCGTTCTTGGATTACAGACAGAACCAGAGCTCTTGCTGGTGTAATCCTTGATATCAAAGCGGGTAGAATGATATTCCCAAAATTTTCAGTAATGAAAGATTTTGCACCGGATTTATTGACACTTACCTGTGAGTACAACGACCGTATCCGTGCGTTCCAAATTATTAGGGACTTGAACACTCCCGATGACTTTGCCCATACACTGGTATATTTGAGACTAGGTGCTCGCTTCTTCGGCCCTAGTCCAAGCAAGTATCAACATAAGCTGGAAGCGTTTAACCCACCGGATAAAGACGCTAGCGACCATATTGAAGTAGATATACCGGAAATCGAGTAGTACCTTAAATAAGGTATAAGTAATATGTAGAAGATTCTTTGAGGTGCATGGACAGTGTAACTGCACTTAAAGGTAATACAATGCTGCGCTATGGCACGCACTTGGGGATATACCCAACCGCAGTATTACCTTATGGGTGAACTGTCCATGCACCAATCGCTTCTGGAGTATCTTCTACTAAAGCTTCCCTGGCTAGCTTTAGATTATGTTGAGGTGATACTCCCAACAAAAGTGCGTAAGCGCGACCCAAAACATAATCGAACAAAAGGCCAGAAACCTAAAGCCGTAAACAAAACGAGTGGCTGACTAGCTACTCGTGGAGTAAACGGCTATTTTTTTTAGAGAAAGGAAGGATTGGCATGATTTCAGGTCAAAACAATGAAGAAAGGAAAACAGTTGTACTCAGATGGCAAGGCGACAAACAGGTACCAGGTACATATCTCAAGCTAGCAGATACCGTACTGGTAACTTGTGCATATTTGTCTCCAGAACCAATTCGGTTTTTGCCGAATAAAATTCAGGTCACCGTACCCACACAAATCCTCTCTGAGGCGATTTTAAATGACTTTGGGTATACTTATAAAGACCAAGAATTTAAAGAGCTCATATCAAAAAATTTGAAGCCATTTATTGAAGCATTACCTGATGATTGTAACCGTATATACGTTGCAATTCCACTTTTTTCTAACTTTTGGAGTGGTAAAAAGAAATGTAAGATGCCTCAAAATGTGATACTGGATGTGCTGAAAAGCCTGTATGGTTCACTGTTTATCTTGGGGCCAAGTGACGAAACGTATGATTTTGTAAAGACACATTGCGTTGGACTTGATGCAACTACTATTGAATTTTATATTAACAATATAAAAGTTGATAAACCTTGTTCTATTTGTTGTAACAGAGATGACTACGATGAAGAGCTTAATCTCTGTCTGTATCAAACTCCAGGCTATATATGCTTGCTTAATAATGCCCTTGACGCAGAACTGAAGACCTCTATTGAAATTAATACGAAGCTATCAATGTTTTCTGATACTGATGTAGCGTATATGGACGCTATCTATGAAGCTGTAGATATAAACGATGCTACTAAAGATACAGACACAGTAGAAGAAAACATTTATGATAGTTTACACGAAGGAGGTACAGAAGCATGATAGAACTTATGAAAAACTATAGCTTTAAAACAACTTTAAAGAATTTAGTCAAAGGTTTTGTAGCGGCAGAAACAGCAGCGCCCAAATTGTTCACAAAGAGTCTCGACGATTGGCCCTTCTTTGACATAGCGACGCTTTGTGCATATCTTGGTATAACTCCACTAGAACTACAAGCATTGTGTAACTGTCAGCCAACATTGCTATACCATAGGTTTTATATTGATAAAGCCACAAACAGGATTGTACCGTTTAATAAAACGGCAAACTTGCGTATGATTGAGGCCCCAAGGCCAGAACTTAAAGAATATTTGATGAAACTCATCCCGTTCTTTGAAAAGTTTCCCATTCATAAATGCAACTATGCGTTTATTAGGGGTAAAAAGATTAAGGATGCTGTAGAATCTGTAAAAGAAGGCGAGGTACTCATTCATACAGATTTAAAGGATTTCTTTACGGAGCATACACCTCTTTATATCAAAAGCAAACTGGAGATGCTCATGCTTCAAAATGTACCGGAAATGTATGACCCAGAGTTCTGCAAAGTGCTTACAAGGCTCATAACCGTGTATACACATTTACCACAAGGAAGTCCCTGCTCCCCAATCCTTACAGCTATTGTAAACTATGATATGGATTCTACTATTCAAAGTTTAGCCGATGAGTACAACCTTACGTATATGAGGTATGCAGATGATATCTGCTTCTCCGGCGCAATTGCTAACGACGATATCAGGGTCTTCCTCGACAAATTAGTAGATGCTGTACATCCATTTCGACTGAACAGAAAGAAGGTGGCGATTATGAGAGATGCTGCATATCCGGTATTCTCAGGGTTAAAACTTTATATAGAGAACGACCGTCAGTATATACCGTCATCGCTCTTAGGCAAGCTCATTAAACTCCTACGCCATGAATTTGAGCCGATGGAATTTACTTCTGTACATACAGTTGCTACTCAGGGTAAAATTCATTTCAAACTTGGTAAAATCGTGGAAACACCAGTTGGTAGCCTTAAAGAAAAGTGTGACCGTTTTAGCTGTCACTTAAATAGTAAATACTCTGCGTCTGGATTTAAGTTTAAACTTAAACCGACTTACTTTTATATTAAGTCGTTAAAACAGGTACTCGGGATGCATATTACTGACGGTAAAATCTGTTATCCCCGTAAAATGTATAACCAGCTTAGACTTGAAGCTATGCTCGTAGGCAGACAAATGGCGTTCCAATTTACGCAAAAGTATATTGCAAAGAATACTATCGACCCAATAACTTCTAAACAGCATGTTTACCTTGATTTACAGAATTTCGTGGACAACATTAGTGACAAAGATGACCCTATGTATAGCCGGTTTTTCACAGTAAGATATACTAACGTACCTGTTGGTAACGCTAGGAATGCGTTGTATACCATTAGTAGCCGTAGCTATAAACTGGTGTCTTATGCTGAAATACTCGGTATAACCCCGACTTATCTTAGAGGCAAGAAGCGCACTTCTAAAGGGTATCGCAATATGCTCGACAAGCCGGTCTCTCTTAAAGTATTCTATGGTAAAGTAAATTGGGTCAACACTGTAGACCCAGAGAAGGCAACAAAGTTAAAAGAAATAGTTAAAAAATATAAACTCAAAACTTTAGCAGCTCTTGTTAAAGCCTTCCAAGAAAGTGCTAGCAGAGAGTACGTTAAGTTTAGTGCTGTGTAACTAGGAGATGGGTAAAATGCAAAACGAAAATAAAGGAACCGAAACTACGATGGTAGTCAACGGTAAGGAAGTTAAATTTAAAATTGTACCAACTAAAGAGCCCGAAGAGCTTACTAAGAAGCCTCAGGTAATACCAGACCTTAATACGCCGGATATCAAGATACCTAAAGGGGAAGACATGTCTGCAGTACTAAGGGAACTAGAACTCTCTGGGGTTCCATATGCCTCTGTTGTAAGCCGTGTAGACCCAAAGATTTCCTACATTATGAACGATTCCTGCGAAGTCTATGTCATTCCAACAGATAGGCTCCTATATCTATTAACAGATACAATTAACATTACCTATGAGCTATTAACTCAAGCAAAAATCGACCTTCATAGTATTAACGCGACTGCAGCATCTTATGCTGTAGACTGCATTGACAATATTGATGAGTGTGTCTATGAAGGACTTGCTCTGGAAGCAACAGAAGTGGAAACATGGGAAGACGCTGAGGATAATCCGAAGCCACTTCAAGCCTCAGCACTCCAAGATATGAATAAAGCTGTATATCCATATTATGAAGGCATCTACCCAGATGAATATGATGATTGGCAGAATTCCTTTGGGTATGAAGGAGAAGAGGAAGAGCAACCTTGTTGGTACAGGGGGTGCCTTGACTATATTGGCGCTGACAGTATTATACCACGGCTAGACCATTCCGGTAAAAATACAGCGGAAAAATTTCCATTGTATGATTTCCAGTCCATAAATATAAAAGGGCTCATTGCGAATATTACAGATGAGCTTAATGGGTTATATGCAGATGGTACCCTTAGTATGTATGGGATGGATGCTAAGGACATCAAAGATAGGCACCTGAAACTACCGACATATCTGTACCTTGCAATCTTACGCATCTTTAACACAAAACTGACTAATGACGATGCGGGTATTTCTTTAGAACCGTATCTTCAAACAAGCCAGGCTCCGTGGCTCGATGATGACTGTGATACCTTAGCGTATCAAATCTCTAAATATTTGTTGCCAAAAGCACTTGCTGGCAAGGAAGCAACCGTACATACAAGAGCAGCGTTTTACAAATCTATAGAAACTATCCATCACAGTATTGATGCCGCGATTGTTAAAACGGTCAACGAAGTCAGCTGACAAAGTCAGACAACGAAACCAACTAATGAAGTGGTATAAGTATATTGTAGTAGAGTTTTAGTGGATTTTACTTTACTACTTTTTCATTTTTATAACCTTTGGAGAACTGTAAAAGGACTCCCTCAACTATGTGATAACCTAGCTTGAGAACTGTATTAAAGTGTGAACGTACTGTAAAGGATTTCCTTTACATATTCTTTTGGATATGGCATTCTCCGAATTCCAAATCCAGCGATTCAATTGCATGCCGGGCTGCAGGCGAGAAAATCGGGCTTACACACTTTAGTACAGTTTCCAGGTTAGGTTATTACTATGGTTGAGGTGAGAGACTAAGGGGTATAGTATTTTTCTCCTTTCTAATGCTATGAATATATAATCATTACTTTTTATAATGGCCTCCGCATAACCTTTAGCGCCTATTGTAATGGTTGCTCCTTTAGTCTCTCACCCCAGCTATAGTATACGTCTGTTGAAGGTCTAGTGAGGATTTCCGCACTATATTTTTCTTACCTTTGGCTACGCCATAGGTCATCTTGAGGAGGCGTCCGCCAGGATGCGGGACAGAAAAACGGAAGGAACAGACGTACACATAGCAAAACCTCACAGATTATTTAGACTCAGGTCGAAGGTCTATTTAGGATTTCCTAAATGTATCTTCTCTTTTTACCCTGCGGGTAAAAATGTAATCCGACGTAGTTACGCGCAGCTCTTCAGGATACTGATGAGTTCCCCAGTAATTCTGGGCACGGACCTGGGTCTAAATAATCTGTGAGGTTTATTTTTTTTTAGCTATTTTTTTTTTAATTATCTACTTTTTACGTTATTGAGCATTATAACCGATAGTCCAGTAGATTTCAAAGTACAGGCCAGGGGTTTTACGCCAAAGGCCTACAGTAGTACGAGCAATCATCGTACCATCAGTGGTATACAAGCCAAGCTCTTTAATATCCTGGTTGTCTACTGCGTCGTCCACCATATCATACAGGAAGGAGAACGTGAGTCTCAAACCGTCCTCAGAGATAGTCGGTACAGTAGCAGTGAGCTTACGAGAACCACTCAGTTCCTGTCCCAAAGCTTCATCAGCGATAGTCGCCGGGGTATCACTGAGGCCCAACGCAATCTGGCGTACAAACGGAAGGTCTTCCACGTCAGCACTCCACCCGCCTAAAAGCTTAATAATGGGGATACGGATACCCAATACGATGTTATTCGGAGTGTCAAACATGTGGACAACATTACCGTCCCCGTCTTTCAATACTCCGTGTACCTGGCCATGTAAGGCGTTGTCGGAATCTACAAGGCCGGTTGATGTTACAATATCTTGTACTTTGTTCATAAGTTAGTACACTCCTTTTAAATCATGGATAAGTTTACATAAAGCCTTCTAAAAGTCGGACTTTTCTGTGAAGAAGCATAAAGCGTTATTTTAAAATAGATATTACCTGTAACTGCAGGAATAATCTCCGGGATTGGTAGCCATTCGTCTTTGTCCATTGAATACCGCACATCAACTAACGTTGATTCTGGCGTGTCATATTCGGTACGAATAAAGACATTTTTAGGAATACCACCAAGCGGAAAAGCAGTAGTTACTGCGTACCCACTGTCACCATCAAGAACCTCTAAGCCATTACGGGCAATAGTTAAGTTGTTAAGTTCCCATGTGTCCATCTCAAGTACACCGCAAATAGTTTCACCTTGTACGGCAGTGTAAGTCGGTGCGGTTTCTTCTATATCAAACTCAATCGTGGAGCTGATACCACCCTCGCCCTCACCACTCAGATTGATGCGCACGCCCATATCGGACAACTCTGCTGGTACACCCGAAGTGAGCACATGTTCTTCCATGTGGTCCCAAGGGGCAGTCTCTGAAAGTCTGAGATAAACCTTACTTACAGCAGGTTCAAAGTATGACTGCTGATTCGGTTTAGATTTCCAGAATTCACGCCAGTTGTCAGTTTCAGACTCACTAAATATATGCCAATAACCTTGGTTAAGTACAAGCGCCAATGGGTCCGTTTCAGTATCAGTGAATATTGGACGACCCAAATCAGGAGCATAGATAAACATGTCGCTATCTATGTCTTTTAAACCATACATGGAGCCAGACCCTAAGCGCACACCTAAACTATCCATATCAGGACTTATAATGGTATCGTCAAGGTCATAACTTTCAGCCACATACTGCTGGCCCATAAAGATATCTGTACGGGTGGGTAGTGCATCATAGAAAAGCTGCCTGATATCAGCATTCTGACTGAATACCTCTAGGTCCTGCCACTGCATGTTGAGCCTTACGTATGCTACTACGTCATACAAGAAATTACGCATCAAATAGTCACGTAATTCACTTGTCATCGGCTGGTCAATACAGTATTTAGCAAAGAGGTCTACAGGCCTCGACTCCCACCAATACGGGTGCGTTTCATGAGTTACAAGTTCAACAGCATTAGAGAGAGGCTGAAACTGGTAGAGTACATCGCCTTCTTTAACAGAAATATTAGCGTTACCCATTGGGTACGTATATTTATCTGTTTCAACAACGCCACCATTGATAGACAGTACCGTTTCATTGCCATACTTTGCTACCGGTAAGCCTACCATTAGATTAAGTACAGCAAGTAAGTTGTTGTACGTAGGCCCTAAATAGAAGGCAGCAAGTATTGGGGCAATACTATCACGGTAACTTACGGAGTCAAGGCGTTTATAATCAAGGAGCCTACCAATCTCATTATAGATACGGTAAGACGCATATCTGCCTTTAGAGATATACAGTGTCTGCTCCGGTAATTTATCAACAAAAGAAATGTGGCCCTTTGACAGTACAAAGTCAATATCATGCTGTAGAGGCACTTCTGGGTCAACATGTTTTTCATAGATGGCATCGACATACAGCCAATTTTCATCTATATCATACTGCCACGGGAAATCTTCGTCATCGCCGAGATACGTTGGTTCACCAAAAGTAACTGGGACCCAAATCAAAGTCATACCCACGCTGTGCTCATCAACGTCGTTGATGTCGTAACGCTCCATCAGCTTAGCATCTGTACGCATACTGAGAATGGAGTTGATATGAGCCATTACCCTGAGTATATCTTTCGGTTTAAAACGCTCCCGCCAGAAGTCAGGGGTGACTGTTTGCTCCCACGAGTTAAATCGTTGCATATCTTAAGTCACCTCGTATTACGACCGAACTGTTACGTTAATCAAGTCTTCATTAGTGTACCAGCAGCAGGTACGGAGAGAAATCTGAGACCTGTCTTCGATAATAAAGGTCAAACTATCTGATTCCGTAGGTCTCAAAATAGAGTCTACTGGTTGCCTATATAAGTCAAGGCCAATACGTTCCATACGTAAGTCTTCTGTTAGGTAGTAACACTTAACGTCAATCGGCAAATGTACCTGCATAACACCGGCATCACGAATAAGATGCGCTATTTCAGCAACTTGAGGAGCATCTTCCCCACGAAGCTCGTTGACATACTGAGCAATAGTAGATTTTACCGTGGCTATCGCTTCAGCAGACTCAGTGTCTGATACAGTAATAGACGCCGTGAATACCAGTGGCCACATTTGTTTAACAAGGTTATCAGTATGAAGAAGCTCGTTGGTACTATTTAACACGAAGTCGTCAATAGCTGTAATATCAGAGGTAAGAGACGTCATTGGAGATGCCGGGGTAAGAAGCGGTACAGTTTCTTGTACAGACCCACGCAGAGCGGTATCTCCAGGAGTCAGGTTTGCTGCGTTCCAAGCCTGCATAAGCTGCTCAGGTTCAGATGCTAAGCTATACCCATTGAAGGACATCGGAAAACCCAGCGGTGCTTGATACCCACTTGTAATCTTAAAGGCATTTGTCCTTACATAGATGTCACATTTGCCACCAATATGAACAGTGCCAGTACCACGGATATTAACGAGGTCACGAATCATCTCGTTGTCACGAATACCAATTGGTACTACCTCTTGAATAGTACGGAAGTTATCACGTAAAATAGCCTTAACAGATTTATAGGAATAGAGCCCGCGCTGTGCAAGCTCGTCTTTGCCACGGTTATAAAAGACATAATTCGATTCTACAATGCCACCATCTGACGTATCAGAGAGGAAATAAGCCCTACGCACAGAAGAGGCAGAAGAACCAGTTACAGTCACGGCATCATTTGTTACAGCGTTGTAAGCCTGGCCTGTCGCTGTAGAACGTACAGCAACATCGACATAATAGCCGTTAATATCATCACCCGGAAGTTCCTCTTTTGTTACAAAGTGGTCAGACAGTACCTCATAGGTACGATTATTGCTGGCTTCCCAGATTTCACCAGCACTAATATATACATCAACTTTAGAGCCAAAAACAACACGGACGACACCGGTGACATAAGAGCCGCTACGCCTGGTTAAAAAATAGCGATTCATAAGCCTGTCTAAGTGAGCTTCGTCCATAGTCCTATAGTTCTCAAAGCTTACAGAATCGAGAAGTTCTGTTGCACCAGCAGCCTGCCTTGACCAAAGTAGTGCAATTGGCCTAACCACCATTTCATACACAGGAGTACCAGGTCCGCAGTCTAAATTTGGGTATGTATCTGCTAAGACTTGTAAAATCTTAGTCTCCATGTTTTCTGACACGTCAGTAGAAAAGTCAGGAGTTGTAGACGGCATTTATATAGTCCTCCTTACTTAATTTTCATAGAATAAACAATGGAGGAATACTTAGCCGGTGTAAAACGAAGAGTCAAACTGATATAATTACCAGTATCAATAGTCAAGTCTGTCAATTCGATTGCTGTAATTATATCATCTGCCGTTTGGGCGTTTTGTGAGTATTCTCCACTCTGTAATTTAAAAAACTGTCTGATAGCTTCAGAAACCTGGTCTTGTACGAAGATACGGGTCTCTGCTCTATCTACAATATTCATACGGCAAAGCTGGGGCATCTGGGTCCCAAACCAAGGACGGAGCGGGTCAGTACCTACCGTAGTCATTAAGATTACGACAAATTTTTGCATTGCCCTAATCGGACCTTCGGCTTTGTCATACGGGTCTAATTCGTAGGAGACTAAAACGCGGCCTACGTTGCTTTCAAGCCTGGATGTAAGTATAAGTCCTGAAATCATGATGAACCTAATTTTGCCCCCTTATCTTCTATTCTCTGCTGTGTAGCAGTTGAAATCTCTTCAGCATCAGCGTTAAGTTCTTCTTCTGTCTTAGTCGCTGTATCAACGGTATTTGACATTGTTTTAATATCGTTTACTGCAGCAAGTACTTCAGCCTTCTTTTGTACAGACTGGATAGACGAAATAGAATTCTCAAGCGCTTGATAATCTATATTAATCTTTGACGGGTCAACGATGTTTAATTTGCTAGCATCAAAGTTAGTTAATATATTCATAAGGCCGGACAGTGCATTAGCATAGCCTAAAGTTGTGAACACGAAGCTCATAGCATTACTAACCGAGCTCGAAGAGCTTGACCCACTAGAACTATTGGCTAAAGCCTCTTCGTTAGTAATCTGACTGCCAATGACCGGCTTTGTAGTATCCTGGGCACGCTCTAAGAGTGACTTTGCAGAAGTCAGTGCAATATGAATAGCGTCTGCATTGTTATACGCTGAGGACGTACGGGATACTGAGCGGTAGCCCGGTGGGAAGATAGAATATGTAGCACGTGGGTCGTCGAGTGAACCAAGTGAACCTTTGGGCGCTACCCAAATGCCTGAATAATCTAACCTTCCGCTTCCCTGGACTCCTATATGTACTTTGGCTCCTGGGGTCACTTCGGCTTCAAAGATGACGATTGTGAAAGTAGTATCTGTGATTAACTGAGTATACTCTGTCTCGTCAACCTTGATGTACGCTGTAACCTCGCCGCCTTGGCAGCGAACAGAACCAATGAACAAACAAGTTACAGGAGATGTGTATGTAAGAGGCGTACTCCAACTATAATGCCTCGGTATTAAGACTGGCTCGGTTTCTTCGCCGCCGTCTCCAGAATCCGACGAATTACCCTCACCCTCCGGCGGGTCTGGTACTGGGTAATAACCCGTAGCAGTCGAGTTAAGTGCAAGATATCTAACCGGTAAGCCTGAATAAGTCGTTTCATTAATTGTTCCTGTAGACCCCTCTTCGTTATCTTCGACCTGCCAGGTGTTAATACGATAAAAATAGGGGTCGTCGTTACCTGACGGGTCAGTATCCTCAATCTGTTTAACCGGAGGACCGTACGCGCCTTCCACGATGCGAATGGCCATCATATCAAGGTTATCCTCATCTTGGAGGTATGCCAAGTCTTCACTATTGGTAACATATCCTAAATAAATTGTGATATCAGTGTACTGGCCATATTTAAGAGAGCCCGTCTCTTTGTACCCCAGTTCTGTAATTGGGCGTCTACCGCGCATGTACAGTTCGTAGTTAATGGTACCGAGTAAAGCTGTATATTTATCGCAAAGCAGGTAATAGCCTGATACAGAAGAATCAAAGTCAGCATAACAGTCGACAGTAATAGTTACTGAGGGAGAATAATTAATATGCAGAGATTCCAACGTTACTGCTGGGGCGTCTTCTGAGTATCTCGACATTCTTACTTCGTCGCCTTTGACTTCAATATACTCAACGAGTTTCGAGGCAAAAACCCAGTTAATATGGGTACGGGCAGCGTCAGTATTAGGGTCACGGGTGTCTTTAACCGGGTTAATAATTATCATCCGTTACACCTCGCAATCTTAATACTCTTCTTGGGCTACGTTTAAAGACTCCCTCATGATGTCAATAACTTCGTTTTTCTTTTTATTGTACAGATGAGGAGAGAGTTTCAAGGCTTGCCTGATTTTAGTATCAGACATTTCCTGTTTACCACCATAGCCAGTGGAATGCTCTAAAATGTATTTACCTTGATTGTCAAGACAATTATATGCATAAAAAAATGCTTGGGCCGTAGGGTCTAGTTCATTAACACCAGGGTCAAAGGTTTGCTTTGATTCCACAAGCTCTCTACGAAGCCTAGACTGGGCGTCAATGACCTTGGGAAGGGACCAGCCAGTATACTCCGCAATCTCAGCGTTAGTCGGGTCTCTATTAAGAGCCGAGGTTAAATACTCCGTAGCCTCAGTGATAGGACGGAATTTAAAATGTACATTCTCTGGGATGCGGATAGCGTGCTGGTTACTGATATTTTCACGACTAACTTTTTTATAGGTATTAACCACGTGGGTAGAAAGTTTAGCACCACGGGCAGGGTTAAAGGTATCAAAAGCTTTAAGCGTTAGTTCTTTAAGCTCCGCCTCAACTACAGAGTATGGACGGACATTACTAAGCTTACGGGCATTAGAGGTTATAACGCCGTGGAACCGTTTGAGCAAATCCCACTTAGCTTGCTGATTGCCTTGTTTGTATTTCTTCCATAATTCCAGGTCAGAATCAGAGTATGCGTTGTGAGCCTTGAGGCCGACACGCCCTTCCTGGAATAAACTGAGTTGTGGCTGCATAATTTATTGAACCTCACTGTCGTATCTTATCTATACTAATATTATACCTAACTACTTGGTATAAGTAAAGTGTAGAAAACTCAGCACACCCGCTGATGTTTTTTACGTTTTAAATTGGCCTTTAATTTATACAGAAAGGAGGTGCTTGCGATGGGATAAAATCGTTTGCCAAAAAGGCTAAAATATGGTAAAATATATGTGCACAGTTTTAACTAGTTAAAAGTATGTATTTGAAAGGAGAACCCAGTTATGAAAAACGAAGAAATCTATAATGCTGTATTTGATGAAGTTGTAAGCCGTATGAAGAAAACCTTGAATATGAGATTAATCTCGTATTTTACTTTCTTCAATGATATGGACTTTGAAGAAGACGCACCTGTTGAAAGTCCTTGGTTCGTACAAGCATACATGGGCTCTGGTATTCTTGCGTTGTGCGAATTCTTTAGCGGTAAAGGCGGTGGCCTCCCTGCAGACTTTGACATGCTTAAAGTTACCAGAGAAACCTGGTTTGACCTGCTCGAAAGGCATGGTGCTACAGTGTATGCCGACGCTAAAATTGAAAAAGGCAACATTGTTGGCGTTGTAATGATTGGCAAAAACGGTAAATCTACAGCTCACATTCTGTGTGAAGTACATATCGGTAAAACCACGACTATGGAGCTTGGCGTTGGCCCGGATACGTTCACCCCTGAAGTGCTTAGCCGTATGTATGAAGTAGCGCTTCCTGTAGCCATCTGCAAAATAGTAACGGAACTCGTAGAAGCTCAAATTGGTAAAGCTGAAGAAACTATTGAAACTTTAAGTAAGAAAGCTAATAAAGACATCTTCAGTGCAATGGCTGAAAGTGACGTTTTAAAACGAGCCGCTTCTGCTATTAAATCTGCTACAAATAATCTTGAAGATGAAGTTGCCAAAAGAGAAGCAGAGCTCAACAGAGAACATGAAACTCTTAAAGACTTTAAGGCGAACCGCGATTCTGTAGCAAGGAGAATGAAAGAACTTCCTGGACTTAAAGATGACCCAATTTTCCTTAGAAAGTGGGAAAATCTCAATCGCGATATTGATGAATACGAAATAACTATTAAAGAGAGCGAAAAACTGGTAGCAATGCTGAAAAAGCTGGCAACTGCTAATAAGGAAGTATCTGAAAAAGAAGTCAAAGACGTACTTGACTCTGTAAAGAAATTTAAAATTAGGTTTGGCATTACAAAGGAGTGGTAATAAATGAGTACAGAAAGAACAGTGTACAGCTCGCTTCCTCCGTTTCAGGAGATGATGGGACTCTTGGGTGAAATGGTTGCTGATGCGGCAAAAAGCTATCAGCCAGATTTGACGGTTGACAAATATACGTATTCCTGTATGGAAAAAGAATACTCTGAGGAAGAAATGGACGCTATCAATACTTTTATTAAAGAAAATAACTTTGTGGTAGCTCCATCCAGATTCAGTCTTTTTCATACTTTTGCCCCGGTACACCATCCTCATCCAAGTGACTGGGAGCAGCCACGCCGTGCTACAGAGCTTTCTGCTGGGTACGATTTGCGTATTCCCTGTGATATTGTAGTACCGGTGGAAAAACCAATTCTGGTATTCACTGGTGTAAAATGGTGCCCAAGCATGGGCTTTGTGGATGAAATGCGTACAAAAGGACAAGTGCCTTGGCTTGGCTTACACATCCGCAGTGGGTTATCCAAAAAAATATTCCTTGTTAACAACGTCGGTGTTATTGATGCTGACTATGAAAACAACCCGGATACCAATGGGGATATTGGGCTTCTGCTTCAAGCATACAGTGAGCCTGTAGAGCTTAAACGGGGTGAACGTGTAGCACAGGCAGTTATCTATGGCGCTTACAAAGTAGCTATGGATGTACCAAGGACTAATGTACCCCGCAAAGGCGGCTTTGGTTCTACTGGTAAAAAATAATTAAAAAAAGTAGCGGTCCCAGGGTTTAATCTTGGGGCCGCTTTTTACTAAGAAAGGATGTCTTTTTTAATGAGTATCCTACACAACGCAAGTGGTATTGTTATCACAGCATTAAATCTGTGGACCATCATTGGTACTACAGTGCTGCTCGCCTATAACATCATAACATTTGAATCATTAAAAGAACTACAACAAATCTTCGGGAGCTTAATACCATTTTCTATGGCATTATACTCGATGGTGAATACCTGGTTCCTATTGAACTGGTTTCACACTGGTTTTAAAGGTCGAAATATACACCAGTATTTAATATTCTACACTATTATAGCAGTAATCGGGCTGCTGACCCTTGGAGTAATCCTTGAGCTCAACAACCCGACCCTGCTATGACAAAGGAGTGAGAATGTATATGAATAAGCAAAAATTACAAAACTTTGAAGACAAATTCATGCTCATTTGTGGTGTGATTGTCTTGGCTTATATGGGCGTTATTGCTGAACTTCAAGCAATAGCCTCCGACGGCCGATATATCGTAGGTCCTATAGCTTTTGGTCTTGCGATAATCGTAGCCTATATAAATTTCCAGTTAACCTGGGCCAATAACAAGAAGGAGGTGCATAAAGATGTTAACAATAGTTAATATAATTTTACTTATCATACTAATAGTACTGATGAAGTGGTATGCAGACTTCTGGAATAGACCAAAATTCTAGGTAACTTCATCTACCTACTATTATACCTGATTTATGGAGGAATTGGCATGTTCAATAGTTTATTTGGGAACTCTAGTCTTAAAGAAAAAATCAAAAAACTTGAAACGCAGTTACAAGAGGCTACTGCTGAAGCTTCATTCTGGAAAGAACGCTATAACCAGTATAAAGATGAACAGGAAAATTTAGATACTATTAAAACAATTAAAGACAAGGAGCAAATCATTGCTGACTTAGAAGCAGAAAATGCTGAACTTACTAATGCTGCTAAATACTGGAAAGATGAAAGTGACTACTGGCAGCGTAATCATAATACTATACGAGATGCTTACATAAAGGAGAATCACCATATGTCATATGATGTACGACTTATAGACCACACTACCCACAAAGTATTAGAAGCAGAGAACCCCCATTTTATGCAAGGTGGCACGTTCTGCCCAGGTGGGACTAAAGAGCTTTGGCTCAATATAACGTATAATTATGCAGCAATGTTATGCAAAGTATTACAACGGGATGTCATTGACCAGGATACTGGTAACCGTACCACTCTTGTAGGGCTCGACGCTATAAATGGAATCTACGCTGCAGAGACAATTAGTATGCTGCGTAAAGCTATTAACTCGCTGTCTGACGAAGGTGCTAATGAAAGTTACTGGCACCCAACAGAAGGCAACGTGAAAAAGGCCCTCATCCAGCTTAAAGCTTTAGCTGATATGAGGCCCGACGGTGTATGGGAGGTTGTGTAAATGAAAATAAATATGCGAATTGGGGCTTCTAAGAATAAATCTGTTAGACAGGGAGTTAAGGCAATGGCTTCTGAAACTCCAGAAGTATGCAAGATGTGTACACTATGGATAGATGACATGTTCGTCTGCTTTCATTGTGAACACAATCTCCGAAACCGAACAATTAGGGCTAAAAAATAGTAAGAGCGGGGCTTAGTCCCCGCTCAGTTTAGCTATATACCTTTTTTTTAACTAGCAAATTCCAGCCATACACGCCATCTCGCAGTTTCTCACCGCTAGAGTCTTGCTGTACGTGGTTCCCACTAGCCTTTAAATTTGCTGCCAAAGAGTCAGACGCTGCTTTAGCTTCGTCTAACGTAGCTCCAAAACTGCTATACACCCTGTCTTTAGGGTTATGCGTCACCATTACAGTCATCTTACTTAGCTCCTTCTTAGACTACATCATCGACACTCATTGCCAACTTATTATTAATGATGTCGTTAGTGTAGGTTTTAATGCGTTCCTGCAGAGTTGTATTGAAAAACGTCGAACCAGATGGGTTTTGAATCCACCAAAAGTTGTTGTCTTCAACAAGCGTTGCCCCGTCAGCGACATTCGTAAGGTAGTCTTCGAGAGAAGGTGTTTCACGCCAGATTTTCTTGTACGCTGTAGAGAGGTACACCTTATCATTACCATAAGTATTAATAAGTTCGGGTACTGTGTCATTGGTAATTGGTACGATGTTGTCTCCAAGCATATCTTTGTAAGTGTCAGGAAGCTTACTTGCGTACTCAGACTCAATAATCGGATACGCTTCGGGCGTCTGTTCGTAGTCCATGTGTGCACAGTTAAAATTCACAGTAGTAGACCAGCTTCTATCCGTAAAACTATGCACTACAGAGGTTACATACCCGTAAATATTAAGGCCATTTTCAGTAGTTTCGATGCTTACAAAAGGGAATCCCGGCACAATATACGGGTTAAAATACATCTCAATGCTGCCTGTACGAGTCACATAGCGCTGGCGAAGCAGCTCATAGCGCGCAAGTTTAGCGAGGGTGTTCCCAACGCCGCTCATATCCGATGTGTCACTTGCTAAACTAATCACATACTGTTCATCATCCGCACCTTGGGCTGACGCTGCTAAATCACTTTTCAAAAAGAGATACAAATCCGCTCCTTTGTTAGACGTGGAGCACCTAATCCCATTAGCTTTTTCATATTCTGTAAGGTTTGTCATTGGGTGAACCTTGTCAGTCAGGTTAGAATGTTCGCCAAGCGACATTACATACTGTTTATACATCGGAAGCCCGTTCCTTGTAGTACCAGAATCTTCCTGCTCTGTGAACATCATGCACAAAAGCTGGGTAGGCGTAGGATTTGCAGCACCTTGAAGTGCTGCCACAGGGTCCGAAATCTGTATTAAACGGGTAGGCTCCTGTTTAAAAGAGCGAGTATATGAAATTTGGCTCTTAATTACAGGAAAAATAAGGTTACACGACGGTGCATTGACAAACAGAGTCTCTGGCTTTGCCACTATTGTATAATTATTCCTTAAATTTGGAATATAATACAACTGATGGTAAAATTTAGTCATAAATTGGACAATAAACTCATGTAAAGTGAGTTCACCGCCACGTTGAAACCCCTGTTGCAACTGCTGCTTAAATGCCAAGCTCTGGGCAAATGCTGCAAAACTAATAATACCACCACTTTCAATAGTGGAAGAATTGGCTCCCGCGCCGGTTACTATAGGGTTATTAACGATGGAATTAGCCCCTGAAGAGCCAGACTGTTGTACTGCACTGTTAGATTTAAGCCCAAAGGGGTCATTAAGTGATGTATCGAGAGTTGTATCCTGGTTATTTCGCTGAGTATTAGAGAGAGTCTCAGAACGATTTAACCACGAATCAGACCACATTTTGCCCGTTTCAATATCGTTGGCTGCTTTGAGCTCTTCTACCGCCCAATCAGTATTTTCCGTTCCAGGCGGGTACACAATAATGCTATGAGTTTGAGTGCCGTACTGCTTAGCTTCTGTAGTACTCCACGCTGGCATGTCAAGGTGTACAATGCCCTTGTCACCGTCGCTCATCAGAGCCCCACCGGTATCATTTGCAAGGTACTTAACACCATCTATTTCAACAAGCGACCCATAAGGAATTATATTGGGGTCTACAGCAATAGTCTTACCCGGTACAACAGGTTGATTGCATGCACCGACACCGTCATCTTTACCATTTTCAGCAGACCCATTGTAAGTGTAAGAGGTAACTTTGACGTTATCAAGCCTTGTTACTGTTGTAATCTTTGCCATTTCTTACACCTTCCCTTACACTTTAGAACGCAATAAACTATTTGCTGAAATATAACCAATAACTTGGTTATTATATTGAGATGCAGTATGGTCAAAATGATACGTTTGCTTCTGACTCCAGCTTGCAGCGTAGTTACCACCTTTACCATCAGACATTACAATATGAGCCATATCGTTACCAACAACGATAGCGTCGCCAGCTTGAGGCACATAGCCATCATTTGCTTCATGCCATACGCCTTTTTCTTTAGCTTCCTGTACCATATTAGGCACATATCTGCTATCCCATTCAAGACCTGCATCGTTCCAGCAGTCTTTGATATACTGGCCACAATCTGTACCACTTACTCTAGAACCGTCACCGCCTAAAACGTAAGCAGTGCCTAGCCTATTTTCAGCATTGTTAATAATAGCATCACTATTTACGCCATTACCACCAGTGCCAACTTCACCGTCAACGCGGTACATGTTGTAAGGCTCACCTGTAGAAGACTCACGGTGAGTATACCCGTCAGGAATAGCTTGAGATGCTGGGCTTTGGGTCCCATAGCTCAAATTACTGCTGCTCGTGCCTCCACCCTCTACAGTCCAGGAACCAACATTAGCATTTTTGGCCGTGTCTGACACTCCATAAATACGCTGCAAAATCTTGTAACCACCTACTACATCGCCGAGTTTCGAGTAATACCAGCGACTTACAGAGGACGAATCTTTATAACCGACGATAATATACTTAATAATAAGGTACACTAAATCAGCCATACTGCTATATTGTTTGCCATCAATAATCTTCGGAATAAGGTCGGAGTCAACTTTGTTAAACCCGCCAACAGTCGCCATAGTCATATTGCCTAACATCGAAGCCTGTGGAGTATACAAATACTGTTGAGCGTCGAGCGTCATCAGCTGCATCAAGCTTAAGTAAGCTGTAGTATGGATAGCATGAAGAGTAATAGAGGCACCATTGGGATTAATTGCGTACCCTAGGCCCGACAGTTCTCCATCAAAGATTACACGCCATTGGTAAACACCACTACTATCTGCAACCAAGTCCTTAAAGATAACTAAAACTTTAGTCGTCTCTGGTAACTCGCGTAAAAAAGAAGCAGCAGGTATAGTTAGCGTACAGCTAGGTGGGGAATCGATGCCATAGGAAATAGCTGCAGAAGCATGAGGTACTTGCACTCCCTCTAAAAAGACTTTTACATCTAAATAATAAACGCTACTATCTACACCCTGAATCATGTCTAAAGGCACGCCATGAGCAGACGTCGTAGCCTGCTCAGTTGTAGTAGCGCTACCCTCGCCATTCTGTACCCCATCAGCGTTATACGTGGCAGCCTCTTGTTGCATATTATACAAACTACCAGAATCGTTAGCTGCTTGCTGTACATTAGCTACTGCTTCAGAAGGGGCACCGGTAGAATCTGTGGTCCCATCGGCAGCATCCCTTGCTAGGCTGAAAAGCATGGGCTCAGCAGTTGACCGCTCTAAACCATACGTACTTCTTGTCCTATCCATTATTCGTAGGACCCCCTTCCTATCTTACCAGAGTAATACCTTTCACCATAAGGCTTGCCACTGACGGCATCAATAGCGCCAATGACCTGATTGGTAACTGCCAGCGTTTTATTAATAGTTTGCATCGTTTTGCTACTATCAACAGAGTGTACCCAGTCAGATACAGATTCTACCCAAGACTTCTTCGATTCTTGCTCCCCTACTTCACTGGGACTCTTAGTTACTTCCTGTTCAATATCAGATTGCTGTTTAGAAGCACGCTCAGCCTGCTGTACCTCTTCAACAGTCGAAGTTGGACTTGTAATACTCGAAGAATACCCATAAGCCTTGTTAATAGGATTAGATACTACAACAGCAGTCATGCTAAATGGTATAAATGTATCCTGGTCTGATACCATGCTGGTACTGATACTTACAGGATAGCAGGTATACGATGCAAAATCAGGAAATACAAGGCGCAAACTACATCTGTACTTTGCAAGCTGACTAGCACGGATAAAATACTTATAGGCGTTGACAAACGAGATAAACCAGGAGGAGTTATCTGTTGCAGCGTCAAACGGTAAATATCCACTGATAACCATGACTTGCGGTTCAAGCCCAGAAAACGTCGTTGCAAAAGAATCACCTACAGTGGGCATAATGCTCTGGCGTTCCTGTAGATTTTCTTGCATCTGCGTGATAACTATAGCAGTATACCCGTTTACCAAATGGTTGTACACGGTCTGGAGTAAGTTTTTGTCTTCGCCTTCTATAATAGCAGACATTGCACTAACGTTTCCCTGAAGCTGCATATAAGCACGCCTGCTATTATCGTCTGACCCATCAGCGTATGTAAAGGAGACCAAACGTCCAGTCCCCTTCATATACTTAGTACCTAAACTGATAGATGCATTTTGAGCAAGGATATTCGACGTACTAATAGCGTCTTCTGCTTCTGACGAGATACCAGCCAAAGTTTCCTTGGTGATAGTCGTTGTACCTGTACTGAGGTCACCCAGAGTAACGGTGTCAGTTACGTTCTGCCTGGAGGACATACCAATAGAATCTGAGGTTATTAAGTTTGATACGTTAGAGTTGACTTTTGCTAACTCTTCTGCAGATAAACTTGGCATCTATTCGTTACCTCCTATTGTAACCAACGTGCAATTATACTCGATAACGTACTGTTATCTTCCCCCGGAGTAAAATTTGTCGTTCCTGGGACCTTACTGGGGTCTTTAGTGCCTGTCGGTTTAGTAAATGGTGTATCTTTACCTAAATCGCCACGTGCAGCTTTTGCACTATCTGTTACCATCTTTACGCGTACATATGGTTCACCGTTATCATTTGCAACAGCAGAGTCAATTGCTGACTTCTTCTTCATAAAGGCTCTGTTAACCGTTTCTGCCTGCTGAGAAGCAGCGAGGTTACCTTGGTCACCAATGAGGAAGTCGATAGCTCTACTCTTAGTTAAACCATCTTTACCGATTGTTAAACCATAAGCCTTATTGAGTTCTTCTTGGCTCATGCCATGGAGTCTATTTGCAAAATCACGAAGTTCTTGCTTCTGCTTCGTGTTAGCGTCCATATCCTGAGTTACATACTCATATAAGCCGCCTTCTCTGCTTAAAATAGAGCCCATCTCATCTTCAGAAAGATTGAGGCCTAAATTATTCAAGCTTTCACGAATCTTGCCCGAAGACAGGTTTTTAAACATTGCAGCGCCTGCACCTAAAAACTCACGACCAGTAAAACGTCTATCTGTGAGTTTTAAGCCGTACATATTGGAGTCGATGCTTCGCATACCCTTACCAGACTCTTTCCACTGGTCAAGTAAGCGCCTGCCTGTTTTAGACTTAACAGCATCTATACCTGCTGCTTTAAGAGCTGCGCCATCTGGGTCTGTACCTTTATTGTATAGGTCAATAATGTTACCCAGAGCTTCCATCTCTTTCCAGCCACCAGAATTATAGATGTCACTGAGCATCTCTTGGCTAATACCAGCAGTCTGGAAAAAATCTGCTGCGGCACTTACAGAATAGTTAGTACCACCGACACCCTCTTGACCTATCCACTGACCTGCATTTCTATCAGATGAAAAGCCTACAGCAATGTTTTCCAGGGCTTCACTGGAACCAGCCAAGTACGTCGCTGCTACCCTATTACCAGCATCGCCTGCTGCAGCGCCTCTACCTGCCAGTCTCTGAGCTACAAAGCCCGTCATTTGTTCCGTTGTAATCTTGTTGCCGTTATTACGGGCATTGTACTCATCCGTTAGGCGTTTAATACGCTCTTGAGCAGAGCCTTCTTGGAGATATGTATTAAGCACCTCATCAGCTGTCATATCGGAGAACTGGCCATTTGCAAAACCTTTACCATTACGTACAGCGTCATTAAGTACAGAGCTTGCAATATCAATACCAGCCATATTTCTCGAAATTGCAAGGCTAGACGATGCATAATTATCACGAAGCGCATCACTTCCAAGACCCCACAAAGCATTAGCCGCTCTATCACGGGGGTCGCCTGCATACGAGTTAGACTGCCCTTCAAAGTATTTAGCAACGTCTGCCTCAGTAGTACCAGCCCTGAATAAATATGCGGAGCCTGCAAGTGCCTGAAGGCTCGATATTCTATCACCGGAAGCAATCCTGTTCCAAATACGTGCATTAGCGAGCCTATCGTTAGTGGCAATTACATCTTCAAGTGCATTGAGGTCACGACGTCTAAACGGAGTTTCAACCATGTTTACAACCCTGTTAATATCATGGAATAGACCAGAAGTTAAGGGGTTCCCCTCAATATCAAGTGTTGATGCACGGTATGCTGCTTGGACATCATTAGCTGAATACATAGAAGTCTGGTTTGTGTTAGAAGACCTCAAGTATGCGCCAACTGCTCTATATGTATCGAAGTCTTGCATGGAAAGGCCAGTATTCTGCAAGGACATATTATTAGCATAACTAAAGTCTGCTACGTTGGTTAGTGCATCAGCGATAGACCTTGCTGGGCGCTGAATAGCATTACGCCAGATGCTACTAGTAAAGCGTTCAAAATTTTCACCCATGCGTTCAAAAGTACGTCCAGGGCTTCTGTAAGCACGCTGTTCTTCCATGAGTCCAGTACGATATGCATTGTTAGCTGCTGTATCTACCATGTCTCCATACTGGGGCATATCGATGCGCATGGCCATTGCTTTTGCAGTACCCATATCAATATCAGCACCGTTATTACGCATCCAATTCTGAATATACATAGCACGGAGCTGCATACGTTCTTTAGCGGTTCTACCACGTTCGTTCATGCCTGGCATTATATTAGTACCAGCACCAACGACGCCAAGCAAAGCATCGTTCATGTAATCCTGGCGAGCAAGAGCATCGATGACGTTAGTCTGATTAGCCATGATATTGGACATAGACCAGATACCATCTTTAAAGAGGTTCTGAGCTGCTGCACCAATAGTACCAAAGTAACCGCCACGACCCATTGCATTCTGGAACTGACCAATGTTAAAACCGCCATTAGCAGTAGCACCAGCGTATAACATGGGTAATCCGATGTTACCACTGTTCAGCATCGCTGCCTGTGCAGAGAGCATCCTGGTAGCCATTGTTTGTACACCGCCACCGGCAGCTATTTCAGCGGGAGTCAGTGCACCACGTTTTTCAAGTTCCTGCATGTATGCCAGATTACGCATAGCAGGCTGCATACCAACATAGGCAGGGTTGCCGTACTGGCCGAAAGCTACGGTACTCATATTAGCTGCCATGTTCATCATATCATTAGGATTGATGCCCATTGCGCGGCCATACTTAAAGGCGTCCGTACCGAGACCCATTGCAAAATTATTCGCGTGGAACAGGTTTACACCCATGTCCTTCATTTGCTTAACGAGCTGCATCGTTTCTTGGACGTCTTTGTTGCCCATAACGCCCGTCAAGAATTTAACTACGTTAGCTGCTGCGCTTACTTGTTTTACAAGTTCATCAGGGTTTGTACCATGGAATAAACCGCCTTGCAAGCCCATGTTAGTGAGTTCACGGAAGCCAGACATGTTAAGGCGAGGCTGCAAGCTGTTAGTGTTGAATATTTCGTTGTAAGCGAGGTCTTCAATGCCTGTTATGGCCTGCTGGGCCTGTCTGGTACTAAAACCACCTGTACTAAAGCGAGCACTCATGCGTTGTAAGGCCGCTACATCGCGGTTATGTTCCTGGGCGACGCGAATCATTGGGTCTGCAACTGCTCCTACAACAGTACCCGCAAGCATACCAACGGGGCCACCAAGCATAAGCCCAGCCATACGAGAGCTCCCAAAGCCTATTGCTCTTGCAAGCGCAGGACCGCCAAGTAAAGTACCAGCTAAACCAGCACCAACTTCAGCTCCCGTACCAATAGCGTTGATGCCTGCAGAGCTAAAACGATAACCCATCTCCTGGGCTCTGTTCTGCCAGAACTCCATAGGAGATACGTTATACGGTACATTAGCAGTCAGCATACCTACGAGAGACTGATTACCTGCAAACTGAGCATATGCCGGATTCATTGCACCCAGCCATACACCCGGAGGGCTAGTACGTAAATATTGGCTCTGGTTGTATAAATGGATGTCCGTTGCACCGAGCTTCGTTCCTACGGTGCGGACACTATTATTTAACGAATTTAAAGTTAAGTTGAGAGTTTGGAAACTAAACGCTAAAGAATCACGGAAAGAACGGAGGGTCGTAGATAAATCAGCAGACGCGTTCCCCATACCTGCCGGACGTAAACTCTCGGAGCTTAACTGTCGTGCCTGAGTTGTGAAATTTTGTGTAGTAAAGTCATTACCGACGCCCGGTATTGGGTAATCTGCCATATTCTAGGCACTCCTCCTTTCTCTCAAAGTATAGAGAGTTGGTTTATTTAGCGTTCTGGGTTAAAATATTTTTTACGGAGGTCCTTGAGTACAAAGCTGTACCCTTCGCCTTCCTTGTGCAGCTTTTTAAAAACAGAGACCGGAACTTTAAGTCTTTCGTCTCTATAAAGGTCGATGAGTTCCAGTGTTTTTACGTCGTCAGGCAGGGTAAACTCCTTAATCGTAATTACCCCGTCACTACCCATACGGGAGCTATTGAACCAAAGCTGCAAATGCTTTTTTATCACGTTGTATTGCCCTAAGTCACTTTGAAAAGTCAGGGCGGAATTTGTAGGTTTAACTGAAATCAACATAACTGATTGCTCCAATCTGTATAGAATTTCTTATAAGTATATTATACCTAAGAGAAGTCATAAAGAAACAGGGGCTCCAGAGCAACTTCTGCAATGCTCAGAACCCCTGCCAAGAAAGAAAGGAGAGAGTATGTATAACTTAGTCCTTTATATGTGGTGCGATGTATTTATCATAATCGGCTTTGGAAACCACAGGACTAGGTTTGTGAAATTTATTGTACCAACCCCGGAATCTTTCTGCATAAGGCGATGGGCGGAACACCGGATAACGAGTAAGGAAGTCTTTTTTCGCTCGAATTCTGTTAATTTCTTTCGCTTTCTCCACTTCACTCGCTCCAGACGTGCCTAGCGCCCTGAGTTTCGCCTCATCTGCTGCTGCTTGCAGTTGATGTGCAGTGTAGACTCCGGAGGTAGTAGCCAAAAGTACGCCGGTACTAGCAAGGCCAAGTTGAGCCCTAATCTCAGGGGGTACATCTTGCATACCACTGAACCCAGCTTGTTGCCTGAATTCATCCTGGTGCTGTATTGCACCGGCAAGTACACCTGCGCCTAGACCTTGACGGCCGGGCCTATCAGTGTTACGATATATATAATACAGAGCTGCAGGGATTGCCATACCAGCAGCCATGTAAGCTTTCGATTTAGGGTCGGTGCCTTGTGGGGTAGTAACCGTTTCTGCTGCTTCTCTCATAGCCTTAGCGTTGGCGGCGAGCGCGATAGCAGCACCTGCACCTACGCCAGCCATGCCCACCAGTGCTTTCTTCTTGTGATTACCGGGGTCATCATCGAGAGTCTTGAGGTTATCATAGGTCTCGAGGATTGGATTATGGGGCCCATTGAGCTCTACTTTAAGACCCTGGCCACCACCGTAAGTCACGTCAAAAGCCTGTTGCCCATACTCAGGGAAATACTTACTAAGTAACTTATTTTTTACATAGTTCTTAACTTTTTGGGTAAGCTCACTGGTGTCAACAGCACTGGTTTTAGAAAGTGCCTTGTTATAATTGTTGTACATCAGGCCAGTACTTGTACCGACAACGCCACCCAAGGCTAATGTACGTGTACCATCAGGAGGATTATGTATACCGCGTTTAATTAAATCACTTAAAGTAATCCGGGACATAATTTCTAACACCTTCTGATACACGCCCAGCAGCGTAACCACCAGTCCCCGCGCCAGTAGCTAAGATAGCAGTACCAAGTAATCTAGAGCCCGGTACTTTCTTAGATGCTTTGGAAGCTACACCGGTAGCTTTGCCTAACGCAGATGTCACACCGCTAGGTACAGCAAATGCAAGTTTATACATCTCAATACGAGTATCGAGGTCTACACCAAGCGCGTCGCAGATATCTTCAGCACTGGTCTTTTCAATTACAGATGGGTGATTTTCCCTGTCGGGATAATTACGGTCACTTGTTGCCCATTCCTGCCAATCATAGTAATCAGCATAGTCTTCTGGACGGTTCACAGCCGGGGCCATTGTAGTCGTGGGGATGTTAGGTGGGTCATTGACTTGTTCTGATGCGACTTTGAGCTCTGCAGAGGCAAGTTTAGGTTCATTATAGAATCCATACTGCTGCATCTGAGCTTGACGGCCATCGTCTAAGCCCTTACTTAACCCATACATACCAGCACCCAAAACTGCTGCGTTAGTACCAATAGTAGCGGCGCGTTCACGTTTAAGTGCTGCGTCATATTTATTCATACGGCTATGATAGCTGTTCATACGGTCGAGCATCTGCTCCGGCGTTTTACCAACAGTAGAACGGTTAGCCATCCTTGTGGCCATTTCCTGTTGATTGCGTGCTACACGGCGTACGTTATCGCCTTTCATTGTGTCCCACGCACGGGCGATGCGGCCCTTGGGAGCTTTTGCAGATACTGCACCGGGAGACTTTCTGAGCATGGTTAAAACGCTCTTTAAACTTGGCATATATATAAACCCTCCCTAGGTATAAAGATTCAATACTTTCGTACTTATATTATACCTAGGGAAGTTACCAAAGGAAAATCTAAGGTTAAATTAGAGGTATCAGTTCTTAACTTCCGTTTCGTCTTTTAAATAGATACCACTAATACTATCGACGTTAATCAGGGCAATCATAGAGCCATTTTTAAAAATAGTAACTACCTTGCCGTCATAGTTAAATTCGTCGTAGTCTGTTTTGGGGATGTTGTCACTTAAACCATTTTTATAAACAATGTACAACATAGGCTAAATCCCTCTTTCTTTCACTGCTTAGTTTTTGTCGTCTACAGGGCCGTGTACAATGTGTACAGCGAATTCACAATTCTTGCAATCGCCGTCACAGTCTTCGTCATCTTCACACTCTTCATCGTCGTCTTCGTCCCAATCGTCATCGTCATCATCGTCCCAATCGGTTACGTCAAGACATACGGTGTAGGGAACTTCACCGCCGAGTTTATCATACAGCTCATCCATTTTACGCTCTGCAGTAATAAGCTTAGCGTACTGGCTAATGGCTTCACCATGAGCTTTGTGATACTCAGCTACTGCATTCAAGTACTCAACAGTATCGTCGAAGCTATCTTCAGTGCGGATAGCATCCTGAGTAGACGAATTTATGCGCAGTTTATGCGGGTATGCTGCTTTGATGACGTCCTCGAGCTGCTTGGCCATGGCCAATACTTTAGCCGTTGCTTCAGCACCGAATTTGTCAGTCTTTGCGCGCAATGCATCAATATCAAGTTTTTTACCAGTCATATTTTCATCCATCTTTTTCATACTCTTGTACTCCTTTTCATAATCCTTTAATAGGCCTTTTTGTAGGCATTTTATTACCAGGATGTTTAGATAAAAGCTCAGCAACGTCTGCTAATGCATTAGCTGTTTTTGCAATGAACGCCTCATCACTACGTTTACGAACTTCTTTAGCACCCGGAATTACGAGGTCAATATACTCATCTGTCAGCCTCTCTATGCGTTTAGAGAGCTGTGGGTCTAATGACAGCCCACTGGCTAAAATGTTAATCATAGTCTCGAAGATTCTAAATTGTTCCCTCCGTATCCACACTGCCTGACAGAGAGACTCTTGGAAACTACCAAGTGGCGGAAGTGGGATACCAGAGAGAAACATAGAAGCACGGGCTAAATACAGTGGGCTATTTAAAAAGCCTTTACAAGTCTGTCAAAGTTCTTCTCGATAAACCCAAGCTTATTGTAGAACTCTACTCTGTGGTTCCAGAGCACTGCAATGAGAAGCGTCGGGAGACCGTTTAAGAACTCTGCTCTATCAATGAGACTCTTTTCAAGGTCTTTGGGGTCTCCTTTAGTAATCGGTGGGAAGTAGTTACCACCAAAGCGCTCTAAGTTGGATGCCAGTACATAGCGGCTATATACCGACGATACCACATCTTTGAGGGGAGCATACCCAATCTGGGACTCAGTGAGTCTAAGAGCAAGGTTGTCTTCCCAATAGAATTGAGACCTCAGGGTTACTTCTGCACCACGTACAAAGAAAGACTCCGATGCATACCCACGAGTTAAAATAGAGTCGAGGATAGGCAGTACCTCATCATCAGTATATGTAGGTTCAGCAGGAGCCTCACCGTTATTCACTGATGCATCCTCTGCCTTGTCCTGGGGAGCTTTGTTATCCTCAGGGTTTGCTGGTGCAAAAGTATGAGTAAACTTAGCACCTTCAGTTACCTTTGCATTCTTGGATGCCTCTTTAGTATCCATGCTGGCAAAGATAGATTTGTGGTCGGTAGTAGTAGCTAAGTGCTCTTTAGCACGCTCTTCCTGTTGGGCTTTGTCTTTAGCCTCAACTTCTTTAATTTGTTCTTCAGAGTACCCGAGAATACCAAGCATCTTTTTGAAGCCGTCATCAGTCGAAGGCTGAGCTGCCGGAGTAGGAATCATGCCTTCGATTTTTTTATTGTCTGCTTCACTGGTGTCCGGTACTTCTGATACAGCTCCAAGATTTCCAGCCCTAGCGAAAGGACTCTGGCTCCCGAGGTTAGAAGAAACTTGATTGTTTGGGGCGAAACGGTCATTATGCATTACCATCCTTGTCATTCTCCTCTAAAATGTCTTTAATATTAAGTTCACAAGTAGTGATTACTTCGGGATACTTGCTCCCAAGGTGAAACGTAACCTTACTATCGTTAATTTCTACAGCTAAGATAGCATACTTAGAACTGAGCTTTTCAAGAGTCTCAACGATAGCTGCTGCTACACGTGGGTTACGCTTATAAAATCTATGGACTTTTTCACGGCTGTCATCAATCATACTCATTATCTCCTTTACTAATTAAATTTAAAGATATGTTGTAAACTATCTCTTATTATATTATACCAGACTTTTATGTTTATGTCAATACCACTATGTAAAAAAAGATAGACCTTGGCACCACGAGTAGAAAGGATAAAGAGCTCGTAGTCTGAGAACGCCAAGGTCTCATGCAGAAAGGATTTGTGAATGTTTACTAAGTCTAACAAAACTTAGCAATAGCTGAAACGATATAACCATTCATTCACTGTATTTATTATAACATAGAACATCATTGTGTGTCAAGGTGTCTCAATGAAAAAGTTGATGAAAAATTATACGGAGGCTGATGTATACATATACAAGTTTTTGTGTATAAAGATACAACATCAAAGATACAAAGAGACCCAAGGCCTGGTAGAGAGAAAAAACAATAGATTTAAAAGGAGATGGTCACTATTGTTTAGGCCTTGGGTCTCAATGTTAGCTCCGTGCCTACTGAACTGAAGTAGGCGGCAGGAACTAGAACAACAGTTCTTGATATTATTATAACAAAGCCCCAACTATTTGTCAACACCTTTTTACTAAAATTTTTAAAAATTTTTTAAAGCAAATTTTCTGAGTCAATTTTGTGCAAATTTGTAATTTTAATTAGTGTATACTATTTATTGTAAATTGCATCATTTAGTGTATACTCTTTAGTATGTTAAAATATTTATAAAAGTTTAAAAATATTGATAGTGTACATTTGTCCAAAGTCTCGCAAGGTGCATGGTTGCTGGCTTTGAGGCACATTGACATGATAGTGGGAACAAATTTGTCCCAGTTCGACCTGTATATTTTTTATCGTGAGGAACTCGGCTCGTATGAATTTACATTGTATATTTATACAGAAAGTTGCATAAATATACAATAGCATATTTACAAAATAGTTAAAATTGATATACAAATTGTAATATATTACACTTTAGAACTGCATTTTTACAATAGTGTAACATTAAAAATTTGAATTTTCTGACAATTTCTAGAAATGGCTGTGCGTCGGCATTTTTACAGATTTTACAAAACTTCCCGCCGGTAACAGAATGTGGGAGCAATTTTGTCCCACTATTTTTACAGGGCAAAATCGTCGTTTTATACCGACAGGCTCAGCAAAAATAAAAGTGTAACCGCAGAATGCCGAGTACATCGGGGTTTAGCAAGGGTGGTTACACTTTGTCTACACTTTTTTAAAAAAAGTGTAACCGTGAAAACCCGCATCAGTACTGGGGTTAGAGGTGGTTGTCTACAAAAACTACACTTTTTTTGAATGAGTAGATATATATACGTAAAATCGTACGTGTTATTTTTATACATATACAAAACAGGGGGACCCCCTAAACGCGCGTATATGTACTATATATATATAAAAAGTGTAGTATTTGTAGTATATATATATAAACCCTAGTAACCATGCGGGTTTCGGCGGTTACACTTTTTTTTTAAAAGTGTAGACAAAGTGTAACCACAATGCTTTTAACCCGACAGGCTCGGCAAAAAGCTTACCACACCCCTATATCTACCCGAAAAACTCAGGGAATTTTTAGATTGGTATAAGTAAAATAAGGATGGATGTGTTGTTTAGTGCGACAGGCTAAGCGCATCTGATTCAACACTGTATCCTAATTTTTAGCAAAGGGGCTGATTTGTATGTCTCATAAATTTTTGAAGTATGAATTTTCTTGGCCTAGTCTTTACAGTTTCTACCGTCGTCGTTATAATGGTGACCGTCTGGTACAAACTCCGTGGGGGACAGTAACTCCCAGTTATTACAGGTATTCGTTTTTAACTACTCCAAGAAATGAATCGGAGGTTTTCGCTTTTGGTAAGAGTATTAAAGATGACGCTGCACTCAACAATATTTTCCAGGCATCTCGTATCCGTAACAAACTTATCTTTGTGGAAAAAGGTTCAGGCAGGTTCACATCACCCGACCTCGTGGCTCAAAGCTTAAAAACAGTATCTGCCAGCATCCAGCCAGAATTTTTCTTTCGTAAATACGAGGGGGAGTATTCTCTTCGGTTTTGCAGCGCTTTAAACGAAGATAGAGTGTCAAATTCGCTAAACGGTGCAGTTATCAAATCGATGGGTAAGGCTAACCGATGCAACATTTCACAGTGGTTCGACCATGATTTGCATATTTTTACAGAATTCTTTTTGGGTCCAACCTGTAAAATACCTGTATCTTTAGTTAACTCCTACATACGGAATTTAGCGCCTAAGTACCTCATAGACACTCATCCGAGATACAGTGAATATAAATTTCATGCAGTACTACCATACGCCATCTGGGAGGTATGTGAGCTTATCAGGGAGCTTGAGCGTAATGTATCTATCTTTTATGCGGAACCTCTCTTCGGGCGTCCCAGTGGTACAGTTCGTCTCATGATGTACTGGAATGTTATTAGGTGTATGTACTACACTATACAGAGGTGGACAGAAGAAGTAGGCCGAGGTAGGGGCGCTAGTTATATCTCCAGCCATAATTTTTGGAATGGGTATACTGATTTAAAACAGCCATGCTCTTTTGTCACCGACCCCATAAGTTATATCTATGCTATACCTATACTTTACGTCCGTTTAAAACACCGCATGGAAGCACTTAAAAAGCTCATAACGATATACCCTGTAACGCCTGAGTGGCTACGTGATTTTGCTGTATTTGAAGAAATGGCCGGGAGCTGCATTGAAGTAGCCCGGCAGATAAGTGAGCGTCTCTTTTTAGGCAGTGAGGTACAAGATTATTTTTCTGATGGTGACGACTACACTCTGCTGTTCAGTCCAAACGCTGACCGCAATATGAGTGAGTATCTTTCTAAAAAGCTATACGGTGCTATCCCTAGTAATTTTGATGTGCTGTATACTTTATGGCGCCGTTCCCAACTCCGTGCTTACAACGCAACCAAGACAAGCGTTACGTATTCTTTAGATGGCGGGCCAGCCTTTGACTTTACAAAGGAACCCAAAGATGATACAATGTTATGGGCAGCAATACCGTTTAGCAATGCATCTTGGTACGGTTTAGAATTTGATGCTAATGATAGAGAGTGGTATCACCAGTGTTTATCACAGGGGTCTAATCTGTACTATTTGCTCATTGCTCAACTAGGGGCTCCAGTGTTAAACACATTAGCATCATGGCCTTTACTTAAGCTTGCTAAAATATTTTCGTATATGTATTCCTGGTCCCACAGGCAGGAGACTAGCACCAAAGATTATATCGTGTGTTTAGCACCAAACGCTAGTAACTACGAATACATTGATAAAGTATTTGGTAAAATCAGTAGGACACCAGAAAACCCCTGGTCCCGTAATAATTATTCGGTTCCCCTTCCACTTCTTGATATCGGCATGGGTCCTGATTTTAACGTAGAAGTGAAAAAGATACCTATAGAGCAGCAGAAATTAAATAGTTTAAACTAAAAGAAGGTGATTAGACATGCATAAAAAAGTAGGGCCAGATTCTGTATTAGTGTATACGAAGCTTGGCAAGGCCAGACCTAATCAGGTCACAGAACCGGCGCTTTATATCCGTGATTTACCACATGCTGAAAGTTCAGAGGCTGTAACTGTTTGTTATGCTTACAATATGGGTCCATGTCATGATATAGAGTTTGAAAGCCATTATGGGTTCTCCGGTAACTACCTTGAGTCCATCTTAATAGACCCCAAGCTTCCCTTTGAGCCAAAAGACTTTTATCCAAGGGCACAGAGTGAGTCCCTTAAAGCATATACTCACGTAAATCTTAAGCCATACCTTAAGTATCTTCGTACAGCATCGTGGTTATTCAGGCAAATGTCTGAAACTTTATTATCACTGTATCATGACCATAAAATTAACCCCAATCTTTACTACAAACATACCCCTGAGACGCATGAGAATCCTCTGTACGCTTTTTTATTTTGGGGCGAGATAAATTATATGGACCGGTTATCAAATCTCGTCAGAACGAATTCCAGAGCATATAAAACTAATCTAAGCACGTTAGGTGCACTGCCAGCATACTGTGAAAAGATACATTTTATAGACGATGGACGTTTTTCAAAAGAGTATAAAACCGGCGAATATTATCAGTATTCGTACCACAATTATCTGATAGGCAAGGATTTAGGCAATAATTTATCTCCGCTTACTATGAGTATCATTCATAACATAATTAGGCGTGAGGCCCCCTTTGATAGGGGTTACAAGTACACATACAATTTGCTTACGCAGTATCTCGATAATCCCACCGGTACACGGAGGCCAGGTCCTTGGACTAAACCAGCAGACCGGGAAAGGAACAAGATTACAGAGATACTCAATGGTGGTCACACGCTTACCCACGCAGCCTTAGTATCAAACCTTAAGTACGTTGATATCTGGCAGCGTCCCTTCGTTAACTGCCATGATTATAGTGCATTAGCATTCCGTATGCCCATACTCCATTCTAAGATTTTAAAGAGATTTGGGCATGCTTTGGCCCTGTACAATAAGGATACTCCGTTCTTAAAGTCTTTGTACACTAATCAAAAGCGTTTAGCTTCTAAACGCGCAGCGGAACATATCCTTACGGAGCATGCAGGTTTGTTCTTCCCGTTTTTCAAAAACGCTGTATGCATTCCTATAAACCAGAAGGAATGGCTTGACACCCCAAAGTTTAAGTTCTTTGGGTTTCAAATGAGTGGTATTAACTCTTGGCAGGAATTTGGAGACTGGCCCGCAGTAAACAATAGCTATAGGCTTTCTGACTTATCAAAAGATGTATTCACTCGGGCTTATGACGAAGGTAGCGGAAGTAAGCTGCAATTACATCTAGAAATAAAGCAGCCACTCCGTCATGCTCTTAGCAAGGCGGGAGTATACTACAAAGCATCCACAGCTAACTCAGCCCGTGACGTTAACATTACATCAGTTTCCCAATATGATAAAATGACTGCAGAGTTACACTTTATAAACTGCTTAGCGCAAGATACGCTTCTTTTGCCTTCCCGTAATAATTTTGATGAGCTTTCAAAGCCGTACATGGGTGCCATAGCATATAACACTGCTCGTACCGTACTATCTCAGGTAGCAAGTTCTCGTGTAGTCAGGAACAATGATAACATAGTTTCTGTATTTACCCGTATACCGGACATCGTGCCTGAGGGTCTACGCATGGAGAATACGAATGCTTATGACCTTACAACCTTAGAGACAGGTGCTTTACAGGGTAATAGCTTGACTCCTCCATATTCCCTAGATACTGGGCGCTTAGTACCAATACGTACTTATGATGAGCGTAATATTGTAAGGGGTCCTCGGTTTTCTACTACAAACCTTGAAATGACAGAGAATGGTGACACCTTCACAGTACAAAACCAGCGGCATCGTGCAACAGACTTTAGGCCATATGAGACAAATGGTGTACCTTCACTTTTTAACACCTATAGTCAGCTTGATATAGCAGGTTATAAGTCTATAGATTCAACTCTTAGCACCTTTTCTAACGGTAACATCTGGCCGGTAGGTAATCGAGCTTTTATAGATAGAGCGCAGCCGACTTTAATGTTCGACAGGGCACCATCTTATATTGGCAGTGAGGACCGAGACCCATCCGTAACAATCTATGCATATACAAATTTTGAAAATAGCAGCATCGCTAACTTAATGCCGGATTTAGCTCCATTCTTCCCAAATCTCAGTTATAACGATGAACTGCCCATGAATTATGTGTATTGTAAAGATTATAGCCTGTGGCATACGGCAACTTCTAAGCATTTATTAAGTGCTACAAACAGGTTCTGGGAAGCTGTGCTCTGTAACCCATATGGTAGCAGCAACAATCCCCTAACCTCTTTTGACTTGAACCCGTGCACTACGGAAAATGGTGATGTGGTCTATGGTATGGACACTGATTTCATGGTTAAAAACGCACCTGATATTATTAAAGAAACTATTAACATGCTGAACTTAGGATACTCCATTTTATGCGATTATTTTAACTGGCTCGAACTTAACAATCTCACAGCTGGAAGATATGAACGTATCTTGCATAAAATTGCAGGTCTTATGCATAAGTATACAAAAAATGTGAATATTTATGCAATTCTAGGCCAGATGCAGTTGGGTAATACAGTAGATGCATCCCGTATTGTATAAATATACAGAAAGGAGTGAATAATTATACATTATGAGTAAGAGAACTATTTTAACGAAGATGACCCCTTTTTTGGGTAATATTGGTAGTATCGGGGCAGCACGTTATTATTATGTCAGGGGGGAGCAAAAATGGTTACTGAGTATTAATTCACCAAGTTATAATCCGTGCACCTGGGATAATCATGGCCCCAATCAGTTGAATACCATGCATTTAATGAGCAGAAAAGATTGGGACCATTTAAATAGGGCTGAACCTTTGATTCCTATTTGTATTAAATCTGAGGCATCTGTTGCACCAAGTGTTGGTCAAAGTTTTAGAATACATAACCATAGTTATTTAGCAGAGTTACCTCCCAGTGCTATTAACCGTCGGCGTGGTAACTATACTGCTCATGATGACAACTTGAGCTTCTCCGAAACGCTAAGTGATTACAATAACTTGCCTGAGTATACAAAGAGACTCCAGATGCCTCTTCATGCTCAGGTAGTGGCACAGACAAGTGAACTGATGGAAAAGGGGGCATATACGTCTGTACTAGATGAGCTTAATTCTAGAATTGACACATCATCTAAATCTAATTTAATCCCGGGTGCGTGTGGCTGGACTTCTAATATTGACATGTTAATAGAACTGAAGTCAAAGCCATGGGCAGAACTCAATTCATATGAGAAGATGCTCTTAGGGGTAGCAACGTATGTCAATGAAAAGCATGGCAACGGCCAGTATTCTCTTACAGAGCTCATAAGTAAGATAGAGTCTGTAATTGACAAAATGGCTACTACTATGCTTAAAATAACAAAGAACATTGACTACTACAGTGAAGGTACCAGCATTACTCAGGTATTAAACTATTTAGAGAAAAAATCAGGTTCTGTTACTGAAGCTGTCGATACTTATTTTTATTGGGGCTTTGAGGACGACGATGACGACGACTCTAGGTGGGCTAATTCTGGTAAGCCTGTCGAATTTTGTGCTTATAAAGATACAGAAGGCAGTATGGACTATACATTTTTGGGGGAGAATTATGAAGGCGATATGGAGCTGGGCGTATTAGACTGTACAGATAATTGCACTTCTCAAGAAAGCAGGAAGCTGTTACTACTATTTGCTGACATGGAAAAAAGTAGGGCAAAATTCTTAGCAGATAAAGTAGCATCTGGAGAAGCTGGGAGTGAAGTTGAGTATTTAGCTAGAGGAATTCAAGGCTGCTTTGAACGCACACTTGCGCCATACAAAGATAAGCTTACCCGGTTTTGTCAATTACTCAGCACTTGCACTCATCTCGTATGTAACCCACTTCATGTGACTCCTGAGGGTACAGATAATTTATATGCAGCACCATCTGGGCAAAGCTTAAGTGAAAACGAAGAGATTTATAAAATAAATGGGCATTGCCCGGCAGCGTCTCTCCTTTATTCTCTACATCAGGAGCTGTATAAATTCTGGTACAGTATTTGTCCTAAATTTGCAGGAGGTAGGCAGTTTAGAGGACTTGTCCTTTTTGCATCGCCTAATGACCCAAACCCTCTCCTTAGTTACTCCATACCTACAAACTCTTACAATGCTTGCATGTTCCAGGCACTTGTCCTGGCGTCTTTATGGGAGTTAAAGAAATTATTCAGGGAACAAAAAGATTTCTTAGCTGAGACCTTTAATAGCCCAGAGATAGCAAAAAGCTCTGTAGGTAAAATTATTATTGGACAATTACTAGCCGATGAAGACATACTTCAGATTACAAGACACTGCGACACCATAAACCCAATTCTGTCTATGTGGTTGCATTATAATCCTCGTAATACTACTCATTTAAGCGAGCAGGTTACAGCTGAATCAGGTGATACATTAAAGCTTTTTATGGGGTATTATGAGTTATACTATCTATTGCATAATTATTCAAAGTTTGTGAATATTTATACAGATTGTTCAAGAGCCGGTGCCACGCCGGAATCTGAAGTATCCGAAGATGACCTGTATAGTTTCTACGAATTAACAAGGGGTCACAAACATCAGGACCTGCTAGATTTTTATTTAGCACCGTATTATTCGTCTAAATATTATTATAAGGCAGCTAAGTAGAGATTGACATTACTTTAAATTTATGCTATAATAATAAAAGATTGGAGGGATTTTTAATGGCAGTTTTATTTCCTGAAGCCCAGATAAAAATGAGCAGGCGCTCAGAGTCCGAAAGACATCAATTTTTATTCTTGGGTGATTTTACTTTATTCCCAAGGTTATTAAACAGTGTAGCCACAGTCTCAGCAGATATTACTAAAAGGTATATCAACAAAGGGTATGGGCTAGGGGGCGATAAGGGTAGCTCTGCAGTAGATACGGTGGGTCCCGCACCAGGTACTATTGAATATATTGCTATCATGGCTGCAGATAATAGCACTCTTCACCAACCCTATTATATACAGGGTATTACATTTACAGATAATGAACTTGGTAAATATACACCCAATAGTGATAGTGCTTACTATCCGCATACTTCATATTTGCTGGATATATTAAACCTGGGCTTTACCAGTACATCAAAGCCTATCGCCGGAGCTCTTGCTAAGTTTTTGTGCACGTCACCTTTATACAGTATCAATAATGGTTTTATCTGGCGATACTTTGATTTAAACCAAGGCAAATACATTGAATACAAGCTCCCAGCGTTAATCTGGAAAGCAATGGTGGTCCCGTTTAAAGAACCGAGTCTTATAAGTGCGGATACAGTAGCAGTAATTCGTGAATTGAATTCATTGCTTACAGCCCTTCAGCTTACGCTCGACGAGACATTATGGTTTACGAAGGCTTACGATAAGTATGAAGGCAGTACCCAGAATATGCTCGTGACAAGGAAAGCTGATACTAAGATTAGTATTGCGAGCCCGAATATTGACTCTGATAAGGGTGCGCTAGAACTACCGGGTGTAGCGGTGTATAGTTTGGCACTTAGTTATACTATTTGTCTACTGGGGTATCTATATTACGTAATGATTACAGCAGCGAAACTCCAGGTGCAGGCAGCGAATGACCAGGAGAAATTTCAGGACAACCCAGAAGGCACTGTCTATAAAAATTATACTTTTGTAATTGGTATGGCATCGGCCCTGTTAACAATGGCTAAAAATGCGTACGGTGAGCTTTTAAACGTAATTAAGTTCCTGGCTGTACCATCACCGCTTAGTTTGCCGGAATTCCGCAAATGTCATCGGTTCTCGATGCTTGAACAGGATATGGCAGCGATTATAGCGGCGAATGCCGATATTAACTTAAGCAGTCTTGTAGCTGCTCTCTCCCAGCTTGATACGGAAGGAGGAAGCCTTAATGACAACAATGAACCTTCTGAGGCCGGAGAAAACTAAAGACCTTCGTAAATATGGCGAATACCGGTACATTAAAAAGTATGATATGTTAGCTATCACGATGCCAGGAGTTGGGTCAGGGTCTGTGATTAGTGTACCCTATGATATGGACCAGGATGTCTTAGTGCAGTTTAGTGCAAGCACCGTATCCGCTGATATGTTAAATAAGCTCGACGAATTCCCAGTATATCAGGTGTACATCCGTAATTACATGAAAAAGCATGGCGAGGAGATACTGAAAAAGTATGACTTAATGCCTGAGTTTACGACTCTTGATAACGAAGTTACACTTGATAACGAAGTTACACTTGATAACGAAGTTACACTTGATGTAAGTAGTGATGAAAATTTAGCTGAGCTTAAATTTAAAGAGCAGCTAAATCTAAATGCTATTTTAGGGATTGGTTTAGGTGAAAAAGAGGAGGCTAAAGCATGAAGGTATTTATCTCTCAGCCGATGAATGGTAGAGACGAAAAAACAATTTTAGACGAAAGAGCTAAAATGTTTCAAAAACTGCAGGCGAAGTATCCTACTGAATCTATAGAGCTCATTGATTCCTACATACCAGAAGCCTGTCCAGCAAACCGTAAACATAGGGGTTCTTGGTATTTAGGTAAATCTCTTGAGTTTTTATCAGAAGCTGATTTAGCTGTATTCGCACCAGGCTTTGAGAAAGCTAAGGGCTGCTTGGTAGAGTATATTACTGCAAAGTTCTATGAAATTCCTACTTATTGTGAGGCAGACCCCAACGATATAATCTCTGGCATTATTGGTAATTTAATGAATGCAGCAGAAATAACTTTCAAAGACGATAACTCTGAGTATAACCAAGCTTCAGCAGCCAGAATAACGGATTCTTCGTCATCCTTTAAAAAGGAACGGTGTACCGTGCTGCCAGACATAACATTTGCCAAAGAGTATGTTACTATGATGGTGGACGGTGTACCGTATAGAGACCCCTTTAGGACATCAACGCCTGAATATACTAATTCAACCAGGTAGTTTGTTTGGTATTAATATGGAGGGAGGTGACGCAGCTTGTATGCTTAGGATAAAAAATGTAGCTTTGTTTCAAAATAGGCACCGGGTGCCGAGCTATGTTAAAGACTGGTTTTTCGATGAACGTAAGAATGGGTATAACCCGCTTGATATTAAGCAGCTTCAGGATTTGGCAAAAGAAAAGTGCTTGAAGTGGAAAGCCGAGGGTATTCAGCGGGTACATATTTACTTAAGTGGGCTGACGTCAGCAACAGTAGCTGCGCTTAACGCTGTATGGGATACTGGCATGAGTGCTAAACTTTACCACTACAGCTTTCTGCTTGATAAATGGCTTCCTCAAACCTTGGCGTTTTTTAAAGATAGGGACACAACAAGCAGCTTAATGTCTTCATCTGAACTCCAAGCGTGGAATGAGGAACAAGAAGCGCGTAAGGAGCTGACACTTACAGAATATTTACTTTTTGTAGGCTACGCCAGGATTTTTCAGGATGTGATGCAGGAAGCAGACTCAGGGTTTATCGACTTCACTAAGGTCAAACAGGATATTCATGATAAATACGTACATGTTAATGATACCTACATTGACCTTATGAAGCCTTATTTTGATACAAGAAAGAAACAGGAGGTGCCGTATAATGTCAAACTTAGAGAAGCAATTAAGCACAACAGAAACAACCGAAACAAAGCCAAAGTCAACCAGCTCATTAGAGCTGTCCTTAAAGGTGGAACGTACCGAAGGAAAAGGAGCTAAGGCAGAAGTTAGCGATGACTTTATAGCTCTTATCGGTACAGGTATTCAGTGGTTAAAACAGATTTGGGGGAGTACAAATGGAAAATAATATCGTGCGACCTAAAGTCACGCTTTTAAATCCAGAAGCGGTAAAAACTGCGTTTCGTGATATCGGGCGCTTCGCTAGCATCTGTAAATCGACGGACGTTGAAGCAGAATTGCCCGATAAAAAAGCACAAATAATTGGGTTTAGCTGTGTAAAAGCGGGACACTTCAGTGCTAGCCGAGGTATTATGTGGCTTTTTAAAATCGAAAACATGAGTAGAGTAGCGTCACATCAACTTGTACGTCATCATGTGGGCGTAGCAATTAATCAAGCATCGGGTGTCTTTGCTGGAGCTACGGAAGATATAGTAGTACCAGATTCTGTACTTGTACATATGAGTAATCATGAGGAACTTACAGATGATATTGAAAAACTGAATGCGCTCGCCGATAAAATCTATAAACGCTTAACAGATTTAGGTACATCTAAGTCTGATGCCAGGTACTTCATGCCTCTTGCTCGTGTTACACACATGAACATCGGGCTTACGCCTGAAGCATTAATGCACATTGCAAACGAGCGTTTATGTACTAAGGCTCAGTGGGAAATCAGGTCCATCGTTCAGCAGATGTGCGAACTGGTAAAAGCAGAAGACCCAGAGTGGGGGTACTTCTTAAAACCGAAATGTTACAGATTGCACGGTTGTAACGAGGCAGTATCTTGTGGCCTCTGGGCTAAGTATGTAGCGGCTATGGGTCTCAGTAATGCACCTTGTGCAGACCCGTTAGAACGGCAGCCTAAATAAGGGAGAAATTAAGATGAGTAAAGACGAAACATATACACTGGGAGAGGTATCGGATACAGGTGAAGCTAGAGTAGATGGTAATATGGAAGTAGGCGAAACCGACTCCGATATCGAGTCTTTACTCGAAGATATGGAAACGGAAGATAGAGAGCATATTGCAAGTACAAAGAGTAGCAACGACGATATCGACATCGCAGATGTTGACCCGGATTTTAAAGAACGGGAAGCCATCTCAGTCTCGATTCGTGCTTGCAAGACTTGTCATCGTCAAATCACAGAAGCCTTACTTGTTGATGGAGAGTGTCCGATATGTGCAGGCAAGAGGTTGCGTGAGATTGAATCTAAATTAGTACAGCTTGGTGCTATGCCACAGGTTAGGAAGTATTGTGCTCTGGATGGTCACAGGTCGGTAACTCCTAACATTTTCTTGCCGGATTATAACGGTACGATTACGATTAATGGCATCGAACTGTATCCTATTTTCCCACTTTGTAATCATTGCTTGGATACGTTAAGTGCATATCTTATCTACTTCTTAGAGCAACGTGGTTTCTCTAGGAAAGGAAGTGCTCATATTGGTAATCAGTGGGCAGATTCGCCTGGACGTAAGTTAAGCAAAGCTCAACAGTTACAAGCACGTAATGATTTACAAAAATTTATCCAGTCTATCGAGTTATATGTGTATCAAAAAGGTTCTCCAGTAAACGAAGTATACAGGGAACTTATGAAGACTAAAAAGTATCTGATGCTAAAGGCAAAAGATAAAAAAGTAAGGGACATGAAAGTAGCTAAGAATTCAAGTACATTAACGAGCGAGGATTGGCTGCTTGATGAGTTCGAGAAGCTCATAGAAGAAAGGAGGCGTAAATTAAATGCCTCGAAAGAAGAAAGAAGTGGCAGTGGCGACGGAGTCGAAGAGCGTGCCATTGAAGAGTACAGTAGAAAAACAACCGGAAACTGATATTAACGATGGAGTTCAGGTGTGTCGTATCTGCGGCAGGGAGTTTCCTAAGCGCTCTAAGAGTGTTGTACAGTCAGCTATTAAAATTACGATTGGTGAAAGGGTTATAGAGCTTAAAGAAGGGGCAATTTGCAAAGAGTGCGTTACTCAGATTCCTAATTTCTTAGCGGGTGCTATCCATTTAGCATTTAATGTACCTAAAGAATCATTTAATCGTAAGTTCTTGTATCCACCTTTTAATTTCAGCTTAGAAAAACCTACACCCACTAAAAAGAGGGCTTCACGTAAATCTAAAGCAGTTCAAACACAAGATATAGTAGTAGAATCAGAAACAACTATATCTAGTGTAGACAAAAATAATTTTTCTGAAGATAAAATTGTAACACAACCGCCAAAACGCAGACGAGCTCGACAAACTATTGATGAGCGTGTAGAACAATACATGGTAGCGAAAAAGGAGGCAAGGCGAGCAGCTCGCAAAAATAAGCAAAATACAGCTACTTGACAAATAAGAGTTACTAAGGTATAATTTATAGTGCAGACAGTGAGAGACAGTATTACAAGATATTGTGGTACTGTCCCGCGTTTCTGCACTGTATTTTTTTTTAGTTAATAAAAGGAGGTAGTTGTATGGACACAGTAAAAGTTCTCAACAAGTATGGTAAGGTCGTTGACTTTAACATCATGAAAATCGTGCGCGCAGCATGGGCAGCACTACGTAGTGCAGGTTATAGCCGTGATGACGCTGATGCAGAAGCAAAGGTTATTGCTGATAAGGTTAAAGACCGCATTGACGAGTTTGGCCAGAAAAACTCGCTTATTTCGTATGAGGTTATCCACAAATATGTAGAAGATGAGCTCATGGAAGTAAGCAAGGATGCTGCAAGGAGTTACATTGAGTACCGTAATACCCGTAAGCAGTCCAAGAACCAGTTAGGTGACATCTTAGGTCAGATTCGCGAAATATCTAAGGAAACTAATAAGGACAATGCAAACACGCTGCTTTCTCCGGCATCTAAGATGGCCCAGATTGCAGAAGCCGTAAATAAGTTTTATGTGCTTAATCAAATTGTCCCGCCGGATATTGCTGACGCTCACCGTTCTGGTAAAATCTATATCCACGACTTAGGATTCTACCAGATTACCTATAACTGTTTAAACTTTGCAGTTAGTGAACTTTTAAACGACATGAAGATGCCTCATGGGTATCTACGTCGTCCGAAACGTATTGGCACTGCGTTTGCGTTGGCTGCAATCGCACTTCAGAGTGCTGCTAATAGCCAGTTCGGTGGCATCGGGATAAATGATGTTGACCATGAGATGGCAGAATTCATCTCTGATGATACAACAGACGACGAAATTTATCAAGCCTGTGAAGGCTTTATTGGAAACCTGAATACACTCCACGCAAGGTCGACCCTGGCCCGTTAATAGGGAAACTTATTAACTGCACCCAGCAAAATCGGTGGAGAAACTTATGAAAGGGCGAATATAGTATGAGAAGAGTAGATGACGTAACTGAACAGAATGTAATTAGGGACTACTTAGATGGCGGAAGTTGCAGGATTGTTGGTGAACGATATGGTATAGATGCAGTTACTGTATTTAATATCCTAAAACGTAACAATGTTCCTCGTCGTTCTAAAGGTGGTTTATGGCCTCTCCCAGAGCAGGAAATAGTTGCTGATTATACTAAGAATGTGTCAGCTACTTCGTTAACTAAGAAATATGGAGTGACTACTCATACTATATTAGCAGTGCTTAAACGACATGGTATTGATGCTAACACATACTACCACAACCCAACTTTAAATCGTGACTACTTTTCGGTGATTGACACACCTGATAAAGCCTACTTTTTAGGGTTCTTAATTACAGACGGTAATATAGGTCCTGATAATAATGTACGCTTAGAGTTACAAAATCGAGATGCCTATATTCTTGAAAAGTTTAATCAGTGTATTGGCAATAGCAATCCGCTGAGGGATGATAGGGGCCGGTTTAAAGTTGCTGGATTCAAGAGTCCAGAAGTAGCACAAAGTTTAGCTCAGTATGGCGTAGTTCCAAGAAAGTTAACTAAAACGTTTTTACCGTCTATATCAATGGAACTTCAACCTCATTTATTACGGGGATTGTTTGACGGAGACGGTACCATTAGTGCAAATGGTAGAATGATTGGTTATTGTGGCCAGGAACGTATAGTTACCGACGTTTATAATTTTTTAGTTACAACTTTGAATGTAACTGCTGTAAAAATTAGTAAACGTGAGCCAGCTAAAGAGAACCACTCACCGGTATGGCATGTTTCTTGGGGCAAGAAAGAAGACGTAAAAGCTATAGCTAAGTATTTATATGCTGATAAAGGCGACTTCTATTTACGTCGCAAATTTGAAAGAGTAGCACACCTTTTATAAGACAATACCGAGGTAAGGGCAGAGATTGCGAAAGGCTCTGCCCCACTGTAACGCATAGTAGGTGAATAAATATAATCCTACCACGAGTGCTGGGCACGTTAGCTAAAGGCTAACCCTTGTTTGGTAGCGCTTACAAGGCGTAACGTATAAACGACGGTGAAAATCTATGCTGAACTTATAGGTGACTATAAGAAGTTAAGATAAAAAGCTTAACGATAACATAATTGCGGGCAATCAGGTTCCTTTTACTTCTATTACTCTTGGTATGGACACGTCTGAAAAAGCGCGTAGAATTACACAAGGAATTTTAACAGCATATAAAGCAGGCTTAGGACATGGTGAACAACCCCTGGATTAACGGGGCTCTCTGTAGGGATGCAGAGATGCAGAACAGTGTGAACTCGTAAATACGAGGTGTCAGCGTTCATAGAGAACGCCGGGCTAACGGTCGAAGTTGAATAAGGTGAAAACGCGAAGACGCTTCTTAAGAGACGCTACGGTCCAGAAATGGATAGCAGATGATACCGTGCCCCGACTATCGTCGAGGTGTAACGACTATCCCGCGAGGGAGTAGCTCTAAGGTGAAAGTCCGTAGGGCGAAGCGCACTGTACGTAGAACACGTAATGAGATAGTCTAATCCGTTAAAAATAGAGTGAAAGCTCCGGTGTAAATGGTTCCCCAATATCTTGTTCAAAGTTAAAACAGGTGTCAACAGATATCCTGGTGACCCTAACTACGATTTATTTCAGTTAGCATTAAAAGTGCTCTCTGTTCGCATGTTTCCTACGATAGTAAACATGGATAGCTCTTTCAATGCACCTTACGGAAAAGAAGTGTCTTACATGGGTTGACTTGCAGCCCACTAGAAGTAAGGCCGTATGAAGCTTCTAGGAAAATAGTGCGGAATTAAGCTGGAATGGCTACTGGCCTAATCAGAACCGAAGGGGGTACACCCCAGGGGCAACGCGTAGGTCTTGAAATAATAGACCCAAGAGGCCGCACCATGTTACGGCAATAATCACATGAAAAGTTACGCTAAACTGGGTTGGAATTGACCAACCGATGAAAATCGAGGTAACTCGCAGAGGTAAAGATAAAAAACTTTACGGTAATAACAATTTGTGCAGGACACGCATTGCATCTAATGTTAATGGTCCGGAAGTAGCAAATGGCCGTGGTAACATTGCCTTTGTTACTATCAATCTTCCGTATTTAGCATTAGAGGCACAGGGTAACGTGGATACCTTCTTTGATAAACTCCACGAAACAATGCAGCTTTGTGAACGTCAGCTTATTCACAGATATAACATCTTGAGAAACTTACGCCGCAAAGATGTACCCATGAATATGCAGGGCTTATGGCTTAATTCTAAGTATCGTCCTGACGACGAAACCATCGAAGAATCCCTCAAAAATGGCACTTTAGCCTTTGGCTACATTGGTATTTATGAAACCTTGATGGAACTTATGGGTAAAGGCCAGCACGAGGACCCTGCAGCCCAGGAACTCGGTCTTAAAATTGCTAAGTTCATGGCAGACTATGCTAAAGAGTGTACTGAAAAGTATCATCTCAACTTTAGCGTAATTGCAACTCCGGCAGAGAGCGCTTGCCATACTCTTCTCAAAGCAACTCGCCGTGCATTCGGTGTTGTACCTCACGTAACTGATAAAGATTACTTTGTAAACTCTTGTCATGTTGCACCGTTTGCTAGAGTTACTGCAGAAGAGAAAATTAAACTCGAAGGTCCATACCATAAGTACGCGTTAGGCGGTCACATTCTCTACTTAGAATTGGGAGCATCCCCTATTGGTAACATTGAATCAATAGAGACGCTGGTTAATGAAGCTTGTGACGCTGATGCAGGGTATATCGCATTTAACTTCCCGATTGACTTCTGTAACAACTGTGGACACTTAGGCATCATACCTTTAGAGGGGTGTCAAAATTGTGGTTCTAAAGATATTCGCCGAGTACGCCGCATCACAGGCTACTTTTCGGAAGTGAATAATTTTAACCTCGGTAAACTGTCTGAGCTCCATGACCGTACTACCCATCTCGGGATTCCTATTGGACTCGATGACTTGTGCGAATATGGAGTAATAGACCTCCCTGCCGCCACTGAATAAACAACTAAATAAAAAGGGCTAGCCCCGAGTACGCCTCAGCGTCCATCACGGATACTGGGGCGTTTTCTTTATGTGGTATAAGTATTATGTAGAGAAATATTAAACTCTACAGACCAAATTTTTTAGTTTTTAGAAAGGAGAATTGGTTATGAAAATTACAGTTCCACAAAAATGTTATGATGATTTAAAGGAGGCACATAAGAGGGCTCACGTTATTCTCACGGTAGGACCAGAGCATGAAAGATTAAGCCTATATAAGCTTACGGCTACTATTAACGAGGACAATGAAATTCAGCGATATGTTTCTGACCTCCGTGTAGGAACTCCAGATGACATGTTTAAAGACTTAGAAACTTTTGGTAAAGACTGGTGTACTCCACAAGACGGCGATGACTATGAGATTGAGTCTATTTCAGTTGATGTTATAATTTCAAACATTTTTAACATGGGCCTTGCCTATATTGGTCCCAACGATAAAGGGTATGGGGAACCGGGTGAAAATAAATATAACCGTATTTGTGATGAACCTGGCAGTGGTATTCACTTAACAGTATCGAAAGTATAAGAAAGGAGGACTAAGAGTGGACCAATTATTAAATATGACTAAGAAAATAATTAACACTGTAATATGTCTTACCGGCGTCGCTACAGTATGTATAGGTGCCTTCTGTAGTTTAGTTATTATGGCTAAGGCGTTGTCTACTACAGATATAGGTCGTAGTTCAGAGAAAGAAGTCCTAGTACTTCAAACATACTCAGAGCACTTAAGGTTGAATACAGTTGTCTTAAAGTTAAAAGAGGAGTACAAAGACCCTCGTCCAGTTGAGGTTATTATTGACGATACACTAAAGTTAAATGGGGTAGTAGATACATCAGGTGGAATAACTTTAGTAGTAGAGCCATTACGTGAAGGTCAAGCGTACTATATTCGTATGATAGATAATAGAGAGGAGAAATAGCTATGCGTATATTAACAAGTGATTTAGCGTACAGACGTATTGAACAAGATTTAGAACATGACCATCCAAAGAAAACACCACCAGCTGTTGAAGTAGTCGCAGCTCACGAACCGTTACACTTGGTGGAGTATAAGCTTACGATGGAGATGTTGTCGTCTGTCTCTGAGGTAATGTCTGTTCGTAGGGTAGTCAGAGAGTCTCAGATAGAGCGGGAATTAGCTCGCGTAAAAGAAACTTACGAACAGCTGTATTTATTTAGCAAGGTTGTAAGTGCTGAGACAATTTATATCCTTAAGGACCTTGGTGCTTATAATTTGGCGGTCGTTACTCCATATGCTGTTGAGGGTGCAGACCGTATTCCCTTAACTAAAAAAGAAATTAAATAGTTATCACATAGCCCTCCCAGACTAGGCCGGGAGAGCCTCTAATTTATATCTTTATTTTCACAAAGGAGTGGTATATAATGTTTATGAATCCGAATTACACATCTGCAGGAGACTTTGTATTAGTCAGAGCATATATGGCTGCGCATGGAGGTGAAGGTGACAAACCTCAGTTTAAAGATACTGTTTTTGTTGTACCTAAATCAGAGTACAAGAAAGTAGTGGCAGAGTACAACCATATCTACAAAAAGACTACTGCTTGTGTAAAATTTGAAATCTTAGAAGGCAGTTTAAACAAGTTAAAAATTTTATCCTTAAATGGTAAAGGCGAAGTTGAACAGGGTCCGTTTTTTGCACTATATTCTAACTTGCATGTTAATCACGACAAGTATTATCTTCCTGTAGATGCTAAGCCCAGATTTGAGTATGACAAGGAAAATGATGTTATGCATATTATTATAAGTGGTAGCGAACCTTATGTCTATGATAATTATGGATTTGGCAGTGGTGGCATCTTGTTTGCTATAAAGTTGGATGGTGCTATTGAGAAAATACTTGTATTTGATTGGAGTGCTAATTCAGAAAAAGTTTTAAATAGGTTCCCAGAACTGAGAAATGCAGCTAGAAAAGGAGACGATGAAAATGTATCAAAATGGTGAGATTTGGCATGAAAACTATAATAATGAACGAGAACTGGAAAAGGCTAAAGCTATTACGTCTGATTGTGCTAAAGTTACACTTTATGTGTATGGTGGGACAATGCCTGAGGGTATCGAATCCGATTCTAATAGGGTAATTGAATCCTATATTGAGTTTGCTAAGATTTACTGTGCAGACCGCAAAACTCGCTATGTTCCGTGTGATAACATAGACGACTTCCATACTTATAATTTGTACTTCTTAAATTTTGATTATTTAGATATATTTAACATCTTTTTTGTAAATAGACATGGGCGGCCTGTACAGGTAGATAGGCTTTTGCGCAATAATGATAAGCGGTTTAAAAAGCATTTTTCCATACCTCATAATATTGGCAAAATGGCTAAAGCTGGCTTTTTTGATACACTGGAAGACCCAGAACCAGAAGAGGAGTTGCCACCAGATTATTTAGGATATTGTGACCCAATAACTGGTGCAGTAACTCGGAATCCTAAATTTGAAAAACAAGAGGATACTGAGTCGGCTTTATCTGAGAAAATAACTCCAAATCCTAAGTTTGTAGGTCAGAGCAGGGATGATTCTGAAGAGAGGATGGACCAGTATGGTGGTGGTATACAAGTTATCGAAGTAGGACCTTGACGGTCACTTCACTTAGAGGTATAATATTAAGTACCACATTGGTTCGGGAGGTAGTATTATGAGTAAAGAAGTTACGGCAAGGTTAAACACAGTTTTATTGGATAGCATCACGGATGGGCCAGGGGTCAACCTGGTATTAGTATTCCAAGGCTGTAAGTTTAACTGTAAGAATTGTCATAACCCTGGGACACACGATTTAAACGGTGGGAGGGAGTGTCGTCTTGAGCCGCTCCTGAAGATGCGTACAGCGTCTACTACCGGTATTACTTTAAGTGGTGGGGAGCCGACGTTACAACTTGATGCAGTAAAATGGGTCGCAAGACGTGCCCACGAATTAGGGCTCACGGTGACTCTCTATACAGGTAATACCTTAGATAGATTTAAAGAGATAGTACCGGATTATGCAGTTTATTTCGATTACGTTAAGGTTGGTCCGTATATTGAAGAACTGCGTAGCTCGGTTATCCCTTATTATGGAAGCTCTAATCAAGAATTATACGAAGTTAAAAAAGATGGAAGCCTCGTGCCTTGGCGTGACAATGGGCTTCTGGATGTATAGAAAGGTTGATGTGTAATGATTTTTGTGTGTGGTGATATTCATAGAGCATACGATTACTACAAAGTACCGCTCTTGGTGCGCCAGCTTAATGAAGATGGCACTATTGACAGGTGCCTTAAAGATAATGAACCGATTTACATTATTTGTACCGGTGACTTCGGTTTTATTTGGAATAATGCCAAGGGGTACAAGAAAAAGGACGGTTTTGGTGTAGCTAAAGAGGATTCGTCAGAACTTCAAGACTGTTTTAATAGTTTAGCTGAGAATACTACCATTACTTTCCTGTTCTTAGATGGTAATCACGAGAACTTTGATATGCTTAACGCTGTCAAGAAATCTGTTAAGTGGGGTGGCTATGTACAGCAAGTGGCAGCGCATGTGTATCATTTAATGCGTGGTGAAATTTATACGCTAGATGGGCTTACGTTTTTAACGATTGGTGGTGGGCTTTCGGTCGATAAAAAATATCGCACTAAGGGTAAGACCTGGTGGCCTCAAGAAGAATTAAGTCAGGATGAAGCGAACTACGCTATGAAAAACTTTGAGGCTCACAACCTAAAAGTTGACTATATCTTGAGCCATACTTGCCCTCAACCAGTTGTAAATAGGCTCGAGGCAGAGTGCTTACCGGTATACGATACAGCTACTTGGGGTCAGAAAACAGATGACCCGACTGCTATCAGACTTACACCATTTGCACTCGTAGGGGACTTCAAAGCTTGGATATTTGGTCATTTTCATATTGACCATCAGACGACTTGGCACCATAAACCGTATTATTGTCAGATAGACAATTTTATTAAAATACCGACCAAAGCTGGGGAGGAGCTTGAAATTATTGACGTATATAATAAAAGGAGGGTTTAAATGAAGCAGAAAATTAAAAATTATATTTATGCATCTCTACTCGGTGTATCTCTGGGAATCATCGTGTACTCAGCAAATGGCATTTTGAGTACAGAACCTGTACCAGAGCATCCCACAATTACATCTGAGACTCTAATAGCAAAATACGGGTCTCCAGTATCAAATACAGCAATTAAGCTTACAACAATGCCTCAGGAAAGTGTAATTCCTGAAGTAGCAGAGCCAGAGCCAGCACCTGAACCAGTTACTCCGTTGCCGGAACCTCGCTCGATTCCGGGGCAGCCAACTCCTCAGCGTGGGTATAATGCAGCCAATGATTACAAAATGGTTGTAGAGGCTACGGCATACTGGACTCATGACCCGATTGATGCATCTGATACTGGTATTGCTGCAGATGGGAACCCTGCAATAGCATATCGTACTATTGCAGTAGACCCGAATATTATCCCATGGCAAAGTGAAGTATACGTACCAGGCATTGGTTGGTGCATTGCTCACGATACTGGCAGTGCTATCAATGAAAACATTATTGATATTGCGATGCCTTCTCGTGAAGACGCCTTTAACTGGGGAAGGCGCACAATAGAGGTAATCGTAAGGCCACCTAGCCATTAATATGGGAGTCTGTTTATGAAGACTTGGCAATTAGTCTTAATAGGCGTCATCCTTTTAGCCTTTACCTGGTTTTGGGACGCCTTATTTGTTGGGGATTTATTTAGATATATCGAAGAGTGTATCTTAGGGTTTCTGGGATTAAATTAAGAGAAAGAAAGGGTATGAGAGTATGAGTAATCGCTCTGTTGTATTAAAGCAAGCTTCGGTTCAAATTGAAGCAGCTATTAGGAGGCTCAAAAAGGCGGAGGACATCCTCGCTGTTGAAAATCCAGGTATTTCAGCTTATGTAGCATCTGCTATTAAAATGGCAAAGGAATGTAATAAACTTTGTAAAATTCGGGCTGCAGAAGGAGTTGGTACAGATGGAAGAGATTAGACAAGAGGAGTATACGGTTGTGGTTGACGAGTCTAAAGCTAGTAGTCTTAAAAGGCTTACGCCTGAGCGTTTCCTTTTAGGATTACTTGCATTTTATCAGGTAATAACTGACCAAGATTACCCAGATATTAAGCTTATTCTTAAAAATCGTATCCCATCAGAACTTGAGGAGTATAAACCTGTTTTACCTAAGAGTTTCAAAGAGATACTCGATAGTCTAACTATAGGCAAGAAGGTAGTAAAGGTTTTGGAAGTACCCAATAAACCGAGGTCTAACTACATCGTTAGCTTTGCAAAACGGTACCAGTTAAACAAAGAAGAACGGTGGACTGAGTGTATGGAGGGGCTTACAGGTGGTCAAAGGGATATCATTTATAGGGTAGTGTGCCGCTTATGAATAAGCAAACCGTACTCCTAATAATCCTCGCTCTTCTTTTCTTACTATTTCAGCTCCTTGTAAGCTATGAAGACGCTTGGTTAGACAAAGTATTAAATTTTTATTTTGCAGTTAAGGAGTGACATTATGCAGTTTTACAAACGCGGTGAGTACCTTGTATTTAACGGGGGTGCCGCTGAGATTCAACAAGCTAAAAAAGTGTTACATAAAACACAATACTATCCCTCTAAAAACTATTGGACGGTCCCAGCGACTATGGCCACGTTTGTCGATGTATGGCATAATTATAAAGATTATTTAGCTATGCAGGATACAGAAACTGCTACCTGGGTAAGTCACATGTCAGTAGTAGCAAGAAGACTCCTAGAGCTTCAACAAGGCATCAAAGATGGGAAACGCGATGTTACGTTGCCTGCTACTATTGATTACGTATGGGAGCCGTTTCAGCATCAGAAAGAGGCTCTCGCTTTTGCGCTTAATTTACCAAAGTGCGCTTTATGGCTCGATATGGGCTTGGGAAAAACGTACACTTCTATTACACTTGCGAAACTACGACATGCAGACGCAAAGCTCGGCGGTATTCACAAGGTTTTAGTAGTAGCCCCAAGGTCTCTTTTGTATCAATGGTCAGCGGAAATTAAAACACTGGCACCAGATGCTGAGGTCTATCTTATCAGCGGTACACCTAGTCAGAAAAGAATGCAGATAGCGTCTGTACCGCACGATAAGTTTTCGTTTGCACTGATTACATATGAAGGGCTGCATTCCCTCTATGGAGATTTAGAGGACGCAGCCTTTGATATGTTTATCTTAGACGAAGCTACTAAAATTAAAAACCCTAAAGCGCAACGTACACAAGCTACAGCAGGCCTCTGCCAGTCGATACCGTACGGTGTTGCCCTCACGGGCATGGCGTATGTTGGTAATCCGTTAGACCTGTACTCTCAGTTCTTAGCTATAGACCCAACACTGTTTGGTACAAATCAATATGTGTTTGCAAACCAGTATATTGACTATGGTGTCGCACCTTTTGGTAAATATATAAAAGGTTATAAACATATAGATGAGCTTAAACAAAGGGCGTATTTTTATGCGTTTTCCCGCACCAAATGGCAGTGTTTAGACCTTCCACCCAAGGTGTACCAGACTAGAAAACTGCCTCTTTATGAGGCTCAATATATGTGGTATGATAACTTACTAGGGCAGATGTCTAAAACCCTCTCAGAAACGAATCTCGTAAGCGAGAGCGGTATGTATGACATTGATGGGAACCAGAAAGTTACAGTGGATTACGTAGTGACGATGTTAGAGAAGTTTCAGCAAGTCACAGCCGGGTTTATTAGAACTGATGATGGTGAGTATATCTGGCTAAACAGTCCAAAATATGAAGAAATGTGGGATATTCTTAAAGGGTCTAATGAGTCCTTCCTCATTTGGGCAAAACATACATACGTACTTAAAAAGATTAAAGAATATTTATACCAGAAGGGCATTGAGGCCACAGTTCTTGACAGACGTGTAGACGATGCTCGTAGAGCAATGATTAAGCGCGAGTTTAAAGAGGGTAAGCGTAAAATCATCATTTGTCAAATTTCATCAGAGTGTAGAGGAAATGACTTTACTTGTGAAGTAGGCCCAGTAAACTCTATCTTTTTTGAGAATACACCAAGTATCGAAGAACGTATACAGGCCGAAGACCGTCAACATCGAATCGGTATGAACGGCACAGCTCTTTATATTGACCTCGTATGTGAAGATACGTACGACGAAGGCATACAGTTATTGCAGCGGGAAAAAGGTAAAATTTCTACTTACATCAGGGAGCAGAACCTTAACATCTTGTTAGGCAAAGGCGGGTCCGTAGTTGTACACAAAACTAAAAGCAAAAAGAAACCTAAAACTCCGGCAGAAGTTGAGGCACGACAAACAGCTCAAGCAGCGGAAGAGGCTGATTACCTCGACTTTATTGACGGTATGGAAACATTATAAGGAGTGAATAAGAATGTTATATACATATAATCGCAAAATGCCAAAAGCATACACAGTAAAACCCTTTATGCAGGTCTTGTTATGGATTTTGTTTATGCTGTATGTATCGGCGTCCGCCATGTTTGTCGGTGATAAATTCTTTGGAATTATTGCTGAAGAAGACGTAGTTGTAGCGCAGATTGTAGCTTTGTTTTTCTATGTAATTACAGCGAGTGCTGCATTTCATACTTTAAGTGAGTTTTATTGTTCACTGTTTAAGGGCTATAAAACTATTTTCGGGGTGCAAGCACTATCTACTATTATCCTATTCGCAGGGTTGTTTAAGGTATTTGATATTACCTGGGTATTATACTATTATTTCTTTCTTACCAGCTATATGCTCATTGCTTTAGCATCGGGTTATACCGATGCTGGTACTTATAAAATTAAAGGATGGGAGGACTAGAATATGTGTGAGGAAGTTAAGCAGCCTCAGCAAATTTGGCTCACCACAGATACTCACTTTGGCCATGCAAACATGGTTAAACTTTGTCACCGACCTGAAGATTTTGAAAAGAGGATTATTGATAATTGGTATCAAGTAGTACAACCAGAGGATATCGTTATCCATTTAGGAGATGTAACTTGGCATGTCAAAGATTATCTTGATAATGTTGTAGCTAAACTTCCCGGTAAAAAGATTCTCGTCCGTGGTAATCACGATGAGAAATCTTTAATGTACTACATGAAGCATGGGTTCGACCTTGCGGTCGACAGCCTGTCGATGAAATACAGAGGGCTTGATATTCTCTTCACTCATGAGCCGAAAATTTTTCATGAACATGACATTAATATTCATGGACATTTACATACTAATACCTTGGAGCTTTCAGAGCCCTACAGTTTGTACTACTTGATAAGCCTTGAAAATAATGGGTATACAATGACAAACTTAGATGCACTTGTACGCCATAAACTTCAAAAAATGGTGTACGATTTTAAAAACGAAAAAGAAAAATATCTTGAAGGCGATACAGAGTCAAAAGAGGTATAAGTATATTATAGGAGAGTTAGCGTAGTAAACTACTGCGTGAGCTCTCCTATTTTCTTTATTTTTGATTTTTAGTAATTACAGCTAATTACAGAAAATTACTAATAAATTATGCTTGACAAATTGAACTAAATATGGTATAATATCTACCAAGAAATGGAAATATAACCAAATTGGCAGGTAATCATGAAGTTCAATTTCAAGAATAAAGAGGTACTTCCTAAGGCTCTTAGGGACTCCCTTAAAAACGATGACGTAGCAGAGACAGACGAAGTAGGTGCCTCTAATCCTCCAGGGGCAGCACGTAGGTCTCGCCGTACTGATGTGATTCCAAAAGACGTGGACATCTCGCACACACCGTTTAACGTATCCAAATTTTTGGTTAAAAACCATAAGGATTTTGATGTTCTTGATACAGGAGAGGCTAAACGCCGAGGTCTGGGATTTTGTAGCCCTCTTGCTCAAGAGCTTCGTAAATTCAAGGTACCTGACATTTCGGATGAAGAAATTATCCGTATGATAAGGTCTGGTGACCGTACCGGCAACTTTTTGCTTTTGTGTAAACACTATAAATATATTTTAAAAAAAATTGGTGATATTACGCAGGGGAACTGGTACTCGGACGATATCTTACAAGCAGGTGCAGTGGGGCTCTATGAAGCGGCTATCCGTTTTGATGAGACTCGTAAGGTTAAGTTTTTGACATACGCCCATTCTTGGATAGTCAAAATGGTGTATATTGAAATCCGTAATGAACTTTTACCGATGGCAGGCATGGGAATTGGTAGGGACGCTAAAGAGCGACTCTTCAATTACATTAAATACTCTATGTTTGGTTTGACGGACGAAGAGATTATGGAGAAGTTACATATCAGCCACAAAGTGTTGGTAGAACTACAAATACTTAACAGAGCAGTGTCACGTATTAAAAGTTTGAATCAGACCCCAAATGATGACGAAGACGACCTGGAACCGTACAACGAAAAAGGCGTACCGACTAAACCTAGTGCGGAAGCTGAGTTCTTGACCCAGGAGTTTTTTGAATATTTGGAGAACTGTATTAAAACGCTAGGTGAGACTGATGCCGGTCTCGCTGAGTTTCTTAATATGGAACTTGGTTTAAACGGAAGCCACCAGATGGAAAAAGCAGAAATCTGTAACAAAATGCAACTTACGTCAAAAGAGTACGAACAGCTTAAACAGACAGGAAACCGGTATTTAAGGACACAGATGATTGAGGACGGCTGGTACGACCGTAATGCTTCAGACTTAGCGGAGGCTGTGGATAGATGCGCAAAAAAAATCGAAACGCAACACCCGAATACTTAACTGAAGAAAGTGAAATCAATGTAGAGAATTACACGTACTTTGTCGGTATTGACCCATCGTATTCTTCAACTGGTCTCGTTGTATTAAGAGACGACTCTGACGAACCGCTTGTCGCTATCTCCATTAAAGCTGGAGCGCCACACGAATTTTTTTATAAAAGATTAAAAAAATTGCTTGACAAGTTGGATGAAGTTGTGTTATCATATCCTATAGATGATATCTATGTTGTTATGGAAGGTGCAGCTTTTGCATCTGAGTTTGCAGCTTTTAAGCTAGGAAAGCTCAGTGGCGTCATTGAATACCACTTGGGTACGCTCGGCATTGACTATAGTTTAGTTGCACCGACGTACGTTAAGAAAGTGGCAACAGGCAGCGGTGCTGCAGATAAGAAGAAAGTAATGGAAGGTGTAAAACAAAGATGGGGATTCACCCACATCTGTAATGACATTACTGACGCTTATGCTATGGCACAGATTGCCAAGGGAGCCAAACCTATCAGCAAGAAAGTACCGAAGAAATCACGAGAAAGGGCAAAGAGGTAATATGGGAGAACAAACTACATCAGTAGACCAAGGCTTATCCTGGGAGCCTTACCCATTTGTCATTACAAAGCCTCCATTTTGTAAAAAGATGGTGGAATCCTCTGAAAATCTCTTAACTCTCGATGAGGCAGGTATAATGTATGATAGAGTCTTTGGACAGCTGAGCGAACTGCTTAGACTCTCTCCAGACAATAGGGTGTACCTACCACAAGTAGGTGTCATCTTTACTCACACAGTACCGGCCAATCCTAAACGAGAGTTACCGGAGCGGTATCGGTACAGATTAAGTTGCAAGCCGTTTCCCATTACTGGGCCGAGACTTGCAGTAAATACCGAGGAGGAACCTAATAATGGCAAATATGTTAACTAAGAAGGAATTCGTATCTAAAGTAGCTGAAGAACTGGGCGTAAAACGCTATGAAGCTGAAGCTGTAATCAACGTAGTATTCGCTGCTGTTGCTGAAGCTGTTAAAGAAGGCAAAAGCGTACGCATCCCGGATATCGGTACTTTGAAAATGGTAGAACGTGAAGAACGTGAATTCCGCGTTCCGAACGACACCCGCACCGTAACTGTACCGCGCAGCAAAAAAGTTGCTCTGGTATCTCGTTACACCCCGGTTGAAGACGCAGAATAATCTGTGACTTCTGAGATTGACCTCTAGGTTTTGTAGCAGTCGGGAGCCGTACCTGACTGCTACTGGCCTCCCCTAATCAGTGACTTAAGTAATCAGAACATCAAGAAATGAAAGGTTGTGCATAGTATGGCAATGATATCTGTAGCAAGAGCTTTGACAAAACTTAAAACCCTGGAAGGCCGCATTAACAAGGCGATTACACACATTGAAACCTATGGTGGGACTCATACTAAAACGCTGTCTCCTTTAAGCAACAGTAAAGACCTCACCACCAACCAAAAAGATGCAGCTAAAGTCATTGCAAGTGACGTACAGGCAATTAGTGATTTAATTAAATATTATCGGCAGGTTAAACAAGCTGTTAATAAATCTAATACGGAAACTTACATCGACACTGGTGATTACTTTGGGAAAATCACTGTAGCCGACGCTTTGGTACTTTCCCGTGACATTAACACCATTTTCGTAAACTACGATTCCGCATTAACACGTGTTATCGCCGCTGCAAATAAAGCGGCCACGAATTATAACAGCAAAAACTTGACTGCTAATATCACAAACTCTACTCCTCCAGAAGATTTGCAGAAACTTCAAGCACAACCGCTCTTCTTGGTTGATGCTTCCGTACCTGAGAGGATAAGCAACATTAGCCTCTTTTTAATGACGGAGCTTAACCCGCTGATTAATGAGAGCAATGCTATTACAATGGTTGAGGTAGATGACGGCTTCGTAAACCTCGATAAAATTATCTAATAGCTTATAATGGCCTGCAAGGCGTAGTAACCCTAAATTAAGTCCGGTAAAACTAATAATATTGAATTTGTAGGTATAATCCGTCTCTGATAGATGAACAAGAGATTGGCATTATGCTAAAAAGATTAGCGCGTGAGTAGATAAGTTTCTAGTCTCTCAGTTTATTAGCAAATCTCAGATTCTAAGTTTCTAGTCCCTAATGTTAGTTACGAAATCCTAACTCTGACTTATCGATTTAAGAAATTAAACCGAGCGGGGCTCAACCGGAATTACCGCAGGGGTTGAGGATTAGGCTGCATTGTAGGCCTTATACATAGATTCAGCGTGTCTCTTAGTGGGCACGCTGATTTTTTATCTTAAAAAGTAGTTGACACTAAGTAACGGTTTGTGATATACTATAAATAAATAAGCAGTATTAATACTGCAGAGTGTTAAAGTGAGGTTAAGAAAAATGGCAAAAGAAAAAGAAGTTTTGAAAAGTGTTGACGCACCCGCCGCTACCCCGGTTACTGAATTCTTGGATAGCAGCTTTGATGACTCTGAGCTTGATTTTGGTCTTGAAAATGAAAGACGCAGTTTAAGCCAGTATCCGTTACTGAAATTAATGCAGTCCCTGAGTCCCGAAGTCCAGGACCGTAGTTTCCCTGATATTTATGCAGGCACTCTGGTAAACGATGTAACAAAAGCTTGTCTTGGCGAAAAAGTTGAAATCCGCATTATGCGTACCTGGCGTTCCCGCGTAAAATTCCCGCCTCGTGAAGAAGGTGGCAGCAACATTGAATGCTCCTGCCCAACCTATAATGAACCGGGCGAATGCGGTACAAATTACGGTAGATGTGATAGCTGTGAATTTAATAATTTTGATGTACCAAATCGTTGCATGCCTCAGTATCAAATTGTAGCCGCTATTGGAAACAATCCGTATGACCTTGTACGTATCATCCTTTCTAAAACCAGTTACCGTGCAGGTTCTAAACTTGACCGTGCGTTGAGAGCATTGGGTAGCAAATATCGTGGCAAACCGGTATACATGTTTAAAGTTATGCTTTCTGCCGAGGAAGTAACTAACCCAAGAATTGGAGTAAAATACTTCGTGTATAAATTAGATGTGATTCCGCCGGTAGAGGGCGAGCCTCTGCTTCCTCCTGAACTGGAGCAGGAATTCAAAGACGTATTCCTTGAGGTACGTGACCTTCGTCGTGAAACTATGGAATACCACAAAGCTCAGGTAGCAAGTAAGGCTTCTCAGGTTTCCCCTGTAGCTGGTGCCCTGGGGTCTTCAATGGCATCTATGAGCTCGGATATTATGGAAAGCTTCGGTTCAAGCTCTGATTTAGCACCGGAAGAAGTACCGTTCTAATTTCAGTTTAATTAGCCCGTATAGTTGCTGTACAAATAAATATAGCCTATACGGGCTTTTTATTAAATTACTAAATTTTTAGCTAGAGAGGAGTAAAATCTTATGGAACGAGCTACAAAAAATCTTGTAGGACTAGCTGAACACCCCTTAGTTACTTGGATGAAAGAATTTATGGACTCTAAAGTATACCCGATGTTCACTTACAAAAATGAGGCTTACGGGGATAGCGATACTTGGGACTACAATATTATGCAAATTGCAAGACGCCAGTTTCCAGACTTATATAAAACTAATCCTTATAAAGCAGCAGCTAAAGTATGCATGACTTTAAAAGATAAGCACGAAATAGCCCTTTCTAAAGACTTTTTGTGCAATGAGTCTGATTCTCGTGTAGTAGATTGCCTTGTGTACTCTTTGTTTATTGCAAAGTTTCAAGACGACGCTATTCGTTATGAGATGCAAAAACAGAGCACTCAGGGTACGGATGTTAAAGGGGGTACTGTATGAGCAGAGAGGAAGTAGTCGACCCTGCCATGGTCGAACAAAATGAAGATTGGGTAAGCTACCTGAAATTCATTGAAAAGATACGGAATCCTTTGATTAAAAGCTTTGTAGAGGGCTTCGTAAAAACAAAAGTGCCGGATTATTTTGCAAGGATTCCAGCAAGTGCTTCTGGCAAGTATCATCCCGAATTTTCTCAAGGATATGGAGGCCTTCTCCGTCATACTATGGCAGTGGCAACGTTAGTCCATGATATCAGTGAGCTTGAGTATTTACAACTCAAGAGTACAGAAAAAGACTTGTTATTTGCAGCAGCGCTTTTACACGACACTTTTAAACAGGGCGTAGAAGAAGCAGGCACAACACTCCGTACACATCCGAACATAGCTGCTCAAGAGATTGCTAAGTTTGGTAAAGAGATTGGTCAGGAAAAGATGGGTAATATTATTGCTCGTCTTGTTATTAGTCATATGGGCCAATGGGGGAACCAGAAGCCAGGCAACAGAGAACAGTTCCTGGTACATGTGGCTGATTTTATTGCCAGCCGTAAATACTTGGATATCGAGTATGATAAACTGGTAAAACCGGATGTAGAAAAGCAATGAGTACGGATAAAACAATCCATACCGTTGATACAGGGCTTGACAGCACACTAGGGGAGGATAAGTACCTCCCCTGGTCTTGTTCTCGTGTTGAGACAGCTCTAACTTGTTTGCATAAATTTAAGATTGTGTACTTAGAGGGTGAGAAAGAGTCCACTAATTCTTTGGTACTCGGAAGCCTTACCCATCTGATTATGGCAGACCTCCTGCATTTACCAGAGCCCGACTTTCCTACCTTTGAGGACCTTGTAAACAAGTATTATCCGAAATTTTCAGCTAAAGACCCAAAAGGTATAATAAAGGATGAACTCTTGAGCTTCGGTTATTACATGTTAGACTTTGCCTATAAGTGGCAAAACTTCTTAGCTGACCATGGAATTACGAAGTTTAGAACAGAGAAACAATATGGAGTAACGAGGCTTTTTGGGCGTTCTTCTTTTACCCCGATTGGCACCCGTGAAACATTCTTACGCTCAGCGATTGACCTTTGGGCCTACGATAAAAATACACAGACTTTATATGTGATTGACCATAAGACTAATAAGTCTGCATCTTCTTCTCATAAAGTAAAAGAGAATATTCAGCTAAACCTTTATGCTGTAATGCTCCAAGCTATATATAAGATGCCGGTTAAGCAAACATATATAGCTCTTAATTTTATTAGGCGTAAAAAAATCGTCTGGGCAAAATTAACGCCGTATGAGGTATGGCATTTTATGATGCTTTACAATAATACTCTGCGGTATCTTGAAAATAAGCTTTACGAATGCGACAGCTCTTTAGTATGGCCAGCAACTCCTTCTTACAAATGTCAGTGGTGCACATTTAAAGACTCTTGCCCTGCAAGATAATTTGTGGTATACTTAAAGAGCTTAGTAAAATAAGTAAAATTTAAGTAACACATATTATCCTAATAGCTGGGGAGTTGACAAACAATGCAGCTAAATCTGATGAGAAAGGATAAATGACTATGCTCTTAGAAGCTTTTGAAGCCGTATTTCCTAACCATACATTTGACTGGCGTATAAGCGGAGCTGGTGCAGTAGGGTTTTGCCCATTTCATCAAGACAGACACCAGAAATCTTTAGGTATTTACTTAGATGCTAAAGGACGTGAACGCTGGTATTGCTTTGCCGAAGGTATTGGTGGGGGCCTTGTAGAACTTGTAATGAACTCTGGGCTTCCGAATACCCATACTCGTACCGAAGCTAATTATTGGTTAGTACAAAAAGGCTTTTTACAAGAAACAGAACAACAAGTTAAAGACAGAAATAAAAATGAAGCTATCACTAAATTTTATCAGTGGACCAATAAACTCTTAGAAGAGTCACCAGATGCAGCAGGGCTTCGTACTTATTTGGCGTCGAGACATATTGATGTACGCACTATTTCGACTGCACCTATCGGATACTATCCAACGATTAAAGAAGTTGAAAACTGGCTCATGGATAATAATTACTATGAACAATACGCTGACGACTTCTTACCAAATAGACGCTCTGAACCTCTTGCAGTAGGGGCTATCATCTTCTTTTATCGTTCCAGTTACTCTGAGTTCACAAGGCTTAAACTCCGTAATATCAGCCGCGAACGTAATGGTGAAAAATGCACTATGTTTCTCGGTAAAAAACTGAGTAAAAATGATAGACTTGGGTACTTTAGCTGGAATATGGAAGGAGCTATGAATGATGTAGCTATCCTTGTTGAAGGAGAGTTTGACGTTGGGGCGCTGTCAAGCCTTTGTTTTAAAGCCGATGAGACTGCTCGGACGCCCATTTACTGCTTTAGTGGCGGTACAAACTTAGGCTCTGGTGTAAGTGTATTGCTTGACATGGGTAAAACAGATGTCTACCTCTTCCCTGACAATGATGATAGAGGTATTGACTACTCATACAAGATTGCTGAAGAGCACCCACAAACCTTCATCATTATGCCGTCTGATTACAAAGTAGGTGCAGACCCGGCAGATTGGGCAGCAGACCATAACGCTGCTGACCTCAATGAAGTTTTTAACTCTCGTCGTCCTGCTTTCTCCTGGATTGGGCAGATGTTGGCAAACCAAGCAGCAGATGCTACTATTGAAGAACAGGCAGCGCTTAAGATTAAACTCATTGAGTACGCTAAGAAGCTTCCTGCTACTGACAGGGAGATGTTCTTAAAGAGCTACGGTGCTATTGCAGGCGTATCATTTGAGGCCTTGCTTGAAGAAGTTGAAGACAAGTCTCAAATTAAGTACAGGAAAGTAGTAAGCCCGACTTCTAATTTCGGTATTCAGATGAAAGTAGAAGCCAAGGGGTACTCCGAGTGGGAACCAATTTCAGACGTTATTCTCGAAATTGAGCGTGACCTTCTCATAGATGACTATGGTGGAGATGTTGAAAGACATATCCTACTCCGCGCTTCTACAGCGTACAGGTCAGCTATGATTGAGATGAAAACAGATGAGTTTAGGGATGATAAAAAGCTTGGTATTGCTATTACCAACGCCTTAGGTTCTGGTATCTGGATTAAAAATAAATGTGAATCGTATCTTCGTGAAGCGTGTATTTTACTTAGCTCTAAATATCGGAGTGGCAGAACTGTCGAGGAACACATTTATGCACATACCGGTTGGAGGGATGAGAAGTTTTATTCCCCTACTGGATATATTGATGCAGAGGGATTCCATGAACTCGAAGATGTAAAAGTAGAGCTTCCAGCAAATCCAGCATATATGCAGAATTATCACTTGGACGCACCCCCTTCTGATTTAACTTTTATTAAAGAGATTATCAGAAACGAGATGCTTCAGGTATTTCCGTATGAGATTACTCTACCGTTCCTTGCTCACGTATTTTGGACACCACTTGCTCACTTCATTCCTATGGCAAAACCTGTATGTCTTTGGGTAGTCGGTTTAACCGGTTCGTTTAAGACAAGTTACACCGGCCTTATGGCAAGTTTCTTCGGTGATTTTGAAACGGGCGACTTTGAAACCTGGCGTTCTACTACAAATGCGATTGAGAAAAATGGGTACTATTTAAAAGACATGATATACGTAGTAGATGACTACAAGGGTATTGACGTTAATCCTAAAGCTCTTACCAGTTGTATACAGAATTACGGTGATAGACACGGTCGTGGCCGCATGGGAGCAGATTTAAACGCACGTAAGACTTGGTACATCCGAGGTAATATGATTGCAACTGCTGAAGACGTACCCCAAGGTGAAGCTTCCGTAATTTCTCGTATCATGTTGCTTAAAATTCCGGGGCGTGGCGACTCAGCACATCTCACTGTAGCTCAAAGTTATGCTAAGCATCTGCCTGGCGTAATGAGTAAGTTCATTCAGTTTTTAGCACAGAAGAAAATACGGCGTCATGAATATGACCAGTTACTTGCTGAAAGGCGCATGAAATTCAATGCTGCACATGGGCGTGTGTGTGAGTCCCTTGCAGCTAACTCTATTGCCTGGGATTTAGTAGCCGAGTTCTTAGGGCTCGAGGATTTAACACCGAAATACTATCAAGGTATTGATAATATCTTGACTACTATGAACCTTACTACCAAGCAGGAACAAGCCGGGTACATCTTTATTGAAACTGTTGCCGACCTCTTAGCTTCTCGTAATTTTTACTTAGAAGGTGTAAGCGGTTGTATGTCTACGGAACATTCTGAGACAGCTAAACGTATTGGCTGGATAACTCCAAAAAGGGTTTACTTGCTTGGCACTCAGGCGCTAGCTGAAGTTAACCGTATGCGTACACAGATTACTGGTCAAGGTATTAAGTATACAGCTAATACCATTTATGAACAGTTAATTGCTTGTGGAGCTGTTGTTCCTGACGGGAAAGGCAAGGCAACAAAGGTCGTTAAAATAGAGCGGCAAAGTGTCCGCATTTTAGAATTTAGGAGAGGAGTATTAGAGCAATACGATGAAACACCTGGAAATAGCTTCAAACCTACATCGTGTGTCGTTCGGGATAGCAAAGAGTGTCCTGGCATTGAACAGTAGCGGTCAGCAAGTACCTCTTCCCGGTATGGGTACTCCGGCGTTACCTCCTGTTGACCCTAACCAGCCTATGGGTACGCTTGCTAAAAAAAGGCGGACTACCGGTAAAAAAGCGGCTGAATTTAATTGTAGTAAGTGTAAATTAAGAGACGAGTGCAGTCCCCATTTTACTGAGGAAAAATTGGAAATCGGCAATAAACGTAGAGAGACAGCTACAGAGCGCATCATTATGATATTGGTTCCTAGTCCGTACTCTACAACAGAGCTGATGGACCCAGAAGCTCGGAGACTACTTACCGAATGGTGCAATAAATACGTTACTGCAAATAAGATTTATATTACGCCTGTTGCAAAATGTGTAAGTAAATCTGACCCTACTAAACATACTGTGCAGTGCTGTGAAATGTTCTTGCAAGCAGAGATTTCACGCATTGAGCCAGATGTAATTCTTTGTTTAGGCAAAGCGGCATCTGTACCGTTTGGGCTTAAAGGTACAGCTACAGAGATTTTTAATAGGGTCTACGAGGTCGACCCAATTGCAAAACGAGACCCTGATACCGGTAGTCTTACTGGTGAGCATACAAGGGCGTCTAAACTTATTGTAACCTATGCTCCATCAAAATATGTTGAAGATATTAAAGTGCGTAGCTCTGTAGAAGCAGCAATACGCCAAGCAGAACGCTTTTCTAAAGGTGGTAATATTGAGCCTCCTGGACGTTATTATATGTGTGAATCTCCTGCCGAGTTTAAAAAGTGGGTAGACAACCACCTAACCGACCCACGGCTTAATAAACTTGTACACGCATTTGATATTGAGACCAATGGTCGTGAGATACATCCAAAAACAGAGTTTTCTCTTAAACACCCACCGAAATTGCGCTGTGTAAGCTTTGCCTGGGCTAAGGGTACTGCACTTTGTGTACCGTTTGAAGAAGACCCTGAAGGCTATTACGATGACCTAAAACGATTCTTAGAATCGAAGGTAATTAAGTTTACAGGTCATAATGTAGCATTTGATATTTACTTCTTAAAACTTGTTAATAATATCTTTTGCACAAACCTTGCAGGGGATACGATGCTCATGGCAGGAATGCAAAATCCTGGGAAAGGCGCTTACGGCTACGGCTTAAAACCATTGGCTGCTGAGTATACTGACTTAGGTGGCTACGAGACTGACATGAAGTCCACACCAGATGTTATTGACGAATATGGTAATATCATTCAGTCTAAATGGGAAGTAACGAGCTTAGATGTTATGGCTCCGTACAACTGTGCTGACGCCGACGCCACGCTGCAAATCTTTAAAATCTTCTTACAGAAGTTTACTGAAGAAAATATGCTGATAGCTCACTGGATTATGACAAATGCACTGTACCCCCTTGCTGAAATGGAGCACAACGGGTTCCTCGTAAATGTAAACTGGGTCAATGAATCCCGTAAGAAGATTGAATCCATTTTAAAGAAGTATGAAGACGAACTCGTACAGCTTTGTGGTGGTAAGTCTTATGATTGGGAATCGCCTAAACAGATTGAATATTTGTTGTACCAGGAGTTTAAGTATCCGAAACCTAATATTATGGGCTTTCAGATAGGGGGTAAAGATGACGGGGATGAAGAAGCAACGACAGGCGACGCTGCTCTTTCTATTATCAATACTCCCTTTACACAAACTCTCCGTAAATACAGAAAGGCATCTATACTTATTAAAACCTTTTTTGGTCGTACAGAAGATTATCTTGAGCAAAAGAGACGTGGTAAGTACGACCCTGAAGCTAAAGGCTTTGAAGGTAAGCGTACTAAAGAGATGACTAAAAAATTTAGCGGTTACTTCTTAAATACCGCTATGGATAATCATCTCCGTGCTAACTTTAACTTAACGGGTACATCAACGGGCCGCCTATCTTCTTCAGGAGATGCTAATATGCAAAATATTCCTGCAGGTATGCCTCATACAGCTCCGGGGTACGAAGACCTTCACGAGTTTAAGGTTAAAAAAGCGTTTATCGCACGGCCCGGTTGGGTTATCTGTAACGCTGACCAATCACAGTTGGAACTCCGTATTGCTGGGGGTATCTCTGGTGAGCCTGGGTTTATCAATTCTTACAAGAATCTCATTGATATGCATAGCCGTAACGCGTACGTATCCTTTGGTATGAACCTTGATAAATCAGAATGGGAAGCTGAAGCGTTAAGTAAGGGGTTACAAAGAGGCACCGAAGAGTTTAACGTCTATGTAGAACGGTTGATGACAAAGTTCATTAAAAAGAATTATCCTGATGAACGCCAAGCTGCAAAGACTGTCTCGTTTGGTATCCTTTATGGCATGAGTAAATGGGGTCTTGCACAGAATCTCAATGAAAAAAGCCGTGATTCTGGAAGTAATAAGATTTGGTACCCTGAAGAATGCGACAGTTTGATTCAGAAGTTTAAAAGTGGGTACCCAGTACTTGCAGAATGGCAAAGAGATATGGTAAAATTTGCTAAGAAGCATGGCTATATCACAACCTACTTTGGCCGCAAAAGGTATCTACCTGCAATTAATGATAAAAACGATTTTAAGAATCGTAACCGTGCAGAACGTCAGGCTATCAATACCCCTGTACAATCAGCCGGTTCTGACTTCATGATGCTAGGTGTTATCAATATGTACAAAAGGCTAGACCTTACTAAAGTTAAGTTTTTAGCTACTGTACATGACTCCGTAGTATGTGAGGTCAGGGAGGATTACATAGATGAATTTGCTAAGATTTCGAGTGAGTGCTTGTCTCATCCGTATCTTGGCAACAAAGAAGTACCCCTTACAAACATCATTCCGTTTGTAGCTGAATTTGAGTTTGGCCCATCTTATGGTGAGACTCAAGGGTACACAATGCCAAATTAAAGAAAGTGAGGAAGAGACAAATGACAACTATCAAAACAGCAGACACTAAGTTTTTGTACAGTTATAAGTACGATTTGACAGATACTATAGTGTACATGACAAGCCCTGATTACAAAAACAGATTCATTGGTGAGTTTTTGCAACTTGCTATCAGGCTTGAAAAGTTGCTCAATATGCTTGAAAAGTGGGATAAAGGGTTACTTGACTTTGAACCTACTTGCAGTAAGCATATCTTGGTACAGCAAGCTAAAGCAATGTCTGACTATGTGCAGATACTTATGGACCGTGCAAAAATCGAAGGTATTACACTTCCGGTGCCTGTAGCAAACCCTGAAATACAAAGTGAAAGGACGAAATAATTATGGACAATAAAAACGAATTACAAATCCAGGATGCTGAAATCGTTGCAGAGAAAACTAACCCTGCGGAAATTAATGGCAATAATAAACCCTATATTCTTTGTGCTTTGGTGAAACCGAATCAGCCTGCTATTGCAGATATCAAAGACGTACAGGGTTTGAAACTCAATATGATGCCTAATGGAAACTTAGACCCTGAGTGCATCCGTGATTTCATCATGGAGGCTAACATGACACTCCTTGATGATAGACGTACCCATGTTATGACTGCAAGGCTTCGTAACAACTTTATCATTGCAGAAACTGTTACGGCGTCTGACCCTCATGTAGTAGACGAGAAGGTTGCTAAAGATATTCTTATTCAGCGCATCTTCAACAAAGTACACGACTACATGATGTTCTTGTGGATGACTGCAACAGTATCTGACAACAAGATTTTAGCAGAGTTTGCTGAAGCTGGAAAGGTACCAGTTGATGTTGAAGAAGCTATTAATACTGGCACTGTTAACGAAGCTCCAGCAGAGGATAAACCTGCCGAGTAAAAAACGGTATAAGTAAAGTATAGAGGTGTTGTAGGTCCGGACTACAATACCTCTTTTTTATTATTGTAAAGAAGGTGATATTATGATATAATAACAATGCCAATTATTATTTTATTTAAAGGAGCGAATATTAACCATGGTTACTGATGTAATTAGCAAATTGGCCAATAGGGGTGTCTTCTTTTTGGTAACATCCCGTAATTCTAAGTTTATGACTGAAGACCAACTTCCAGCCTCAGCTATTGGTAAAATTTTATTAGTTCACGCTATTTTAAAAAGTTATGGTAATAGTATTACCATTAGTCGTGAAGAGTGTGCAGCAATGTGTAACATGGGGTTATCCACAGCGGTTACGAATTATGCGCGAATACTCGTAGAGAATAACCTACTTGATGTTACTCACGAGGGTCGCAGCGTGTATTACAATTTTATTACAGACGCACGCGACACTATTAAACCCCCTGTGTATATTCCTTTAGGAGCATTAAGTAGCAAAGCTTACCTCTTAACAAGTCCTTGTAATATGCAGCGTCTTAATGCACATTTGCAAGAAATTAAAAACCTTGGAATTTTGCCAGATACTGGGAGCTTAGAGTCAGCTTATTTAATGCTTGGGTATAAATATGATAAATACATTGCACAAGCTGATTGGTCCTGGGATACAGATGTAATGGCTTATTTTTCTACTAATAGAGACCATTATAAATTGAAAGCTGTATACTTGGCAATGAATGACGTAAAACGACTTCCCAATAAGTTTGAAGTATTAAAGACCGATTTTTGGGAAACTTGTACACCTGGATTTATTGCTCAATGTAATGCTATTGCTTATGAAGGGACAAAGACTCCTAAATGGGAAGAATTTCCACCTGATTTTTATGACCCCGAAACTACAGATGAAGATAGGTTTGCTATATATTCTTCTGTAAAATTTGGAAGTCCGCTTCGTGCTTCTATAAGCGCTCCATTAGCTACTCCTCTCGCTAGTTTAGCAAAGTTAAAAGGAGTAACCACTGCTAATAAGGACGTTGTATCTACCGTAAAAGCGATTAAAGAAGAATCTGACGCGCAGTTTAAAGAAGAAGTTAATACACCTGCCTTCAGCACTCCAACTCCTGAACTGCGAGTAACTAAAGAAGAGAATCGAATTGTTAGTGGCCTCATGAAAGTTCGGAGCGCATTTGAACATGTATCGTCACAATTAGCCTCTGAGGAGAGTAAAGATAAAGGGCATGTAATTAGTCCTGAAGATGATAAAAACACCTCTGAGGAGAATCTCATAGACGAGAATGGCATGTCTGAGATTAATGAAAAGCCAAAACTGAATGTGAAAGACGTTTGGCCTACATGTGACTTTGTACCCCCAGAAGTGGAACCTGATTATGGGAGGGGGCAACGCTCGAAGACATTAGTCGAACTGAAGCACCTGGAAGTACGAGAGCAACTCATGGAGAAACTCCGTAGTAACAATGTCAACCGCGCTCCCTACGTAAATCCGGTTGGCACTAAGGCTGAGAATGGTGGTATTGCCGAATTGCAAGACGACGTCGTAGATATCTTAACAGATATCAGATTAATCCTTGATTGCAACCTTCCTGATAGACTCAAAAGAGTCGTACTTAAAAATTTATTAACTAAATAAAAAAGCGCCCAGCTAAGAGTAACAAAGCTCTTAACTGGGCGTTATACATCTCTATTCTTTTTTTTTTTAGCCAACAAACGTACGATTGTGAGTTGCATTAACTGATGCTCCACAGCTTACTGGAGCTCCGTTACCTGCAACTGCCTGGCCACCTACTGTTGTTCGACCTGTTGCCGCATGGCCAGTAATTGATTTGCCGGAGTGACCTGGAATTGGGTCAGGAGATACTGACGAACCTACATGAGCTACTGGAATTCCTGCTACCGTTGTACGGCTAGAGCCTGACGTAACAGCCCCGCCGTGAGAGTCCGGGTCACCTACTACACAAACTGCTCCCATTAGTTGCACCGCCTTTCTATATTACGGTAACTCAACTTGACCAACATTTAGACAGTTGAAGTTATCTGCGTTGTACACAATATTTCTAGCATTTAGTGTAACATTCGCAGCAGTAATAGTCGTATTTCTATCTGCGTCTATGTGAAGAAACTCATTTCCATTGATATTGAGGGTAATAATACCCGCAGACTGTCCCATCTCTAAATTAATGACATTCGTCCCTTGGCGTTCACTAACAGTACGACGGACATTGATTGTAGTATTTGTGTTATTGTTTTCATCAACTTCACAAAAGACGTCCACACCGCCAGCTCTGAGCCTGAAGATGCTGCAGACATTCTCCCAGACACAGTTTAATAAGTTCCAAATAGAAGACAACTTACCGGGGCTCATGATAATCTTTTTTACCATGTCTGTAAATGTTTCTTCTGACCCCATAGCATTCGTAGCAGAGGGGTTTCCCGGGAGCGTATTGTTATTACGCATACCGGTTGGAGTTCTATTAACTGTGGCATTGAGTGGACTCTTTACGTTCTGGTTGTCCATACCGTTAATATTCGGGGGCGGAAACATACTCAAGATATATGCTTCATTATCACCAACTTCCACAAATACACATGGAGCCCCAATATTAGGAGGAGTAATACTGAAAGCACCACTCATGGGGTCATAGCGTGTAACAGGACAGGCGGCGTTAGAAATGGTTCCGGAATTGTTATAGGGGGTAATAGTAGCTGTTAAAGTTGTGGGGTCATAACTTGTAATAATACCCCTATTAAGTTTGGCTGTAGTTCCTAACATATAAACTAATTACCCTCTTTCTTAACACCATATGGAGTCTCTGCAATATAAACCGAACCGGTATAGTTGATATTAACAGATTCATCTTTACCCTCAGGAACGTTCTGACTAGCATCTTCGGTCCTCGTTGTTTCACCGGAGTTGCTAATTGTAGTTAATTCACCTACACCTAAGCATCTACCAAAGATAATATTGACGTTATCCAAGAGTTGGAAGGAGCCCGCAGTTACCCCAATGTTACAACTCTGTATTGCACATCTTTCAAAATATAAAGTGGAGATAGAATTTTGACGGCTCGGAGTAAGATACATAGCCATTAGTCCAAATAGCTCCTTAAAGGTGCTGGACTGAGTGCTATAGTTCCAACCCGGTAAGATATGAAGCCTATTAGACAGGCTGGAGTAGGCCCCACACAACCTGCTAATATTTATTGTACCTGGCTGGGATTTACCAGGTATAATGAGATTTTCCTCACATCTTAATTCACGCACTGGGAGTACATTGAGTCCAACAGAAAAGGAGAACTGCTGGCATAGGCCGATAGGAACGAGCTCTGCTCCTAACTGCATGTTTGAATATAGTGCGTCTCCAGCAAAGAGTAACATTGAGTCCGCTGTTGCAAATGAGTCTGGGGTAGTTTCCATCTCAACCCATTTAAAAGACCCACTGTTAACGTTTGCACTGGAAGTTTGTGTATTTGAAGCTACCCCAACTACACCAGTATTGGTAAGGCCCAGAATATTCAGAATATTATTTACGTTATTGCCGAGTCTAAAAATATTATTCAGTGAACTTGGGACCTGTGGTAGTTGTACAAGGCCTAAGGTAGCGGAGCGAATAGAGTTACGTAAATATTGATAACTGTCTTTTAAAGAATCAGCATCGGAGGTAACTTGCGATACACCCGATAAAAACGTATTTACCTGTGATACAAAAGACATTTACGTTACCTCCTGAATTGCTTAGATATTGCCGTATCTGTGACGTAATTTCTTATGCAAGCTAGAGTCCATGTTGCGGATACCACTTGCATCCATCATAGCTTTATAGTTGGTTGCGGTAGGCGCAACCTTAGAAGCTCGCTGGGCAGCTTCGCCTGCACGGATACCACCAATAATGTCATGGATGTTATTGCGTGCTACCTGTTTTTCCCAACCTGCCGTAGCCATACGTTTATAGTCAAGCATATCTCGGAGCACACCCTTATGTATTTTACGAATAGGTGCTAAAGCTGCTGCAGTTTTATTACGTCCCAAAGCAGCTTTAAATGCATAAAGCGGACTAGAGGTTTCTTTTACACGAGCTTGAAGTCCGGCTTGTTCCGAGCGCAATTTATTAAGTTCTGCAGCATTAGAATATGTACGATTAGCTAAGGTATCTATATTTTTCTTAGCGTACATATCATACCCCGCACCGAGATTACGGCGCATAGCGGGGTTTTTCAAAGCTTCTAAATCAGCATAGTCACGTTTAATGCTTTTAGACAGCATGTTTTGACGGCTTAAATTAGCTTCTAAATTATTTTTAGCAACAGATTTCACTGCTTTAGCAGCATTATAACGAGACCTCATGCCTCGTACAAAGTTCATTAAGTTGCTACCAATACCAGCAGTTTTTTCATAGTATTCTTTTGATATCATAGAGGGTATTACTCCTTCATATCCAATTTGAGTATAGTCATAGGGTGCAGCAGTTTTAGTAAATCTACTTAAAATGCTACCCAATGCAACTATAGGACCTACACGTTTAGGCACACCGGCATAAAGAGTTCTGTATATTTTTCGGTACACTTTACGCCTGGCTTGGCGAATGCCAGCAGCAGTTGCTACGGTAGCACCGGTGTCAACCATATCATCTCTATCCATTATAGCACCTCACTATCTAGTAGCAGAATACTGAATGGTAGTTTTATTAGCAAACGGTGCAGCGTAGGCTTGGTAATAGCGTTCAAGTTGGGTACGCGGATTAGTAATATCCGATACCGCTCTACGCAAGGGGTTACTGTTTTTGTATTCAGGGTCCATTTTTTTAGCTCTCAAGTGCATCGCCAAGGAACCAATACCTGCACCAATAGCCCCGTAACGAGCAAGGCGGCCAAAGCGTTTTACTTGCTTTATAGTCTTAGGGTTTACAACATCCCCAGCGCCCTGGTTAAGACCTGCAATATTTTTTACTGCTTCAGGGGTTACTCTGTTCATTACGAAACGGCCAGGAGTGCCACCCATTGCTAAGTTAATAACATCAGCATTTTGTACAAAAGCACGAGACCCCATAGACGCTGCTGTTAGACCAAGAGCACCTTTTTTAAGAGCATTAGCACGATATCTTAGAGTGTCATAATCTTGAAATTCAGAGTCCGAAATCCCCGAATCTACGTGTTTAGCTGCCTCAGCAGCAAGTTTCATCATGGTTGTCATTCTTTAGTCCTCCTATCTAACTGGGTCAGTACGTCGAGTAACCGATTTAAACGCTTTAGTTACACCCCAAGCAGCAGCAGGGGCAGCAGCCATAAGTGCATAAGTAGGAAGTCCTTTAAACGCTCGAAGTTTACCGGCAGTAGACCGGAACGCTTTAGCTCCTCGACGCGATGCATCAAACTCATTAGCTAAGCGAGGAAGCGACCCTATAGTTGCCAAGGCATAACCTTCACCGCCGTTGCTTTCGTCACTTAACGCGGCTTGTGCTGCGCCTAATCCTATACCGTATAAAGGCCATTTAGCTGTACGCCCGGCTAAGCGTAAGAACCTTTTAGATTGTTGGCCGTGACCTAACTCATGAGCAATAGTTGCTCTATCGGTAAATTGAGGCTTGGACCCTAATGTTAAATTACGTCCAGTTTGTTTACTACTAGATATAAAGTCTTTAATGCCCTTCTTATAAACTTCGCTTTTATTGGGTGCTTTAAGGTCAGCTTTTGCTGTTGACATCGTCTCCTCAATATCATTTATCCAAGCATTATCTTTAACCGTTTTTACTGGGTTGAAATGTACAGTTTTTCCGCTTTTGCTTGTAAACGTATAGGCATCGTCTACTGACTGTTTATACCCCATACGTTTCGCTACGGATGACACTCTACGTCCAACTTTTTTATCATGTAGTTGACCTTCGTTAAAGTTTTTTAAAGTATCTTTATTAGGAGGCGCAAAACTACGTGCTGAATGACCACCGGACATATCAGTATCGTTTGTATTTACACCCAAGGCTTTACGGGCATAAAGGCTAGCGAGGCCACTGCCAATAGCTAAACCACCAGATGCCCCACCGATAGCAGCATTAATACGTTCGTCAACATTAAGAGGTCTTGGGTTTTCTGCACTTGTCTTTACATATACTCGATTATCAGGATTAATATGGTTGCCATAAGCTAATAATCCTAACCCAGCAGCAGTGATAGCTAAATTACGTTTTCTGTGTTTAGCTAAAGCTTGTTTAGCACTTTGAACAGCAAGGGTACCATCCTTTGCATAAACAACAGGGTTACTTGGGATACCGGTGCGTGCTGCTTCAACTGCTGCGTCTCCAACAATTTTGGTGTTGACTAGCTTCTCTCTAAGACGTGCAGCTTCTAATGTTTGGCGAGCCTTGGCTAAAGCATTCATTCCATATACCGATGCACCCATTCCAGCTACACTGTAAGTTAATGCTTGGTTACGGGCGTCTGTTTGTTTACTGGCAGTTTTTTCTTTTCGTTTAGCATACCAAGCCTGACGTTGTTCATAGCCTTTCTGTTTAGCACGCTGAACTGCATTATATAACCCCATACCGGCAGCAGCTGCAGCAGTTGCTCCTAAAATGCGTTTAGGTATTTTACGTTGATTTTGATAAGCCTTGGATAACTTAGATTCTAACAATGCTTTTTCTTTGCTAAGTGAACTATGCTCAAGTTTAGACAGTGCCCGTCCTAAAGAACTGGCATTACGACTTTTTTGATTCCAAGCTGTCTGAAACTGAAGTTGGTCCTCAACATTAGCTAAATTTTTTGTAAAAGTCTTAGCTTTGTTAACATAATGATTACGAACAGCAAATGCAGCACCAATACCGCTGCCTACAGGTAAGCCCATTTGAGTATTAGAGAGTTCTTCATATTTCTTTTCTGCTGCTGCAGATTTAGAAAGGGCGTTAGCTCCTAAAATGGCACCAGCCCCCAATGCAGCTACTCCTAACCCAATGTTCCGCCTTTTAAGGAGATATTTTAAATCGTCCTTATATCTGCGTAAAAACGGGCGTGACATACGTAAATCATTACGTGCCCACTGCAACTCGTCTTTGTACATCCATGCATTAGGGTTGTCAACACCATTTTTTCGTAACCAGGCAATAGAATCCTTTGCACGTGTTTTAGCGTTAGCAACTTGTGGAGCGTAGTCCTTTATAAGAGAACGACGGCTTGCAATCATATCTAAAGGCTTTGTAGCTTCATGAACTCCAGCTGCTAAGCCTGCCATTCCAGCTAAAGTTAACGGGGTTTTACGTTTTTGTAAAAAGTCAGAATCTGCTGCTGTTTTGCTTAGCAATTTTCCACCCACTCCAATCAACCCAAGGCCACCAAGCATTGCTCCAATAGACTTAGCTTCACCTAGACCATTAAAAGTGTCTACTCCTTTTAAATAAGCTTGGTGATTTTCGTCTTTAAGCTTTTGGTACTTATCCTTAATAGCAGTTAAGCCCTGAGGTCCATATTTGTCCTCTGCATTCCAATATTTTACTTCAAGGTCACGTACTTTATCATACGCCTTCTCGTATTTAGGCCAAAGAGGGTGACCTTCATCTATATAATCCATATCTAAATATGTATATTTTTCAGCTCTAGCATCATCCAGTTGCTGACCCAGGCGATAATACTTCGGGAATTTTTGTTTTATCTCCAAGTCACGCTGGGCGTCTAGGGCTTTATTCTTATCCTCGTATTCCTTACGGAAATCTTGCCAACGTTTTGGGTTTTTTGGTTTACCCGGTCCTGCAAACGCACCATATGCTGCTAATCCAGTCCCTAATACTCCCAGTCCAAGACCAAGATTCTCTCGAAAGGCAGGCGTCATAGCTGAATCCTCCTTTCTTACATACCAACAGTAGTATCGTCACTAAGAGAGAAAGGACCAATAGCCTTGAGCGGACGCATACGTTCAAACTGGAAACTAAAAGAATCTACTACTTGGAACTGACCAGAAGAAAGACCGTCTTGATTGCCTGCAAGAATGCACTGCTCCAAGAAGTTAATAGAAGTTGCACGCTGACGCGGGTCACGTTTAACAATTACAAGGCCAAACGGTACTTTATAGAGCAGTGCGTTCATACCGCCAGCAGCGATAACGCGGTCCACGTAAGCATCCATGTCAGCCGAGTACAAATCAAGACTCTGAGCATTTAATGCCTGAATCCACTGTTTATCAGTACCAACAATACGGTCAGCAATGTCGTTCAAAGAATCAGTAGACTGGATAAATGCCAATACCGGACGATACAAGGCAGCTACAAGAGAGTTGCCATGAAACGCCAGACGACTAATCATACCATTGCCACTAGCTGTGCCAGATGCAATAATACGACGGGAGGAGCCGACTTCCGGTACGGGCTGTGCAGGCAGGCCCTCATTGTAGGAAAACTGCTGAGCAATACCAACAGCGTACAAAGGCATTTCACTAAAAGAGTCGCCTACCGGATAGAAAGGTACAGTAGAGAGAATAAGAGTAGTATCCCCAGTGACAAAGTCAGTAGCATGAGTACCAACTTCAACAAATTGTTTTCTGTAATCGGTAGCATCCAATTGCTCAGGGGACAAGATGTAATTAGTAGGTTGTGCCATTTATACTCATCTCCTTATTAATATCCAGTAACATGGGAATTGAGGATGCTATCGTCTTCCCAAATCGGAACAATCTGTTCGTAAATGAGATTAAAGTTGTCAACTACAAGGAAGCTACCTGCCTGATACCCACGGGAAATACCCTGGCACAAGCACTGTTCAAACATGTGACAGGAGAAGGTACGTCCAGCAGGGTCACCTTCTACAACTACAATACCCATAGGAGTACGAAGTTTATCAAGGTTGAGTCCCACAGCAGCGCCCCATTCTTTTTCCGTCCAGTAGTTTTTATCAATACCAAGTGTACTGCCATATTTAGACAGTAAGTGAATCGGGCTATTGCCACGTACTAACATCTTAGAAATATTGATGCTACCACCCATCGAAGAGCCTACCATCGAACGGGCACGACGGGAACCAATTTCACGGGCAAGAGCTACCGGTAAAGTTTCATTATAGTTAAAGCTCTGAGTTAAACCAAGCGGCGTTACGGTCGTTACTTGGTCTGCAAGCCAGTGGTCGGCAATGCAAATCAGAGTATTATCAGGAGTAATAAAGTCAACGGCGAGTCTAAGCTGTTCAATCCAGTTATAATGAGGTGCACCCTCATTACTCAGAATCTCATTGAGACTCTGTTCCTGAACAACGCCGCCCATTGCTTTAATAGGAGAATAACTGTAATCGCTAGAAGGCACGGAATTCACCATCCTATTCTAAAATAGTCATTTAGACGTTAATAGTTTGTTCATTTCATCAACAATACCCTGTTTCTTCGCCGATAAGTCAGCGAGATACGGGTCAATAGACGTATTTGCTTTTAGGCCCCAGAATTTCTGCCAACGAGTTTTAGGTAACGTAGATTGATAGTTCTCAACAACTACATTACGTTCAGCCTTCGGCAGGTCCTCATGAGATTTAAAGCGAATTGCACGGCCTTCAGCTTGTTTAATCTTAGATGCATTGAAATGTGGCTCTAAGACTTGCATAAGCCTGGTCCGTTTTAAGTTAATGCCTTCACTACCACTACTACTAAGTAGTAATACTTTAGGTTTAGAACTTTTTGAATTATACTCATCAATCAGTGCTGCTTTTTCTTTAGCATTAAGTTTGCCCGTAAATACGAGAGGTTTTATGCCATGGTCTTCAAGTGCCTTAGCATATGGTACAAGTCCGGCGTCAATATAGTTAGAGTACGCTACCCCACGGAACCCAGGAGTATTTTTTGCTGCACTAATCATATGCTGGGCTGCTACCTGCATTTTTGGACTTGAAGTATAGTCCGCAGAAATATCATGATGAGCCATAGAATCTGACACCTGGCGTACACCTTGAGAAAAGACGTTAAGCCTTGAAGCTTCTTGTAAACTCATAGATGCATTATCTTTCAGCTTACGGCGAAGGTCTGCGGGGATATCTTTCTCAACCGATTTATACATTGAGGCTTGCTCAGGACTCATTTCAACTTTGATAGTCTTACGAGTCACAGAGGGAAAATCTGATGTATTACTCGGGGTATCATACTTATCTATGTATCTATTAAGAAGCTTAGCCAGCCTATCTTTGTTTTTAAGCTTCCAAGCTTCACTATCTACATAAAGGCCCTCAAACTCACTACGAGTTTTCGGTACACGTTCTTTCGGGTTTATAATGGAGATAAGGCTCATTACATCTACTGGATGGTTGTACCCAGCAGTACCAGTAAGAAGTAAGAGCTTACCAGATTTGTCAGCTACATTTTTAAGCTCTGTTACACGTTTCGTATCTTTATTACGAAGGCGGTGTGCTTCGTCAAACACTGTAAGAGCATAATGACGTTTTGCAAGCTCAGGAGCAATATTAGCTGCTCTTTCGTAGCTCATTACATCAATTTTATTTTTCAGTTTATTAAGCCGATGCTTTTTAAGTTCGTCATACACATTCGTTTTAAGCGATGCCGGTACGACAAATAGTGCTTTCTTTCTAGGGTTATCTCTAAGGATAGCATCAGCCGCACCTAGGGCTGTGAAAGTTTTACCAGACCCTAAGGAGTGGTAAGCGATAACACCATGCTCGGGAGTCTTTATTAACTTGTCGATAACCCGCTGTTGATGCGGCTGAAATTTATCCATTATTTAATCACCTAACAGGTTATACTTGTAAAGTTACGTCTACACCGTTAACCGGGTACGGGATTTCAATATGTACAGTCGGTTTAATCTTATCGCCTTCGGTTTCTACACTGAGAAGTTCCGCCCCTGTCAAGATAGGCCCAATGTACTGATAAGAGGTGCTAGTCATATCATCCAGAACGCTGTTAATAACAGTTTTAACGTAGTTTACAGAAATTGTATTAACATTGTAACGGCCAAGAACATTCTTGAGGTTAATTTTGAGGTATCTCGATGCATAGTCAACTACTGCTACACAGCTATCTTCTGCAGTTTCAAGCTGAGTATTATCAGTAGTGGTCTGGTACAACACGTACGGCAGTTCTTCCGGCGTATCTTGCACTACCCAGAATACACCATTGCCTGCCATGTCTGCCAACTGGTCGTCAGAGAACATATTGTTAGCTCTGAGTACACGGCTAATACCACTCAGGCCAATCGTAGAGAAACCCTGATGAGGCGGATAACCAGCTCTCATAGCGCCAAGGGTTACACAGAGATAATAACTCGGTACCATTTCGCTTACAGAGTTAATGTTAAGCATAATAGTGTCAGGATATACCAAACGCAGACGTTTATTTTTAAAGGAATCTGCAATACCCGAAATGGCGTCAGCCACCCCTTGAGTATCCAGTACACGCACTACTTCATATTTCACTGCTTCCTGAGAGGCTACAGTTACTTTGTCTTCAAGTTCAGAGTAACCTTCAGAAGTACGCATCCATTTTGTAGTAGAGCAAGTTACTACGCTTTCGTTGAGTACTTCAATAATCTGCAGAGAATACTGATAAGAGTTAGATGCATTATAAATATCTACAAAGTCAGTTACACGAGCATTATTTGTGACAAACATGCCGTTAGCCGTATCTTTGATGTAGCATTCGGTATCGGTAGAGCCTTTAACAAGCTGACCATCATTGATTTCTACCATTACTTTGGTAGACGGCATTTCCTGACTTGCATACATAATGCGCCACTTACTCTTTTCAGGCTCACTCAAAGTCGTGCAATGACTAGCGTAAGCACTAATAACATCTTTATCGTTAGTAAGCGGTACAATAACGTAGATGTCTTCATTGGTCGATAAAATATCGAGAGCCTGGCGATATCCATTAGCATCATCGGTTTCAATCGGCAAAATACGGTAGCTCATATCACTTACAGCGCTGGCAATAAGGCTTGCAGCTACAGACATCGGGTTATTGATATTAACTTTGCCAATCTTAGCTTCAGCGTTAGACTGACTAGTAATAGTCAAGAAGTCATTTGCAATGTCACGACGTAAAGCACGATAGCTCAGATATACAGTAGCAGATACTACTTGAGCAGCCGTATCAGTTACAGCAGTAGATACTTTAACATCTTTCTTAATCGTTACTGCATCTTCATTTGCGGTAATAAACTGAGATTCGATAATCGCATCTTCCTTAGTTGGGCGTTTAACCACAGCAGTAACTGTAGCACTGCCTTCAGGTGAGGGAAGATTGCGTTTCAAAGTCAAAGTTTTACCGTCAGAGCTTACTTCCTGAATAGCAGAACTGTAAGTCAAAACAGTATCGCCGTCAGTATACGTGAGGTCAATGTAGTCATCAACTTGAATAGTAGCAGTAGCGAAATCGCCTTCCTGGTCGCCGGTTACTTTAGTAATCGGGCCATCGTTGTTTACTGTTGCAGAACGGTGATTAACACCATCATTTGCAGGCCATACTTTTACATATACGTCAGACATTTTAATGTTTACGGAGCTGGTATCTACGACAGAGCCCAAAGTCTGATTCAGATATGCAGTAGTGTAATCTTCGTCAGACAGTGCAAAGTCAGCTACCGGTACATCCGTTTCTACCTGGTATACAGGACCTACAACACAAAGTTGCATAAACGGCGTAGTCGGGTTGACAGTCGTTGTTACAAGCTCCTGGTATACACGGACAGAAGGTACTCTAAAAGGCATTTAGGATACACCACCTTGTTTTATTTCAAAAGCTAGTTGTGTTATACATTAGCTATCTTTTTGCTACTCTATATTATACCTAAGCCTTAGGAGGGCAAGGGCACGTCGCCTCTTCTCCTTCTAAGCGCCCAGTGCTAAATCTAAGCTCTACAGTATTATCATCTATACCATCTGAGGTTGGGTCCTTGGGATTACCACCCTCAACATTTTTCATTTCAGTTGCAATACAACGAAGAAGAACACCCTGGTCACTCGGTTCCCAACGCCGTACAACCGTGAAAGTATAGGGTATTACAATATCAGACCTGTATTTACCAGTCCATCCACTTTGACTTATAAGTTGAGCTGGTGATTGCTGGGCATTATCGAGGTTTTGTATTTGGATAATATCAGCAACTTTAGGTTTTAACATCATGAGAAACATAGCAATCTCAAATCCAAGTTCGTCAGCATCGTCTTTACTTACAGTAAAGATAGAAATTTGGGTTGAGCTTTGTACCATAAGCTGGTACTCAGTATCCCAGAGACCCTCTTTGGTCAGCATCTCCCCCTTTTCATAAATCTTACGAGGAAATGTGTGTACGTAGCCAGTACCTATGCCTGCCGGGATGTAAGACACAGGGCCATTTTGGACAATAATTTGAGGCAAGCCTTTTTGCATATTATCGTCTTCAACAAAGTCAGGCGTAATATCAATTTGAGTTTTATTGTCTCTTGGGTCCCATTTATACTCACCGTGCAGCATGAAATACTGTTGCAAAGCAATTACAAAAAACGTATTTACAATACGCGGTGTGAGTTTAGAATAAGATTTCCCCATGCCGTAAGTCCTTCCTTTCTGGTGTAATTGGTATACGCTGTAGTAACTGAAAGATTGCCAAGTCTTCGTCCTGATGTTGCAATACAACTTCTTGTTTAGTAATAACACGTTTATGAGTAGTCATACTAATTTGGGCTACATTCCAAATCTCTCTAGTATTTGCGTCTACCAAGCAGTCACCCATGCTAATACGGGGGTAACCCGCCGTCCAACCCTGAAGATTGCCCTGGATTTCAGTACCTTCAAATGCTTGACGTACAGCTGCATTTTCTGCTGAGAGCGACATATAAAGAGCAATCGGGTTGTAGTACCCTTGGATGTACCCAGTGTTTAAACAGGTTGGGCAATTAGCCTTAGACCTTTGGCCTCTAAGCGTATCCCAGCAATCAGGGCAACGCTCTTTAAGCCTTCTGCGTATAAACAGGTACATCAAGTTCCCTGCATGTCCTTCTCGGAGTTGAATAAGATGCCGCCTGATAATCTCAGCAGCATAGAAGTTAGGCTCCTTTTCAGAGGAAAATACGCGGCTTTCCTTATTAACATCCGGAAAAACTAGTTTATAATAAATTACAGGAGAACGATAATACGTACTCATAAAGTTGTCATCTATGTAAAATGGGGGATGACGCTGAGTAATCTCATGCACGGTTTCAAACTCTGACGTAGGCGAATCTGAAATCTGAAGATAACCAACTGATTCTGGAGTATTAAAATAATTATTCGGAATCGGAGTCCAGTTTATCTCAGCACTACGTACCGTTAACCTGTGCACATCTATTCTAATATGAGGGTCAAGGGGCTCCTCACGAGTATAAATAGTATTGTCTAAAGAACTCATAAGTTACCTCCTTTATAATACGTCCTCATCTGAATTGTTGAGATACAGAGGAAGCGCTGGGCCATCAAAGGCACCCATTGCCATGTATCTCGATGTATAATAAGACTGAACGTCCTCTATTGTGGCTTCAGTGCCATCATAACGAGCGTTAATCGTAAATGTTGCATGAATGTAGGTATAGGCAAGGCCTGCAATCGGTAATTTACCATTAATAGCAGTAACTTTATGGATGAAACCTTCTTGGCCATATAATGGTTCCCCATACGGTCCGTACCCATAAGGACGGCCTGCCGGACTACCATCTGGTATTTCATCCCCACTATACTGAAGTTTAGCCTCTGGTAATGTATACTCAGTATACTCATCTTCATGTCCTGGACTGGGTAGGGTATAGTAGATAATAGAGTAGTTGATAATCCCTGTTAAATAAGAGCTATGTCTCGGGATAATACTGTGAATAGTAATTTCTTTAACTTCACCAGGGGATATATCACCTACTGCAATATTTACTTCGCCATACGTTACAAGCGGCGTAGTAACCTTAAAGTAATTATTAAGGTCACCAACTTCTTGAATACGGGTATTCTGGGCTGTAACATCACCCACATTTTTTAGATAAATTGTTTGGTCTGTAATTTCGCCAGTATCACCGTTTAAGCCTGTACGAGGACCAAGGGAAATAGAGTAGGAGGTTGTTTCCTGGAAGAGCTCATCAGTACAGGCTTCATCCCAGTAACATCTGATATCAGCACTCATTCTACTACCTCCCTCGGGTCAGTATACGGGTTATAGAAGGTTTCATCAATTTCAGGCAATGTGTAATAGTCAAACGCAATTACAGGCAGATATAACTGCGCCTGGGTCCAACGAGGTACGATAATACGGATAGTCATGCTCCGTTTTTCACGTTCCTTCATATCCCCAACAAAAGCATCGGTTTGACTTTCTGTACCATCGTCTAAAATGATATTTACAAAGCTCAGCCTGTCGTTTGATACGAGCACTCTGACATTTAAAGCGGCACGAGTACCAACGTTCTGAAACCAAACTTTTGTATCATACGTTTCACCGGTATCACCATTCAGACCAACAATAGGAGCAAGATTTAGTGTATAGGAAGAGTCGTCCTCAAACACTAATTCTTGTGTACAATTTTCATCAACAAAACATTTAATATTTGCAGACATTTTAACTCTCCTAACTAGCCTTGTTATTTACTGCTTGCACCCTGAGTATAAAAGTTCTGGTCCCGTTTTTGGCGTTCCTTAAATTTGCCGACGCCTTCCATCCCAGCCATAACAGGCTCGAAGGCCTTCCCTGCTACAGAGCCAGCAGTAGAAAGTACACCTGCTAGTTTCTCTTTTTTAGCATCAGCTACTACATTTGCGGCAACCATTTTCATAGCAATCTTATTAAAACCGGGAGCAGCTACTTTATACAGTTCATAAGCAGTGCTTGCTTTATTTTCTTTCGGTAACATAGAGTACAGAGTGAGTGCATCATGGGCAATTTTAGTAGGGATACTATAAACTACTGGTCCCATCGAATCTGCTGCAGTTTTTACAAAGTCCATCAGCTCGGTACCGTGGAACCAGTTATTAGATGCGGATTTAGTCATTTGAGAACGCTCCCTTTTCTCTAATTTAGTACGGTAAGCTCTATTGAGCTTATTATTTATCATGGATAAAACTCCGTATGTACCAAGCCCTACAGCACCAGCTCGGCCAAAACGCTTCCAACGAGGTAACTCTTTGTTAAACTGATTATCTAATAAGAGTGTACCCAGTGCAGTCGTTCCACCAGCACGGGCAGCTATATTGGAGTTTTCATCATATGGGTCGTAAATTAAACTCATGGTGAGCCTCCTTATTAGCAAAGAGCCCCATAGCAATCATTGATATTCAGTGACCGCTTGGTTGCTGTAGTTTCTTGAGCTACTTTTTGTTCAAGTTCCTGACGGAGTGCATTATACTGTGGAAATTTGTAGTTAATAGAAGACTGTACACCACCATCACTGTATTGCATTTCACCACGCAATTCTTTTAGTGCTGTGAGTCTTAACGCCTCTACAACTGCACCATCGAGTAACAGTTTCTTTTTAGGGAAATCTGCGGCTGTATACTTTTTATAGATTACAGGTGGAGTTTCGTTAAAGTTAGAAACCGACCACTCAATACATTTCCAAAGCATTTCATCCGTGAGAAACTCTTGGTACAAAGGAATATTTATGTCAGCATAATCCATGAGTGCAAGCCTAACATCTAAGGGAGTTACTACTGAATGTTTCTGCATAGCTGTATCTAATTCTTGTACAGTTGCCATAAATTACCTCTCTTATTTATTAGTCATATTCATAGATGGGAATTTCATTAACTTAGTTGGGCCTGTAGTCGGAGGAATGCTACTCTTAACACCAGTAGAAATGCCAGTAGTACCATTTTGTACAGACTTAGGCTCAGTAAAATTCTTTGCCATATCTTTTTTATACTTGTTGACGGCAGCCCCAATAGGCCATTTTCTGAAAGTCGAAACTTGAGCCATAAGTATCAGTCCTTTTCGTTAATAAAAAAGACCGCCGCCGAAAATAGCGACGGCCTTGTAGGCCATTACTTATTACTAGTATAGCCAATATTTATTTAAAGATTGGAGTAAACTTAGATTAACCTGTTGGCGTTAACCCATCAGCTATTAGCCCATCAGCTATTAGCCCATAAGAGCTGCTTTGAAGTGCTGAAGAGCACCCGGTGCAACAGCGCCAGCTACGTTACCACCAAGGGCACCAGTAGCAGCACCGAGAGCAGCGCCTACCATGCCTGCACGGGGACCACCAAAGCGGCTACCAAGAGCCAGACCTGCGGTAGTACCAGCAGCAGCACCCATAGCAGAACCTGCAAGAGGAGCATACTCAGAAGCGCGTTTTTCTTTCAGTTTATTATAGCCATAAACACCTGCACCGCCGAGAGCAGCCAGACCAGCAATACCAGCGCCTACACGACCCTTATGGGTTTTTGCATAACGACCTGCATTTACTACAGCATCTTTAGCATCACGGCTAGCTTTGATGGCTCTATTTTTTGTGCCTTTACCCATCGGCAAAAGCAGAGGTTCTTCAGCTGCTTCTTTTTCCAGCTCATCACAAGCTACAATGAATTCAGCGGCTTCACCATAAAGGTCTTCAGCAAACGCTAATTTTTCCATAGCATCAGCATACATGGATTCAGCAGCGTCCATAGCCAAAACTGCATCATCTACAGTCAGGTAGTCTTCAGCAGCTGCTAATTTTTCTGCATAAGCCATTTCATCATCGTAGCCATAATCTGTGTAGCCAACAATGTCATCCATGCCATATACATAGTCGTAAGCAGCAGCACGTTTTTCTTTCAATTTGTTGTATGCATAAGCACCTGCAGCACCAGCAGCAGCCAAACCAGCTACGCCAGCACCTACACGGCCTTTATGGGTTTTTGCATAGTTAGCAGCGTCAACTACGTCTTTAGCGCGGTTTTTACCGAACTGTTTTACATAGTTAATGGCGCTATCGCGTTGACCCGGAGCTACCGGATTGCCAGTGTATTTATCAATATCAACGATACCTGCGGTTTTTGCACCACAAGCAGCGATTTCTTTTGCTTTAGCCAGAGCTTCCTGTGCTACCATTTCATCATAAACGGTGTTCGTAGTCATACCCGGAACAACATCGGAGCCAGGAGCAGGAGCCGGTTTCTTTTCAAGGGGAACAGTCATGTCAGCAGCAAGTTTCGCCAGTTCACATGCTTTCAGTAAATCTTGATTCATTGTATAGTCAATCTCCTTTACGTTTGCCTTTTTTGTTATACTATTGCCTGTTAAGGCTCCAAGAAGAAGTCCGTAAGCGGCTGAAGCAGGATAAGACTTCAATGCACTTACTTTAGGAGGTTTCTTGGATAAGACGCGCTTGACTATATTGGCTCCAGTAAATCCAAGAGCCCCAAGCCCCGCGCCTGTACCTATATAAGTAGGCTGTGCCTCAGAGTATGGCATAAGCTATCACTCCTGAGTTTCAGAAGTTTCCGTTTCTACCTTAGCTTTCTCTGGAGTAGCAGCAGTACTACGTTTAGTAGACTTAGCCGTGGTCTTCGCAGCTACAGCTTTGGTCTCTACTGCTTTAGTCTTTGCTACTGCTTTCGGAGCTTCTTTAATTTCTGCTACACCAGCAGTGCGAGGAGCAGTGGATGCTCCACCTTTATCAAAGCCCACGGTTTTAACTACTTTACCGGTAATACCGGTTTTTGTTAAGCCGTTTTCACGAACAACAGATACTAAACGAGCAGCTTCTAAACGTAATACACGGGCAACAAGGTCAGTGTCTTCGTTGTCAATAAAGCGGTTAACTTCATTAGCAGCAAGGTTAATACGACCATTAATGCCTAACTTTTTACCAGTTAAGTTCGTTACAAACATTGTGTAATTACGTCCTCTCTATAGTTAGAATAAAACGGTGGCGATGTCTGTGTCAGCGAGTATTTTTTGTTCTTTAGCTCTACGTAGCTTCCTCGCCACCGTATCTTAGTTTAAATTGTCCCCGTCAAGGAAGTAAATCGGGCTAACCTAAAAATCTCAGAGTAGCCCCTAGTGCTCCTCTGTCTGGCTACGCGCCTACACCAGGGTTAGTGTCAGAGTCCTGACCAGGAGTGGTCGTAGTTGTATCACTTTCACCTTGTTCAGCACCCTGGCCTTCAGTACCGCCACCTTCTTGGTCAGTACCACCGCCGGTTTGAGAACCATCGCCGCCAGCGTCACCGCTTTCAGTGTCGTCCTCACTGCCTTCACCAGAGCCCGGTTCACCCGGTTCAGTTCAGGTTAAAGAGATTTTTGCAATACCGCTCGTATTACCAATAGCGATACCAATAGTTTCGTACAGATAGAAGCGGAATTTGTTTGCTTCAGTTTCCATGAAGGCTTTAACATCGTTCAGTACATCGAATACACCAAGATATTCCGGAGTGGTAAACAGATAAATACTACCAGGTTTTACAATGTCATTCTTAATGGTACGAATGAAGTTGTAACCCAACAATTTGGTGTAGCTGTAACCGTTAACGATGATATCCTGCATAACAGCAGAACCAGCAGCCGGTTGCTGCAACTGCAGTAAGCTCATCCAGTCCTGTTCATTAATCAAGATAGTACCAATAGGTACTTCCTGAGCAACCAACAGTTTCAAACCTTCAGCCAAAATAGCCGGAGTAAAGGGACCTGCAACTTCATACTGTGCACTACCCTCCTCGTCGGTTTCGCGCTGGGCAATAATTGCATCAACAGTTTTAATGAACTGTTCATCTTCTGCAATCTGAATATCTTTAAGATAGTTTTCCTGAATAATCTGTTTAATAGGAATACGGTAAGTCTGCAGTTCTTCAATAGGTTTAAAGAATTCTTCAGACATGATAGTGCTGTAGAATACCTGGAATTTGTTACCGATATAGTATCTCTGCTGAGACTGTTCGGTGAAGGTTACAGGATAAGCCTTGCTGAGTTTATCCTTGTGGATAATACGCATCGGGGAATCCGAATCTACTGCCTGGTCCAGGTCTGCAGAAGTAATCTGTTTCGGAGGAAGAATTTTACGAGTAAAACCTTCTTCACGAATTTTAATACGGCAGAAGTCAGTTGCCAAGCCAGCCATCTTTTCCAGGCCGTCTTTGGTAGAAATCTGCTGTACGAAGGAAGTATTGTAAAGCATGGCTCTATTGCCGTCTTGAATAATGTGTTCCATTCTAGTCGTACACCGTCCTCACAAAATTATGCCAATACAAACTGGAGTACGCCATTAGCAGGTTCTGCAACAGCGTAAGCAACGATATCGCCGTCACCATCGATAGCTACCAGGTCAAGCACGCCAGTAGCATTGAGACCCAGTGCGGAACCAGCTTTAATAGCGGTAGCAGCAAATTTATCGGTTTCAAGTACGCCGCTATTTGCAGTTACTACGTCTACGCGGCCCAGAGATTTTGTATCGTAGAAAATTTTATTGCCACGGAATACCGGAGCGGCCATGCCATGAGTTTTAGCTACATACGCAGCAGTCGGTTTTTTAACGTTTCCGGTAGTAGTATCGAAAACAACCCAATCGCCTTCCTCCAGCAATACATCTGCGGCTACAGGAAAAGATTTAATGTTGGCGGTCTTATAACCACTCAAAATGTTAAGCATTAGGGATTTCCCTCCTTGAATTATGTATGTTACATTCCAAGGCAAGCACGGTCAAAAGCGTCCAGAGATGCCGGACTCAGTACACCGCCACTAGCTTCACCTAATGCTTCGGTGTGGTCGTGCCTTGGTAAATCGTTAAAAACGGATTTCATAGAAGCGATTTTTTCCGGGTTCTCTACAAGATACTCGGTATAATTCTGCTGCTGGTCTTGAGCAAGCATGCCACGTGCTACCATTTCAGCGGCGGTGGAAGACGCTTCTTTACGCAAAGAGTCGCCATACTCAAGACAACTAGCTGCTTTTTCAAGCAAAGATGCTGCCTGCAGCAGAGCTTCCTGTGTGTTAATATTGCTCATTCTGCTTGAGCACCTCCCTATTTGACGTATTTTGAACCCCTTGCAACAACTCACCCGCTTTGGTAATAGCGAGACCCGTTGCAACAGGACCAGATATAGCTTTGATAGGTGCTGAGATACTTGCTCTATCAAGTTGTCTAGTGACACCCGTTTTTTTCTTAAACTCAGGAACAAGTTTTCCGCTCTTACTTACACGGACCGGAATGTCACTGTCCTTGATATTAGTGAACATGGAGTATCTAATTGACCCAGGTTTAGCGTGGCCTCTTGCAAGCGCTCCCAGAGCAGTATCAAGTTTACTGATGTTGTACTGGGCTTTGCCAATAGCTTTTCTGGTAGCGTTTGCACCGAAAGCACCACTTTCTGCAAGAGTATCAAGTAACATTCTATGGATTGAGTACCCGGAATCTTTCCCCGCCAGTATATGATGAGGCCGAGTACGTTTTAGTTCGTCACTGACTAGTTTCCTTTGCCCTCTGACAAACCTTCCAAGACCGTCGATAATTCCTGCAACTTTATCTGTTGACGCCAGGTTGGTCATTCAAGCCCAAGCCCTTCCATTACACCCATCATATAATCGGTGCGTGCACTGGAAGCAGGGTGAACGTCAGCACTGGCGGTTTTCTCCATAGCAAGAGATTCATCATTAGCCAACTTAGTTAACAGGGAAGCGCAGTCACGCATTGCAGTGATTAATTCTTGATTATCATTCATAACTGCCTATCTCCTATTCTCTGTATTAGCCCTGAGATTGAATAGAAGCTGCTGCTTGAGCTACAATCTGGCTAGCTTCAGCAACCTGGCTGGACAGCTCCGGGTCATCTACAACGGAGGTAGCCTGCTGAGCAAGGGTAATGTTCTGCGCTGCGGTATTCATGGACTGAATAGCAGTATTCGGGTCACCCTGAGCTACAGAAGCGAGGGCATCTTGTGCAGCCTGTACAGCAATAGTGGCATGGCCTTTACCAGCTTCACGAACCTGGTCTGCAGCAGCCTGCTGGGTAGACACGAGGTTAGCGCCGCCAGTTTGCGGAGAGTAATTTTCAGCAATTTTTTCCAGACAGTCAGCCATGCAAACGGTGAGCATGTCCTGGATAGAAGCTTCTTTAACTACTTCGTCCTCCGGGTCAAAACCAAGAGATGCAGCAAAACGACCATGGAAGATGTCGTATGCCTGATTGCCTAAAATATCCCCCGTATAGGCGGCAATCTTGGTAAGTCTTTCGGAATCTTCGATTCCCTGTGCATGTGCAGTTTTCATCAGTTCTTCAGAAGAAGCGATGCCACCTGCAACTTTTGCTTTTGCCTCTTTTACAAGGTCAGCAATCGTTTTGTTCTCCATGTTGGTGTACACCATCCTTATCTAAAATCGTAATATTGCCTAAAATAAGTTAGAACTCTACTTGCTTATTATATATTATACCTAAGTTGCTTTCATCAACCAGGTAATAATTTATTCATAAGTTTAGAGTCAATGGTTTGGTCAATGACGTTAGAAAGTATTGACCTTCTTTTGCTAGGTAATATTATACCTAACATTGCATTATTTGCGAATTCAGCGAGGCTATCGGAGACTTCAGCAAATTTTTGCATGAACTCTGAATTCTCTATATCACAACTTGCAGTCTTAACGTTAGCATGGCCTTTAAGAGCGGCGTTTACAACGATAGGAGCTGCGATAGACAAGATGTCAGGATTCTCTGCTATATATCGTTCAACAGAGTTTAGAGGAACCCCGTTGTTATAAAGATTTCTAAAATGCGCTGACGCAAAGTGGGCACCTACAAACGGTATTGCCACCTTGGCAGCGGCAGTACCCCAGCTTGCAGTTTTAACTTGCTGCATATCTGTGGGAGTAGGAGCACCCATTTTCTTATGAATAAGTGCCGCTAATGCCATTAAGATGGCCATATTTTTAGGACTATCAAGTACAGCACGTACAGCAGAGCTACTGCGGTATGCAGCATATAAACCACCAAGTATAGCACCAACAGTCAAGGGACTCATCGGCTCCCGCAGTTTCGGACGACGGCGTTCCATTTCAAGCTCTTGTGGGCTACGTACAACTGGAAGTGTTGAGTAGTCGTAACGTTGAATAACGTGAGCACCAGGCGCAACAGCGCTTTCAATGTTAGTATATGCAGGCGGATTTTTGGCATGACCAAAAGTAAGTGCTGGATTAAGTTCCCAATAATTAGTAGGTACATCAAGTTTAAGCGTAGCAGCAGTCTTAGAGAGTGCGTCCCGGTTTCTGAGTGCACCAGCAAGTCTGCTAATGACAGCGGGTAAGAACGAAGACCTAGCAATTAAGTACGCCTGAAGTGTCTTACCGATATCATCTTTGTACTCACCCATTTTCAGGTCTCGGTCAGCTACAGCAGATTTTACGCCCTTTAACACATCCGCAAAAGTATCTAGAGGCATACCACGTTTAACAATAATAATCCTCGTAAACTCTTCTGGTTTCATAGGGATGGCATTGACAGTAAACGTAGTCATAATATCTTCAAGACGATGCTTCTTAGCCATAGCGTCAAGCAGTGCAGGGGGAAGGTCCGGTTCTGTAGCTTCAAGGAGAGGCATCGTTTCTTCGAGACCCGTATTGAGAACTTTAACAGCTTCGCTCTGAATGCGTTTAATCATAGCGAGCTTATCAAGGTCAGATGCTTTCTTTTCTACGTTTGCAGTTTTTTCAAAGTCCTCTTCAATGTCAAAAACCTGAGGAGGCTCTGCAACTGGAATTAAACTATCAAGCTCATCAAAAGCTTGGGCATTTAAAGATGATACTGTGGTGTCTTGACTTGCTACTTTTTCGAGTACATAGGCTATCTTATCAGCCCTACGTCTTACGACACTGATATCGAAGAAGGTCGGGTTGTAGTTAATCATGTACGGCTGGCGACCATCAGGGTATATCTTACGTTTATCACGTAATATGTGCTCACAATAGTCGGAACGCTTACGAGCCTTATTGCCACAGATACTGCATACGTCAAAGGCTACCTTACAATTGTGCGCGTAAACACTATTAGCAACATAAGATTCGTCATCTTCTACAGAAAAGTTATAAACCTTGACGCCATCCACATGAGCATGATAAACTTGAGCTATACTGAGTTTAGACATGGGATTATGGTCGCTATCATGCTGCCATACTGTGTCTCCTGCTTTTAAAGAAATAGCAGGTTCCCAGGTTGTAGTATCAGTCTCAGGATGCCAAGTGTACAATGGATGGTTACCAGTACATACAAGGTGCCTACCGTCTCCTAAAATAAGAATAACCATAGTACCTGTAAACGGATAAGTTAAAAGAGCAGTAACTTTTTTAGGACGCATTTCATGGGTGATAACCATATCGCCAACACGTACATCCTCGATAGGTTTCTGTCCGCCACCTTCCATCAAAATCGGAGTGCCAGCAGGGAAACAACCCATCGACACTTCAAGTTGTTCACCACGAGCTTGGCGGTCAATAAACTCTTTACCCTTTACTTTATCAATCGCTAAGATAAGTTCGACCCTATGCATCTTAGGATTGTACCAAGAGAAGACAACGTGACCATACGACGGACTCGTAGGCTTATTGTCATGTTCTTTAAAAACTTTAGCGTTAGTTACAAAAGTATGATGGCGTTCAATAAGGTCTTTTTCGGGGAAATAATCACCATTAATATTACAACCATAATACTCGCCAGCACCCATAGCAATTACGTGTAAGTACACATAACCGGGGTCGGGCTTAAAGGTACTGATGAAGGAGGCAATGTCTGACCCCTGCTCACGCAGTTCATCAAAGTTAGCAAGCTTAATACGGGCTTCACCAGTCTCTTCAACGACACTGCCTAAAGAAAACTTTTTACCAAGCATTTAGGCTCTGCCTCCTTAAAGTTATTTATTCAGCATCATTCGGGTTACGAAATCAGCCATTACTTCACGGCCCGCAAGGTCGCAGGCAACTTTCGAGTGTTCAGATTCAGTAACACCCAAATTATCCTGGACAGCAGCCAAATATGCATCGAGATACAGAGGGCTACCTGCTTTTTCCGAAGCAGTTTTAGTAGCGGCATCAGCAATCATGTATCCAATGCACTGAAAATCAGACGTATCTGGAATATACTCTTTGCTCATTCTTTGTATCTCCTATCTTAGTTACCGTTGTTAGCGGTAGGATTTGCACTGTTTCTCGTGTATGCACGAGACAGGTCATTTGCAACAGCTTTGCCAACACCTTCAGTAATCCCTTTGATGCCAGAATTGAGAATCGTATTAGCTACGCTGTTACGCATATCTTTATTACGGAGCACATTGCCTTCAAGGGCACTAAGCTCTGCAAAGGTAGTTAAGTTCATATGACCTTCAGCGTCGAGCATGGACTCTAAATAGTTAGCCAAAAGGCGCGGCTCTTCTGCTACCGTTGGCGATGCTTTAATAATCATCGGCATATAACCTTTGAGTACATCATAGCCATGGCGCTGCAAAGTCGGCGACATTTGAATTGCAGTACGGAGTGCAGCGTCATACTTGGAGTCAGCCATGAGACCCTTTGCAGACTCAATACCCCAACCAATGCCATGAGCAATAGCACCAGCAGCTACAGTACCAAGAGTACCATAGAACGCGTTTCTAGCGGAGTTCGGGATACGGCTAGCAATACCACCTAAGAAGTTGGCTGCAGTCTTCTCTACGCCTTCATCTTTTTTAGGGGCAAATTCAATAGGGCCATTATATTCGGACGCTGCCTTGGTAATAGGTCTTATCGGTTTCAATGGAGCGACCCTCCCTGTTAATTTAACATTAAATCCTGGATACGGATTTCTTGGAAATCTTACTTGTGCGATACCCATAGCATTACATCTCCAGTGCAGTTAAAATACGGTTAAATTTAATCGTAAGCGGAGATGCACTAGCATATTTAGTAAAGGCAGGAGATGCAGCGCGTCTTACAGACTCTACACCAATAGCTGCAGAAGCAAATTTCTCACTGATATCATCGTATACACTACGAATAATACCTTCAGCCTGCGGGTACATATTGAGTACCTCAGCCTCCGATTCGTGAAGTTGCTGGGTACCAGAGAGTGCTGCCTGTTTAACGAAATCTTCAAAGTCCTCGATAGCATCGTTGACTGCAAGGTTTCTAGCCATTTCTTCCTGATTAATTTCAGAAGCAAGCTTCGTGGACTCATGGATAGTACGGAGCATCATAGCCGATTCTCGGTCAATCGCCGGTTCATAAGTACACATAGCTGCAGTTTTCTGAAATTCTTCGGTATCCATACCAAAGATTTCTTCAGGAGAAATCGAAGCAAGTTTCTCGCGCATACGTTCTTTAGCTGGGTCTATACTAGCTTTCTTTTCTACAGACGCTGCTTTAAAGAGACCGTCGTCTTCAGAAGCTGCCGGTACATTTATTTTTGGGGTAATTGACGCGGTTTTAATACCGAGTACAACTTCCGGGCTAGCAACCTCAAACTCCGTATCACCTGGATAAATACGTAAGAACGCTTCAGTATTGGTGCGTTCAATCAGCCTCGAAGTTTGGTCGGAGTTAAGACCCAGCTCACTTGCTTTTTTAATAACTCCGTCATTCAAGGAGGCTTTCTTATCTAAAAAATTAGATACAATCTCATGTGCAGCGCTCAAAAGTGAGCTATCAGTTACTACTGCCACGTTATTGTCAACTCCTTATTATTACAAATCGTCATCTTCCAAATCATCCATTGACTTAGAAGGTGCAGGGTTTGTCTGAAGAGCAATGGTAAGTTCACGAATACCACCCTCAGCCCTACTTGCGCTCTTAAGTTCACGGTACAGATTAACGAGCTGTTTAGTCCAATCCTGTGCAACCTTCTGGTCTTCACCAGCATCAGAGTCCATAAAGTCAATCGTCTTCTGATATGCCTTACCAAACACAGTACCAAGAGATTTCTCTAAGTGTATCTTAGCAGGCATGTTGAATTTACGGACCTTCATATAATCAATGCCTTTATCCAGCGCCATATTCTTGTAGGTAGAGTCGTCCCCTACTGTACCACGGCGGATGTAATAAAGCTTATCAGCATCATTACGCCATACCGAGATATCAAAGAATATGGTTTTGTACGACTGAACTACTGACGTTGGCATTCCTAAATCGCGGCCAATATCAGCGGGCATCATATCGTCCATCAAAGAGCACTCAAGTAACTGCCTTGCTTTTACGTCGAGGAACAATGATAAACACTGGTCCATAAAAAAGTCTGTATCTTCATAATCCGCGTGTGTAAGAGCAGCAACGAGCTCGAGAGTAACATCGTCTAAATTTCTATACGGATAATACACTTTAGCGTCAGTCTTAAGGCCGAATAGTTCGAGGCTTAGCTCATCTTTTATATGCTCCGAGACTGCATTCGAGGCTTTTATCTCTTCCAGAGCCCTATAAATACGCCAGGACGGGTGCCGTATAGTAGCTGTCGGTTTATACCTGTCGAGTATAGCCACGTCACTAATTCACCACCTTATCCTCACAGTGTATATTAAATCTCGCCCGGTACGTTACCAACGCCGATTGCACTTGCTACATCTGTCAATTTATTCATCGCTGCCTGAATATCATTTTCCGAGAGAAAGTCGTACTTCTCCTGGCGTACTAAAAATAACAGCTGACTCAATTGACTCAGTGCATCCACAATACTATCACTGGCTTTCATCAGAGATTCAGATGTAGCAGAACCGTTAGCCAAGTTACCTACAAGGTAAGCATCCATAACCTGGGGGCTATTTACCTGTACTACGTTTTCAAGGTCCGTAGAGGTAACGGGTTTTACGGTGCGGATACGACCTGCGGTCGGAATCCCGAAGCCCATGTTAGTATCGTTTGCAAGGTCAATACTCATAGCCATTTCAGGAGATACAGAAGCAAGAGCCGGGTTAGTCACTGCTGCTTGGTCTTCTGCTTGTTCAGCCTGAGTCTGGTCGTCGGTACCCTGACGGGTCTTTTTGTTATCAACTTTCGTCTTATCAGTCTGGTTATCATTACGTGCCGCAGTTTTAGACAAGTCAGACTCTACAGCATCGAATACGCACTTACCGGTTTTAAGAGCCTGCTCAGTTACTTCAACTGCGTCTTCATAACTTGCCGCATATTTACTCATCAGAGCATACGGGCAGTTAATTTTAGAATACGTAGTACCTTCAAGTACGAGGTTACCCTCATTGTCGCGGGCAAGAGTCCCATTGACACCGGTAAAGGAAACTGTAGGTACATTTACCTCACCTGCAGCAGCTGGGTCCAAACGGTCACTATTTACTTCAAAGAAAGTTCCGTCAACACCTAAACTAAAGGTGTACGGCAAGTTAGTTAAATAGTTCATAACCGTTACTTTTTTATACTTACCAGCATCAAAAATATCGGTTACAGCACCAAATGCATTCATTCCATATTTACTAAGTACAATACCAACCATACCCAGGGCCGGTTCAGACGGCTCAGAATTGTTGAAAATGTAGTTAACAGGTACTTGGACAGTCGGGGTGTGTACAAAAGCAGGGGCTAATGCGTACCCATTATTAGAGACGAACAAGTACTTAGCATACCTAGCGTCGGCGTCTCTATCTGATATAATAGACGATTTATCTGAGGTGTAACCAGAGCGCATATTGTTAGTAATATCGCGTTCATCAATCTGGTCGTTACCTTCTCTAAACAAGATGCCTGCTTCCATGCGGCCAGATTTGAGCTGAATGGAAGTAAACATTGCTTCACCGTCAGAATTTATTCTACCAGAACCTTCCCCTGTCATAGCGTCTACTACTTCAGAAGCTATATAATCTTCCTGACGGGGAATAACGAGTTTAGCAATCTTTTCACGATTATCCCTTACGAATGGAACCCCATTCATAAAGTTAATGCGTTCTTCTTCAGTTGCATTTGCAAATTTAAACAGTTCGTTTACTACGTCAGCCGTAATAACTTCACCATTACATTTATAAGTATCATGGTCCTTCCATGCTACTAAAAGGTCGGGCATCTCCGGTGCTGCAGTTTTCTCTACTTCTTCCGGGGCTGTTGCCTTTTCGTGAATTGCAAGCATTACTTCCGGCATATTAGTGAACATCCAGTCTACAACGCTTGCACTCTTAGTCATTTCGTTATAAATATGTTCAACGGCCTCTTTACTTGCGTATTTAACAGCATCAACTGTTTTAATATTACGTACCCTCTGAGAAGGACCAATGTAATCTTCGTCCCTGTCAGTAAGGTTACTTACTGGTTTACCAAGTACATTATCCGCATAAATCTTCTGTAAAAATGCAGGAGACAACGGATAAAACTTAGTATCACCGTTAGCACTTGTTACTAAAATGTCAATCGGAGCCATTTTATTAGCCCTGATAGTAACCGGTGCTGCACATGTGCCACCCAAAAGTTCAATAAGACCATCCGCGTCTCCCGTTGCAGGGTCAAGGCGGGACCAGGTAACAGCACTGATATAGTTAGTAATCTCAGGGAGTTTACGTGCTATATTACCGATTACTGCTGTATTCCAAGTGGTCATATCAGGAGGCAACTGATACCACATGTTGTCACTCATATAAGAAACCCTCCATTTAAGGCATTATTTCTCTGTGTCATATATTATACCTGGGCTTAGCTTCTTCCAGGTAATCCGTGCTCTCTTACAAGGTCCATAAAGGTTTCAGTAGCAGAAGGCATAAGGATACCCGCTGCACCAATAGCGCCTACTACTTTCTTATGAGTAGAATTGTCAAAGATAGCACGGGGATTCAAAGTGCCTTCTTCGTTCTCAATACGTTTCTGAATGACACGGAAAGCTGCATACCAACCAGGTACAGAAGCCATAGCTCTTGCAGTGGCCCTGACTTTAGTTTCAACACCCGGGGCTTTCAAGAGACGAGCTACAGATACCAAATTCCTCGGCGCATTAAGAAGTGACCCCACAATAAGGGGTACAGCAGATTTACGCATCATAAGCTCTGCGCTAGACAGTTCAGTATTGTCGTCTAATTCCTGTTTAGACATTACAGCATGGTCAGGGATAAGGAGACTCGCTGCTACCGCCAAAGCAGTCCCAATGCCTACTGCTTTAAGAAGACCTTGGTTTTGTCTAGCGATAGACTTTAGTACAGTCTTCAGTTCCCCTTTCCCAGCCAATAAAGTATCAGGGTTAACCAATTTAATTCAACTCCTTAGTAACGACCGTCTTTACCTCTACCAAAGCCTACGCCACGAGCATAAGACGGAATCGGATGATAAGAATGTAACGGACTGGTAGCATGAGTTGCTGCATTTTCAATAAGTTCACCCTTGAGGTACTTAAAGCCAAAGTTAGCCAACCAGTCTTTTTTATATGTCGGAGCCTTGTTCGTACCTTTCTGAAACGGTATAAACGTCGGCTTTCTCTTTGTTGGATTCTTACGAATGTCAGCCATAAGCTGATTGTAGTCTACTACGTCACCCTCAATAAGGTCGTCAAAATCGCCAGGGTCTGTAATCTGCACATAGTTGATAAGACCACGGGACACAACTTCAAAGTTCTTCTTCAGTGCGTCTACACCTGCACCTTCATACAACTTGGACATACTGTTAACAAACTGAGAACGACCTTGGTCAATACCTTTGTATGGTACAATTTTACTCATGTTGAGAATACCGTCTGTTAACGGAGTACCGGCAGAAATATGGTCACCCAATTTAACTTTGAGGGTCCTTGTAGGAGGAATATAATACTTTTTCTTCCCTATGTAAACATTAGTACCACCAGCAGGAGCTTTTTCTACTCTAGTAACAGTGCCGGTAACTTCAGAAATTACAGCGGCACCGCTAAACTTCGTACTCATGTTGAGGAAAGATTTGATGGTATTAAGGCCAATAGTATCGCCAGATGCGGTACCTGCAGTATGCTTAGCAGAAAGGCCTAACTGAATAAACGGTTCAGCTAATGCATGAGCACTTACAACACCTACGTTTTCACCAATGTCAGGGAACTTGAGTTTCTCATTGTACCCATAACAATACTGGCAAACGCCGTCTCTTGCCTCACAAGTAGCCGGGCTACGTACTATAACCTGTTTAACACCACGTTTCTTTAGCATCTCGTAGTAGTTAGCGTCGATAAACTTGTTTGTACCAACTTCTACACGGTTAATAATATTCTGGGCATCTTCGATATCTCTTGTTACACCACGTTTAGTACCGCAGTCGCGCATAGATACTACTACATCAAGTACGTTACCGATGAGCTCTTTAGAGAGCGCACCTGCAGGGGCTACAGAAAGTTTAGCGCCAACTGTACCCTTACGAGTACCATAGCTACTAATCCAGTAGTCTGAAGGGCTTAAACCTTCAGTATATGACTTATGAATCAGAAGCGGAATCATACGATTTTTCGGGTCGGCTACAACGGTAGGCGACGTAATAATCTGCATGACTTGGCTTTTAGAACCCTTAGACCCTGTGTATGCCCATTGTTGAAAGGTATTATCGGTAGCTTCGTCTGTTAGTTTCTGCGCGAAAGCTTGAGCGCGGCGTAATACCTTATTCTTTTCTTCCTCTGCCTGATGTGCGGGTAAATTCTTTTTGTCTATAGCTGCAAGCTCTTTGTCGACTTTCTTAAAATAAACGTCGCGTTTCTTTTTAAGCCCGTCTAAATCAAAGTCGGTTGCTTTGTAAGATACACCGAGTTTATATGCAAACAGGGCTCCTAAATCTTTAAGTCCATCAGCAATCTTCGTATATTCAGGAGCATTCTGTTTACCAATCTGACTCAGCGTTCTTGTCATGACTGACTTGTCCCAAACCTGGTCGTATTTACGCATCATAACAGGGAGTAACTCATTTACGAGGACAAGACCAGCAGTAGTTTTATGACCCTTATAAATAACAGGAGCGTTTGGTTTAATCATGTCCATACGTACGTCTTGGTACAGTTTATCAGGGTCCATAACAGTTGTAAACTTAGTGTCCTTCGTAAAAGTCTTCACAGGTTGGCTTGCCCGGAAAATACCAAATACAGATTCCTGTTGCGGAAGCATCATAGGCCCCATAGTACGAGGTGAAAACAAGTTCTTACTCGGAAGCATCTTGTCAAGAGCCTCGACACGCGCTTCTTCAGTTGCAGGGACATGAAGCTGCATTGTATCATACACAAGAATACCATTAGCTATAAATAGCGGAAACTCAGGTACAGTAAAGTCATACGTTACATCTTCCCTTGGGATTTCTGTAACCTCTATAATTTCATCCCAAGTAAAAGGCAAATTAAGATATGGATTAGCAGGGTTTAACTTTTCGGCCTCGCTCCGCGATATAAGCTTTCCATCTTCGGGAACTAAGGGCTCACGCTTGGGGTCTACACTGATAGTAAAGCCTTTAAACTCTGGTATTAACCCTATACGCGCTAAGATTAATTTAGCTAAGTCTAGTTCTTCTTGAGATTTACAGGTGTATTCTAACTTTTCTGTGTTGGACTTAGTAAAAAGAATGAGCACGATTGATGCTACAAAAGGCAACTCAAGTTCAAGCATGTACTCTTTAAAACATCCGCCGCTTTCCTTGATGATATCTTTTGTCATCTCTTCAATTGCCCTATTAGATTCCTCTTTATCTATTGGATACGAAATCTGGTATGCAATTGGTACAAATTTGTGGAGCGAATCCTGCGGAGGTAAGGGGCTAAAAAAAGAGTCTGTCCCTACAGTTGCCAGAGAGTGGTCATCCGTAACTTTGATATTATAACCACTCCTAGTTTCTACGTAATACATCCTACCGTGCTTAGTGTGCACACTGCGCTCTGTATACTTTAAGAATTCATTTTTATTCGTTTGAGGGTTATACGTTAATACGTACCCTTTCGCTTTATTACTTTGAGAATGAGTTGTCATTAACTGACACCCTCCTATTCCTGAATTTTCTAAGTAATATTATACCGTAGCTCTTGCAAGAAGGACCAGCGTATGCTATAATAAATTCAAAAAGACATGGTATAAGTATATTGTAGTGGAGTATTACTTAATAGTCTACTACGGCTTTTCGTAATTTCTTTTTTACGAAAAGTTTAAAACTTGAGAAGAAAGGAGAACAAAGATGACAACTGTACCTTTGAGTCAGTTTCAGTACAAACAAAAGTTTCTGAGATTAGGAATCAAAAATAGCAAAGGCTGTCAAAAACGTATTAAAATTGGGACAGACGAATACGTGTCTAAAAATTTTGCTATTTATCTGAATCCTTTTAACTCAATTAAAACTTTTAGATTTGAACGAACTAACAAAGGTGGTCTTCTTCTTACTCAAGACCCACAGGGTGACATTGAGCTTGAGATAGCGGCTGATGTCACACTGCCTGCTTCAAGTACCGAGCCAGAAGGCGATTACTTGTATTATGAACGGAGTTACTATTCGTTTCAGAAAAAAGTAATTAAAGAGCAGGGTTACATAGCTATCAAATTTACAAGAAACATTGGAGGAATTAATTATGTGGAATGATTTAGAAAGAAGAATTTATATCCAGGGCGTAGCAAACTATATGGCGTTTGAACCGGGCAATGAAATCGACGATGAAGGTATCCTGGAAATTGTACATGAACAGTATCCTTCTGTTCCGGCAGACGCTCGTCTCGCTTGGACTGTAGTTACCGACACTGACGGTTCTCAGTATCGCAAAGCGACTGTTGTACCTCGTGCACAGTCCAAAGGCTGAGCCGAAGTGACAATGAGCTCTGCAAATAGCCGATAGGCTCTGGTACTGATGTGGGTATCGACTTACAAAATCAGAAGACCAAACATGTAAATACAACAAAACTAAAGGTAAAGCTTTATATTTCCCCCTAAATGTCTGTCCCAAACTAATAGGCCGTGAGTAGGTTAGAGTAACATCTAGCTTACTTACGGCCTATTTAATTTTAAAATTTTGTTTTTAATTAGTTAATTTTTATTCAGAAAGGAGGATAGCTATGGCAAACATAGTAGCACAAGAACAGGGTACTTTGGATTTGTTTGATATATTAAATATGGCAGACGGGATTCTGACCATTGACGAAATTAAAAAACTGTTTATGGAGCGGTTTGATAACTGTGAAACAGTTGGCGATATCTTAAACGTCTCGTACCCTGCAGACTTGGAGCGCTTGCTTGTAAACATCGGAAGACGTACTAACGAATCCCGTAATTCAAGAAACAGTGCTAGCCGTGCGCTCCTGGATTTAGCAGATGCAATCACTGGCTGTAGCACCGTTATTACTGCAAAAAGGAGGAGGCTGATTTAATGAACAGTGAAGCTAATGCCCTTGTAGCTAGCCTGTGGACAGCTATTTTAGAGTGTGCAACAAATAAACTAGCTTCTGGTAATCCTCAAGTTATGGTAGAAGGCCAACACACCTTAGACGCCCTCAAATCGCGTTGGAACATAGCACAGTGGATTTATAAGAATGGGCAGAGCAAAAATGCTCCAATTACTATAGATTCTCTGATGTATTTATTAACAACGGGTAACTCTGGTTTAAAAATTGTAGACCTCTGGCTTACTAACCAAATATTTACTACGTCTGTGCGCGGTAGTATCCCTGGTAGCGTTTATAGGGATATGGATGCAGTGCAATCCCGCAGTATTGCGGAATGGAGCGCATCCCGAAATGGACGTGACAACGGCCCAGTGTACAGTATTGTTATTTCTATCCCTCCCACTATCTGGGAATATTTGAGATTGTTTCTCTATATTTATCACACGTTTAATGCTGTAGATGTTATCCCAGCAATGGCAGTGCGTAACTATGGCCCTACCGAGCGTCCTTATATCCTGTCTAAATCCAGCAGGATTTATAGGGAGCAGGCAAAGAGGGTACTGGTACTCTTGGCAACTCTGAACCCAACATTCTGGAATATTCTTAAAATGGAATATATCAGGTTTGTCCAAAATAATGGAGAAACACTGCTTTCTAAGTTGTACACAATTACGGATGCTAAAGAAGTTGAAACAGGTGTTAAACCCGGCGTTGTAGTTTTAAGCTTACACCTTGATAATCTTCCACAAGAAGAACTCCGGCTGGAGGACATTATACAGTTTAAAGCAAGCCTCGATGGCCTCATTGAAGCTGCTAAAGCTATCTTAAAGGCTACAAAGATGCCCCTTAGCACCTATATTAATAACTTACTAAAAACACCTATGGAAGGAGATATGTTTATGCATACAACACTTGAACTCCTTGAAAACTTACTGCAAAAATCTGTTGTAGTAACTGAACAAGGTGAAATACTGAAAGTAAATCTTAATGACAGCACATCTGACCAACCAACTGTGTCTGTTGTCGATGTATCAGCGCCTCAGAGGTTAGCGTTAGCTAATCCTGAAATTACGAAATTATCTATAAAAACACAGACTGGGGAAGTTAAAGACGTTATCTGTCTGAATGACTCTGACGTGGTTGCAATCACCCAAAGTATGAGCGCAAACGATAATGCCCTCGCTGAGCACATTGCTTCCCGTAGCCAAGAACTTATCCAATCTGTAACAAATGGCATACATAGTCCGGATGACCTCATTGCATCGAATTTAGTAGACTTGGAAGCTATCCAGAGGGCACAAAATGCTACAACTCAAAATCAGGCAAACGCAGTAGCTGCTATGACTCCTGAAGCCTCAACTCCTTCTGGAACAGCTGAAGCTACGAATGAACAAACAAATGTTCGTATTGATGAAAATGGTAATCGTCTCGTTCGTCGTACACGTGTAATTGCAGGTCGTACTGTAACTATTTGGGAGCAGGAGAATGGTCCGACTGCGCCGCCTACGCCACCAATTGAAGGCGTTATTCATATTCCACGTCAGCCAGATGATGATTGGGAAGACTATGATGACGATGATGACGATGACGATATTGACGATATTGACGACGATGCTGACGAACCGGCAACTAATGTACCTCAAGAAATAGTAGGAGCTGAACCGCTGCCAGTTCGTGAAGAACAGGTTGTAATGATTAGGGGTCATCGTGTTATCATGAGGCCCATAACAGAGGAGTGATATAATGGCAACTAAAGTATGTCAATTAGAAGTATACAGTGATTCTACAGTAGTTATTAAAGATGGCATTGGTTGGACTCCAAATGACTCTAATGAGTCTTGTCAATTTGATGAGCTTAATAATAAGCGTATTAGCTTGACCGAGTTAACTCAGCTCTTAGCTAATAAATCTAAAATACAATCAGTTATTATCCCGCCTAACTGTAGACATATTGTAGAAAACAAGTCCGACGCATATTTCACCTTTATAATCCCGAGTTTTAAAGGTGTTATGATGTTTGACTGGAAAGATGCACCAGATGGGTTGGCGCGTAAATTAGGGCTTACGTCTGACTCTTTTATTGATGACACCGCGGGCCGGTCTATTCGGCAGTTTGAAATTAGATATCCTGCGGCTTGTATTATTGCTAAATTTATTGTAAGTGCAAATCAAAGTAAAGGCACTAAAGAGTACCACTTTGAAAACATTTGGTGCTTTGCCGTAAAAAACGATATGGAGCCACTTGACAAAATGCAGCTCTATAGCTGGCCGTTCTGCAATATGTATAATACCGATTCTGTTTGTATTGGTACTATTCAAAGAGACTACGATATTAATAATATTACTGGTATTACCTCTTGTATTTATAATGGTGTAAACAATGGGGACCTGGAAAGTAACTGGGAAGCTAATGTTAAAACTTCCCAACGGGACTCTGTACCAGAGGAGCTTAAAATTGAGGGTGAAGGAAGTTATGAATTTTTAATCCGTGCTTCCCGCAGCCCCGGCTTTATCCCTCAGCAATATTGGACATATAAAAACAGTTATAGGTCTTTTATTGAAGGTCTCACTGGCGTAAACTTTGGTAAATAATAGGAAGGAGAAATACATTATGGCTAAAGAAAATAAAGAAGTAAAAAATACAACACTTGGAGTAACGGCACCTCCTGCTGAAACTCGTGCAAGAGCTCAGGTTGAAGATAAAAAGAGCGGGGTTATAGTTAGCGTATCGGACGTGACGCATGACCTTGGAATTCATTATGAAACTTCAACAGAGGATTCTACCGCTTATTCTTGGGGTACTAACTGGTGGAGTAAAAAGAAAGAACCTGTGCAGACAGCTGAAGAAAAAGCAAAAGCTGCTAAACGTGCAGAGCTTGTAGCTAAATATCTGGAGAAAGCTAAGTGGGAACATTGTGCACTTTTTGAAAGTTATGATGCATTCAAGAAAGCATTTGATGAAAAAGCAGACACCATTAAAGAGGATAACTATTTCCCTGCTAAGAATGGTTGGATGGTAGCACATTTGCGTGAAATCAATGGTAACAAAATTGTTGCTATTGACCAATCCAAAGTGTGCCCACTGCTTGATGAACACAAACGTACCCTGGAATTTGAAATTAATAATAAAATTCCTAAAGACTTACTTGTGGAAATCATTGGCTCATTCCATCGCGTTTGCAAGAAAACTCATGATGAAGCTGCGGCTCAAATCTATCGAAAAGATGATGGTACCTATTTCGTTTACTATCCTGGGCAGGATGTATCTGGTGCTACAGTAAAGTATGCTGACGACCAGGGTATGCTTGATAACAGAGCTGAGAGTACCTTGGTGCTTGAACTTCACTCCCATAACACTATGGGGGCATTCTGGAGTGGTACGGATAATAAAAACGAAAAAGAAGTAGGCTTCTACATGGTTATTGGTACTCTGGGGTCCACCAATGGTAGTTATCTCTTACGTGCAAAATACAATGGTATTTATGTAAACTTCCGCGCGTGTGAACTCTTTGACATGACCGAAGATGAAGAACGCGAAATTTTCAAAGCTGAAAACTTCACTGAAGGTAATCCGATTATAGATAGCTGTGTAAGAACTTATTCTGCCAGTTATCGGGGCAGTTACTACAAATCCTATGGCTATAATTATGGGGATTATGACGCTTTTTATGGCGGCAGTTATAGTGCTTATCGTGGTCTCTATGGTGCTAAGTCTAATAGCAATTTTAAAGATAAAGTAAAAGCTCTTTGTGAAACGGTAGCAAAGACCCCGGACAAGTTTAAACGCTCCAAAACTACTGAAAAATTTGCGGATATCGTTACTGCTGTAAATGATAGCTATGCAAATAGCTATCTTTGGAAAGCATCTGCCATGGACCCGGGTGTCGGCGCTTATATTGCGGAAGGCTTTGTTTGGATTGACAGTGCATGGCGTGCTATTGATGTACTCACAGCTTCTCATGAAGAACTTGTAGACCGTGAAACAAAACAATATGTTAAAGAAATGGAGGAACTTTATAGTGATGCTGAGCTTCAGGATGACATCCAGTCTGGTCTTGGCACTCGCTCCGCTTCTTATATGACCGGTACTAATGACCTTAATGAGGAGCCTTCCTTTCTGGGCGACGTTAACAGGCCGTTTACTGTTGGTAGTCGCTATAATAATAACAGCAATACTTCTTTACATAATATCAATGAAGAAGCTATCCGTAATGCTGTAGCAATGCAGACTTCTGCGCGTCTCAATGCTACTAATAATATTACCAATGCTGTGATTAAAGCCACTGGGCATTCAGAAGGCAGTACTGACACACGCATTTTAAACAAATTTAAACTGAGCATCTTCTGGGAAATAATTACGCCTTTTGAAAAATCTTTACTCGCGGATACTATCGGTGTAAGCTTACTTGAACTTTCTACTGATATGGCCTCCGCTATCGCCGCAGGATTTGAACTCGCTGCTGATGCAGCGCTTAAAATCTACGAAATATTGCTTGCCCCGGAAGACGGCCGTGTCGCTATTCGCGAAACTTTGACTAACGAGCTGCCTGAATATGTGACTAAAACTAACAACATTGTGTATGCATTTAATGATTGGGTTAAAGCTCAAAAGGAGGATAACAAATGAATCTATTTCCAATAGACATCCGTCCAAATACAATTCTTGCAAATATTAAAGAAAATGTGGAAGCGCTGAGAACTATGCCTGGGCGCATCCAAAATACTTTGCTTTGTACTTCTAAAACCCTCAGCATCGTTCAAATCGGTGCTGGCGGTACTGGCGGATATGTAGCAGCTGAGATACTCAGATTCCTCGGTTCGCTGCCTTATTATCTGCAAGCCAGAATTCTTTATACTCTGGTTGATGGTGACAACTTTGAACCTAAAAACTTGGGGCGTCAGCTTTGTACCGAAGATGATATTGGCCAGAACAAAGCGAAAGTACTTGTTGATACGTATGGCGAAATCTTTGGCTGTAAGAAAGATAATATTCATGCTGTTCCTACGTATATTACATCTGAAGAGCAGCTTAGATACATTATTCGTACCTGTGGTTCTCCAGATGGTGTCCTGAGATTTACGCTTGCTAATGAAGATGGGGATACCGACAGGTATATAAATAATTGGCATGACATGGTTTCTATGTCGGGTTCAGGTAATATCAGTCTTGATACTACAAATATCTTTAGCCGTGGCAATCTCACAACTATTATCATTGATTGCGTAGACAGAACTACTCCGCGCCAGATAATTAATAACGTAATTAAAGACCTGGCTGGAATCAGGGATAAACGTAGAAATCTGAATATTGTAAAATATGACGACGCTGCTACTACGCTACGAAAGGCTAACCAATACATTTCAACCATAGGTAGAGGTAAGTATCTTATGAATGGTGCAGCTATGGCAATCGGAGGCCAAAGCAGTGATGACTTTAGGGACGTAAATCCAACTGGCGAACCGACTATCCTGAACAACCGTGAAATTTACCTTATTTCTTCTGGTAATGGTAAATACACTGGCCAGGTGTACTGGGGCAGGGCAATCAACGTAGATGGTAGTTATATTGAATTACCTCATCTGTATCCTGGCATTGAAAAGGGTAAATTTATCCCAGTACATAAATATACTGATAGTCTGGCGCATAAAGGTAATCATCTCTATAAGGAGTTGAACAAAGATGATAGCGTGCGTGTATCTTTGCCAGACGCTATTGAATCTTTTGGCAAAATATTTAGACAATATCAAGGCTGGTATTTAAAGGGATTTTCTGAAATACTTAGGTACGATGTACAGCCTTTCTATATCCCTTGGACACTTTTAAATAGTGAAGAATTAGAGGAACAATCTGAATTCTTAAATAGTGTCACCCAGTTACTAGCTTGGGAAGCACCACATTTACCCTTTACTCCTGACTGGTGCGTCCATGGAGCATGTAAGCCAGATTTAAGGTATTCTTCTATTAATAGCCAGAGAGGGTTGCTTTCGACTTTCTGTTCTGTGCCACTGCCATATAAGAAATTCCCGCTTCTTATAGACCCCAGAATTGATGCGGAAGAAGATGCACTCAGCTGCGCCGAACGTGCAGTACAAAATGTACAAAACATTCAGACTAATAAAACTGCGGCCCAACTTGTAGTAAATTATTTTATGCAAATCATAAATGGGCTTTATCCGTATATTGAAGTATCCACTCCGCTTACTACTGCTGGTGTAGAATTTAACGTAGCAACTAATACGTTTAAAGCGGAGCCTCTAACAGTAGATTATCTGTTAGAATACGGATGTGAAAATCCAGATGAAGAATAAAGGAGATGGTTAAATGCGGGTTATTTCTGACGAAGTATATAAAAAGTTTTTACATAGTCCAAATATGCCCGAGCCATCTTTACGGTACCAAAAGCTGGGATGTTGGTCGACTCCCGGCTTTTATCAAGTACCGGAGGTAAGTAACGATTGGCATTTAGATTTAAGTGATACACCAATCTGGATGCCAACTTATGGTGGAGACTGGGAGATAGGTGAGCTTGTACCGCTCGTCTCCCAAGTCAAACCTTTAGCAGATTATGTAGGGGCAAGGACTATTGATGAGTTTCCTACCCCTGCTACTGTTAAAGCACAAGGTAAAGTGGTACCAATAACGCCGCAGGCTTTCTTTGGTCTACACCGAGTTATGCATGTAGATATGTATTATCTACTAAAACTCGCAGCTAAATTAAGAGAAGACGTAGAAATAACAACTGGTATCCCAGGAGAAGAAACCGATGTCTGTGTTGCTCAAGAGACAGGTCTTGCCATAGTAAGGAACGACTCCCCGTTTGAAGACGTTTCCCCAGATGTATTCTATGAACTTCTAAATCCCCCTTTGGAGCAACTTGTAGAACTATATTTTCTTTATTTATTCTTAGAATTCAGAATTTATACACTACAAGCATTAAAACCTGATGGGAATCTGTATATGAAGCTTATAATAGATAGTACGGTGCCGTGGCAAGTATTGGAAATGCTCGAGCTTGTAGGTAAGGATGCGTTTGTAAGAGCACTTACACGCGCGGTATATCTTAGTCTCGAACTAACCTGTACACCGGGAATATGCCAGTATATCTTAGATAAGTCAATAACGTCTGAGCTTTTACAGGTGGGAAAAGAAGTTCTAGGTAACCAAAAAGATGATGAGCTTATCTTTAACATCTTTGATTATCTTGTAAAAGGACAAGACCCACTCATAGCCTATGCTAAGGGAGTACCAACTTGGGCTTCAGATTGGAGCGTGACTATCGGAAGTTCACGTAGCTGGTCTTTAGGTAATGTTATTACGCAGAATATTTCTGATTTAGTTTTAACTACGTTCAATATTCCTGTTAATGTACCAGGACTAAAGGAAACGAATCTGGTAAAGCGCTGGAATATCCGTAATAAAGAAAATTCAGTTACTATGCTTTCTACTACGTCGGTACCACTTTTAAACTATGTAACAACCAGAATTAATCTTATCAACAATGTACTAAGATGGCTTCCTATGGAAGCTTATCAAGCTATACTCAGAGCTCTCACTGCTATTTATGCGAGTATAGACGCTTCCAGCAACGACCGCTTAGTATTAGACTTATTATATGGAGAGGGCTAAATTATATGTCAGCACTAGTTACAACTATATTAGCTGGAGCTACTGCAGTTATCTGTAGTAAACTCTGGCTTAACATTGCAATTTTTATAGACCCTAACGATATTAATTAAAGGAGGTTAGTTATATGACGGAAAAATTCACGTATAAAGAAGCTATTGAAAGTACAAATAAACTTAAACCCGGCCCTAACGCGACCGCTATAATGCTTACAATAGGCGACTATTTTGAAAAGATTAAGAAGAGCTGTACAAAGCTCACTAAGGAAGATATTGATAAAGCTAAGTCTACAGCCCAGACTTTAGCAGACTGGTTCCGTGTTACAGGACAGACTGATGCTCTTATTAAGATTAATTTTATGACACGGGTGCTCGAGGCTGAAGCGCTTTTCGTAGAACGTGGTGGCCAATACGCTATTAACCGTAAAGACTTAGTTTGGGCAGCAAGAGAAATTGATGAAGAAGGTGCTAAGAACCTTCTTTTATCAACGCTTGCTAAGTTCCAAAGGGTTATCCCAGGTCCTGTCATTGCAGAAATGCTTAAATATAAAGACATCTTTGATGACTTCTTTATCCTTTGTACGGATTATACAGATGACCATGCCATGAGAAACGAGGAAGAAGAAAAACGCCGTGAAATAGAAAAAGACCCGATTCTTTTTGGCGTCATCTACCCTCACACTGAAGAAGAAAAAGCTCTTATTGGTGACGCGTATGAAAGACTCTACTTCATTGACGACTGGATTGATGAATACTGCGATTTGACTTTAGAATCTTTGACCCGCGACTATGGAGTACAGAAACTCCCTGTCAAAGCCATGAATAACTTTGTAGACCAGGTGAATAAGCTTTTACCTGAAGAAAGCCCTCTTGATAGAGTACAGCGTATTGCTAATATCAAAATGGACGAATTTTACTCTGGAAAAACTAATAAAAAATAATGAGGAAAGAGGTAGACTCTAATGATTGATATTACAGGATGTGACTATCTAAGGCCAGACATGGATGAGGTAAAAGCCAGGCGGCGTAGACGTGAAGACGGTATCAACGGTGTACTTAGGCTTATAGATATAGCAAAGCCTAAGAATATAGACTACGGCGAGTATCTAGAACCTCAAATAGTTCAAATGTCAAACTTTTGGAACTCTTGGAGTAATATTAGTAGTTCTACCTTTATACCTCAAACCAGCAGAGTAGTCTATACTCTACGCTATGAAAAGATGTTACCATCAGGTGTTAGACGCTTGAATAAAGAACTTAAGTACCACAGCGATTATGTTGAGGGGGAGGTTTGCGATTGCTGTGGGATTCGGCGGGATAGCCTTGAGTCCCCGGGTTTTGGTAAATATGGGTACCCCCATCTTTGTAATAACTGTGCCCGTGATATGTATAAATATGTAATAGAAAACCCTGAAGGTTGCAATGAAAGCCTGTTAAGTATAGGCATTGTACCACTCATACGACGCCGGGAATACGCTGAAGAGGATGCTATTAAGAACTGGACTTGGGCAGAACCCGGATTACTACTAAACTCTCAGTCTAACTTGGATTCGTCGCTTGTTAGCATGTCTTGGATATTATCACAAACTAGTACAAATTAAGAAAGGAGGATGTGTGTATGGATATATTTTCAAACCGTGCCGGAGTAGAATTGCTTCGTCCTACAGTATATCTTAAACAAATTACACCGGGATTGCAAATACCCGAAGAAGTAAAAAAAGCAATGACGCAAAAAGCCAGGAAAGATATGCTAGAAAATGGTAACCAAATTAAGAAAACGATTAAGCCTGGTTACACAATGCCTCATGCTACAACTATGGCTGAACTTGAACTAAACAAAAAAAGAAGAGATACACATCGTCGCGATTCTGATAGCTATTATACTGTGGGGTCGCGTTCTGGCCACGTAGAAACAGCTCCTGATATTATTGCAACTATTCCAGGGCTTAGGCTTGGAGACCTAGCTGAACGTGATAAGCTGGCTATCTTTAGTCCAGTATATCGGATAATAAAAGAAACCTTAAACCAAGACACTGAAAATCGGCACATCCGTAAATACCCAAAGTTACCCAGGGAAGTGGCAATGAATCTCCTTGCCTCTGAACTGATACTTTTGCCCGGGGTTGTACCTCAACTAGCCTGTCTTTTACGACTACTTTGTGGTGATGGTGAAAAAGGGCTTAGAGCTGCAGTAACAGTACTTACCGATTATTTGTTATATCGCATTGGATGTGGTAAAGAAGGTACACCCTTCTCAAGTAGCGTACAACACTTGGGTGGTATTGCAAGTGACTATGCTGTTTTAAACCCAGGGTTTTTAAGACTATTTGGATTATCTGCGGTTTGTGCTATTGAACCTTTCGGTAACCTTGCAAATACCTTATATGCTATGCATAACAGGTCAACTTCATTAGCCTTCTTTAGAGACCCCCAAAATACTATAGATGTAAATAACAGAGACCTAGCTCATGCGACTACCAGCTGTATGTCTATGGCTAAATTTACAGAGCCTGGTGTACTCTGTCCGGACGCACTAGCCTTATGCTATAATATGGCTGCACCACTTGCTATTGGTGAACCAGGCCCATACTCAAGCACCGGCCTTAATACTAATGTTACGACTAGGCTTACTATGGAAACGGAAGAAGTAGTTGCTGTGTTTAATGCAATAAAACTGTGCCCAGCTCTAGCACCAGAGATTATCAAGGCTATTAAATGGGCACCTGGGGAAGATGCGCTTGCTAAGCTTGTTAATACCACAAGAATTTTCAGTGCAAACACTATTGGAGCGCTCATTCCATATCTCCTTAGGCTTAATGTTATGTATAAAGCACTAAGTTGTCCTGAGCTTAATATTCGTGAAGTATGTGAAAAACCACATTACAGAATGCCGGGGCGTCTATACCGACAGCGTAAACTAGAACAAATTATTAGTGGTGTCGCTGCTGGAGCTATGATTTCTCCTATGCTTATCAAGGAGTTTCTGACTTCTCCTATTAAAACTATGAAATGTCTTAGCTCTGAAGAGAGCGTAAACTGGGCAAACTGGCTTTACACCGCAAAAGGCTTATTAGGTAAAGAGTGCTTTGATTACCCCTGGATGTATTCTTATGAAAATATCAAAGCACATTATTTGGGGACCAATCAATCTGCAGGTGCTACCCATTGGAACATTTATAGTAGTTTAAGCATCCTGCTTAGTACCATGATTCTTGGTACTACTGTAAGAGGTACAGCGCTCTTACCCGGGATTACGAGTATACTTCTGAGGCCAATCCAACATTTAAGCCTGGGAAATCCGGAATTTACAGATATTTATTGGGACCTTTGGGACATCTTGGAAAACTCTCCGCAGGGCAAGGAGCTCATAGCCTATACTGGGGAACTGTTACAAAACTTTGCAAATAGGAAACCCACCGGTGATGTGCAACTGCTTCTAGACTTTGCTAAAGATAGTGAAGGCATAGACTTTAAATATCTAGAAAATAGATATTTAAAAGATATGGAGAAATCTGTAAACCAGTACGTTAAACCAATGATGGCTAAGTTCCAAGCTGGGTCATTTATGGCTAATCTCTGTAACAGCGTACATGCAAATTCCAGAGACGGTGCAGATATCCTGGCAGATACCTTGTGGGTTGATGGAGAAAAGGATGACCCTGAAGACATCTTCGGTGTCTTTGCAGGTATTGATGGGTACAAGCTAGAAGAATATGAGGTTCCTAGTGGTGAGCTTCGTACTCGTATTGTTAATACAGCCTACAATACAAGACAGACGTGGGGTGCTACTAAGTTTGGCGCTATTTGTACCGGTGTTATGGGAGGAGACATGACAAGGCTCAATAGCTTTATACTGCACCTAACAAATGTCTGCAATTGGAATGAGTACGATTGGCAATCTTTGTGGACCTATGCTCATCTTTGGGCAGCACAATGTGCTAGTCCAGCTTCTGTTAACTACAGAAATGTTTATAAACCATTTGCTGATATGGTATTAGATGGCTGTAGCGTAAACAAGTTTAATAACTTATATCAGGATGCTCATGGGATGTACAAAAAGTATGTCTGTGGTTGTATCAAAATTGCTCCCAATCATAACTCTTGTGTACTTCCTGGTAAAAAGAAGAAATTGGTGCTACCCAATGATAGAGTAGAGGCTGAAAAGTTGGTTGGTAATAAACGCAACCTTACTCCTACTGACGTACTTTTAAAGCTCTGGGCTCGCACTGGGGTCTTCATTGGTAATTATATTGGTTGGGATAAAGATAATAGTACCCCTGATATAAAAGGTAAACCAAGGACCGCATCAAACGTCCTCTGCAATACACCTCTACGGGTACTTATAGGGTACTTAAAGTATTTCTGGGGTACTCATGCAAATAAAAGTAATACTCAGCTTATCAAGGAGGCACGTAAGTACAAAATTGATACTTATGACGTACACAAAATAGCTCTCATTGGTACATCTGATGATGATTATGAGAGCTATATTGACAAATGTAAGGCTTATAAATCTGAGCTTATTAAACGGGAAAGTGTGTGGAGAGCTTGGGCTGACCAGTTCTTAACCGAGTACAATGGAGAGTATACTATTGCTACGAGAGAGGAAGTTGTGCATTTGTGTACAACTTCTCAAGGGCTTACTAAAAATGAAGCCTATGTACTGGCATATTTTAACGATATAACTGCTAAAGAAAAACGTAGCAGAAGCATGTTTAATAGTCTTAGTACAGCGACCCGCAAGGAATATACCTTCACAATGCTGCTTTGTGGCTATATGCCGATTGTACGGCACTCCCAGGGCAATGAGCGACCAGAGATAGCAGGATGGATTGATACTAAGGCAAAAGCTAGTGATATCAATAGCCATTATTCGATGTGCGTACTTGATAATATTCCTTCTCAATTTAAAGAAGATTGCAGGCATAGATTGTCTATATTTAAGAAATAAGTATAAATAAAATTATATACTATTTAGTATAAAATTTATTAACAAGGATATAAGACTCTGAAATAATTAATACGAACACTGTTCGTACGGATTTTCTCAGTAGTTTTGTATCCTTGTTTGTATTTATTTTTTCTTTTTTAGCTACATATTTTGATTAAAAAGAAATTGTTTAGTGAATTTTTAAAATCGAGTATATCGACTATAAGTGCTAATTTTTTAAATACTGATTTATACAAAATGCATAATGAGAATAAGTATTAATACGAACACTTGTTTATTATTTACAAAAAATTGTGACAAATTTGTGAAATTGTAACTTTTTAAAAACCAGGAATTCGCACTTTTTCCCGACGCCATCGGGGTAAACTAAAAGTGTGGTAAGGTTTGTGCCGAGCCTGTCGTAAAATTTAGCCACTGGTTACACTTTGTCTACACTTTTCTAAAAAAAGTGTAACCGCCAGAAACCGCATGGGGACTGAGTTTAATATATATATACTACAAATACTACACTTTTTTTATATATATACTATATGTGTACGCAAGGGCCTCGACCCCGAAAATCGTATATTTTACCCGAGTATATCGTATGAAATTCACGATTTTACGATATAAAATTTAATGTGTATGCATACATATAACGTCGTATATATACGCGCGTATATAAGCATACTTATTCAAAAAAAGTGTAGTTTTTGTAGACAAACCCTCGTAACCCCAGTGTTCATGCGGGTTTGCACGGTTACACTTTTTTTTTAAAAGTGTAGACAAGGTGTAACCACTGTCACTTTTTGCTGATATACAGCCCACAAACCTTACCACACTTTACATTTTCAGTACTTAAAATCACAAAAATGTAAACATAAAATCCAGGTATAATATAAGGACTTCGCGCCTCTTCGTTCCTGCCTTGTCCCTACTCTGTCCTTGCTTTTACACTTTTTGTACCCTAAGCCACCATCCCCCGTACAGGCCTTGGGACTCCATTGACATCATTGTGGCGTCATATCCTTTCCACCCTTTCTTCATCCGTATCAAAATTCATACATTTCTTACACCCAAACATACCTCTGAGAGCTTCATATTTAACCTCTGAGGAGTTTTTATAGTACTAGGTATATACTTATATGGCTTTAATATAAAATCACCTCAGAGGTGAATCTCATGCCTCTCAAATATAAATACCGAGTGGCTCGGTACCTTTGGTTAGCAGTGATTAACAACACTCCTTCTCACATATCTCAGCTAATCATTTCTCAGCCCCAAACATGCCTCTGAGAGCTTCATATTTGCTACTAGAATCGTTTTTACTACTAAACGCATATAAGTATATACCCCACAGCATAAAAATGCTCAGAAACAAAATATGAGGCTCTAAGACACATTTGCATCTTGGAGCCCCATACATCGGAGGAGGATATCTTTAGTTTATAAAAATGGCTAGGCGTCGCAACTACCACTGAATAAGCTCATAAGCTACTCTGGCGTCAACGCCCCCATCCTTTGTCATACCAAGCTGGTAAATCCAGCGCTTGTTCCTGACATGGATGCCCATTGCTACAGAGTCAAGTCCAGAGTCGGTACTTGCTCCAGCATAGATGCCAATGCCATGCTTGGAACTGTCAGTGTGAATGCTGTAGATATTTGTACCAGTTTGACCTTCGGGCGCATTCTCAGCAATCACTTTATCGCCACCGTCAGACTTGATAGCAGCGTCAATAGTTTCCTGAGGTGTATTAGAGGGGAAGGAGTAGAGAGGTTTCTCAGCACCTTCCCTAATCGTAACAATCTCTTTGTAGACATGACCGGCGTCATCCTTGTCCTTAATTTCCTGTTGTACAAACTCCTCAGTAGCCTTGCCACCCGGGGCCTGTACGATTTCAGGAGCAGTATCATCCTTAAAGAAAAAGTTGTACACCGCTGCAACACAGGCGATAATAACCAGTATTTTAACGAGTACGTCAAAACCTTTACTTATCTTGTCCAGCATCGCAGTTCAGCTCCTTTTCTTCACTAGATTTATACCTGTTAAGGCAATTATTCCGCTTTTCACATGTCTTACATTTATCAGCAGGGACCTTGGGATTCTGCCGATGTTCTCTGATGTATATTTCCTCGTCCTTGAGCTTATCACGCCGGGCAATGCTTATCCAGAGGTTAGCAATGAACTTCGCTGCCTGCTCAATAGTCAGGTTAGGAATCCTGTAGAGGTTTGCACTGAGCATAAGCGGGATAAAAGCGAACCACAGTGAGTTAGGCATGGGGTACAAAGCGTCAATAAAGCCTGCAACGATAGGGGCGATGAAGATACATACAGCAAAACAGGCGAGGAAGTCGGTCCAAGGGAAACTCATGGGGTAGTACGTTTCGGGTGTCCGCGTACTCTTCCGGAGCTGGTAGAGTACACAGAAAATAACGAGCCCGGCGCAGCTACCAAATAGGCTCATGACCATGTTTTGCACCGAACCGATTTCAAGGACTTCCTGCCTGACCAGCTCGTACAAAAGCTCGGTTAATAAATCCACCTTCACCACCTATCCTATGTAAAAATTTGTTGCATCTACTTTTAGTATTCTGGCGGTAACTTTGAGTACACAAGGTATGCTATCACCATTACCAAGAGGACTACTGCAGTCCAGGTAAGGCCAACACTGAGGGTCCTGGCAAACTGGTAATCCTTTGTGGACTCCAAGTTTTCCGTAAGCATCTTCTCAGCTTGCAAAGACCTGGCATTGAAAGGCTTGTACTCTAAAATTATGGCCAGTTTGTTATTTCCTGTCAAAGACCCGTCAGGATATACGTCACGGATACCAAAGATGTCTTCGTGGTCGTAGATGTAAGCCACGTTTATAACATATTTGTCCTGGAATCTGAGTGGGTCTTTAGCCATTTCGTTGGGGTCAATAGCAGTCAGTTTGCCTGTACGCGGACACACTGAAAGCATCTGGTTCTCTGTGAAATTAAACAGTAGTGGCGAGATTTCGGCTACTTGCCGCATTGTTTCACTACGGGACGAAGTAAATAAAATATGGGACCTGTCGGTGACAATGACATGCACATCGTCACGCAGTGGGAACCATTTGTTAATATACCCATAGCCCTCTTCCCCAAATATTTTAAACAAGGGATTATCAAGGCTATTGGTCTCATAATACTGAGTGAGGTCATTGTAAAGCCTCGTTTTATCATTGCCATACTCTTTAGCAATGCGTTCATCAATAGCGTCCCTGAGAGACTTTGCATGATTCTGCATTAGCTGGTAGTTTGTCGAGATGATAGTTCTACGGCTATACTCCGTAGACTCCTCAATATGGGCAGCTAATTCCGTATACCAGTCATTCATCACTGAGATGTTGTGGTAAGCATGGAACATAATAAGCCCTAAGAGGGCTACACCACCAATAAAAATAGTATGGCAGATTATACGAATGAATTCACAATGCTTCAGTAGGAAAAGGGTAAAATTAGACGGAATGTGTGGGCTCCCGCTAGTGCCCTTTCTTAGATTAAACATAGATTACACCTCATAGAAATATTTTATAAAATATATCTCCTCCAAACATTTGTTTGTAATAATATTTCCTGATTATATAAGAACCTTAGAAAATTATTACGAACAAGTGTTTAAATGTTCACAATAATTTTCTGCAGTAATTACTAGCTAATATCACTGCCATAACGAATCATAACAAATCCGTCATATCCAGAATATGCAGCACTGTTATACGACGTATCCGGTGCGTATTTATAAGACGCGCCACCTTTACCTACTGTAACAGTAATTTGTTGTCCGGGGGTGACAGTGACTACACCATGATTATATAAGCCAGAGCTGCCGGACGCTGCAATGTTGTTATAATCAGGATTACCCGTATATGCGTATGCGCCAGCACCAGGAGATGAGGTACTACCTACTGTTTGTGTAAAGCTGGCAACCCAGCCAGTAGCACCATTTTGAGCAGTTACATGGTCACCAGCAATAGCTGTACCACGACGTGCATACGGTGTTTCCCACCGAACAGTGCCACCACCCCAGCTAGAGGTACTCCACTGATGTCCAGATAATGTGGTACGAGTACCGACAGTTACGGCACCTGCACCTTGGGCAGAAATAAGATTACCAAACGAGGAATCACCACCCGGCGAACTCGAATTTGTACGAGTATACCTAAGAGACATAACACAGTTGCCTGAGCCGCCACCACATAATGCTACTTCTACTTTAGTAACATAAGCAGGCACCGTCCATAAATAAGTTCCAGCACTTGTCCAGCTATATTCACCAGATGGTATTGGTTCAAAAGTAGCGCTAATTATTATGTCCTCATATACATACATAATAATGTCGTTAGTTACTTCTTTCCCATTTACATAGATATGTGCTGGATAGTAACCTTCATCTGGTACACCAGAGATTATAAGGCGGCTGCCCTTTGTAACTCGTCCAGATATATTAGTTGTAACACTGCCATGTTCGGTTTCAGCAAAAGAAATCATATATGTTTCAACTTCGGGTGTTTCTGTAGGTTGCTTCTGAATATACCATTTAGCAACATACGGAGGCTGTATAGTAACAGCGAAACTCGAAGAGCTCCCTGTGCCTGCAGAGCCGCTCGTCTCAAGTATTGCCTTCGTACAGTTATCCCAGTCCCAATGCCATTGGTCCCCGTAAACAGTGCCATACTTGGTGTATCGTGAATACGACCCAGTAGCGCCACCACAAAGAAATGTACAGTTACTAAAGGTATGGGTATGGGCTCTGAGAAGCGATGAGAGATTTATAGCTTTCGACATCGAACCACCAGTAGCAGAGAGAATGTGATTAGTACCCCAGTTAACCGGAATGCGGCTACGTAAGTCAGGGGTGCCAACAGTACCATCACATGTTTTCCACCCTGTAGGCACCTGGCTCGCTTCACCATGCCAGATAGCAATAGCATACGTCGGTATTTCGTCGTCGTTAAGCTGCGCTGCAATATCGTTAAGCTGTGCATTATAGGAGTCAATAAGAGCAAGCAGCGCAGGTGTCATAAAACCAGCAGCGTCACTCGAGACATTACCATGTACAGCATTACCCCTTTGACCAATGTGTTTGTCGAGCGTCGTAAGGCAAAGTTGGACGTTGCTCCTCGGTTCAGAAATATGGACGGCCCTGACAGGAGTATCGTCTGTAATTGTTTGGTCTGTGTATGTTAAAAGCGGAATTGTTACACTCATTTACTTTTATACTCCTTCCTGTTGTGAGCCGATTGGCTTTAGAGTGATTATACTATCGGTTAGTGCTACATCAAGGTTAGCCAATGTAGCAGCAGTTTCTATCTTAAAGTCAAAGCGGTGACTACCCGCTGTGAGGTGCAGGTTTTTATCAACGAGTTCTACAGCCATTTCTCCACCGTTAAAGTAGCCATATGTCTTAGAACCGAGTTCCTCGTTGTCTAAAATCAGCGTCACAGTGACTTGAGCATTCTTATCTCTACTTCCATAGAAGTCTGAGTAAAGTACATTACGTACAAAAACTCTATAGTCATTTTCAGTACGTATATTTACATATGCTGTAGTAATGGCTGACTTCTTTTGCCCAATACGAGAAGCCACAGTAACAGGCTCAAATCTAGATTCGGCAACGGGTTTATTGAGGTTTTCGTCTTCAGCCGGGACTACGCCATAAGCGACTTTAGCAGCCTCGTAGTCACGTAAGTCTTGTGTAAACTCTGGGTCCTCACTATAAGCCCTGAGAGCTGCAGTCATAATGCCATACGTATTGACTTCGTCGAGGCTCAAAGTCTTCGGCGTGTAACCATTAAACTGCACAGTATAGCTAGTAAATTTATAGGTGGAGTTTGGGGTTGTTGTGATATTCATAGCCGTGCCAAAGGGGTAATTCTGGCTCGTGATTTTAACACCATTAGCAGTAGTTGAGCCGTAGGCAGGCTGGTTAATTTTTAGGTTACAAATCTTCTGTCTCTCTGTAGCTACAATTGTAATATCTTCCATTACACAGTAGTTAAAAGGCGGCGTCTGGTTTACACCATTTACAGTAAATGACGTGATTTCGTAGTCAGTCGGTGCTACAATACGGACCGAGATAACGGTCCCCCAAGGAACTGTACGGTCAGTCGTTGTAGTATCATTGATATAGATTTGGATATTTTCTAACTCAGAAAGTATCTGTACTCTACAAGTTGTACTCGTATTAACAGCGTTTTTCATAATAAAGGGAAACTTAATATAGGGCGGCAACCCACTGGAAAGAACAGAAGAACTGCTTGCATCAGACCCAGTGTAATTAAAAGTGTCCCCAGCATAATACATCAGACTGTTATCCGTGTCAGAGTCGTCAGAGCCAAGGGTATTCCACCCAAATGGTGTACGGTTAACGAGGCTACCAGGTTCGTAGTATTTATTATGCTCAGCGAAAAACGCATTATAAAAGGTATGAGTATGCGCTGCTAACGAAGATAGAGTACCAAAAATACTGGTCCAGTCGTTAGCATCAACTTCAGAATGGAGCGGGTACGTTGTAGACGAACTGCCACCAAGTATAAACCTGTTTCTTGTATCAGGAGTAATCCCAGCACCATTACACCAGTACCAGCCAGTCGGCGGCGTACTGGGTGTACCGTTCCAGGGAACGATGATACCATCAGGTATACGCAAGTTTACACGTGAAGTTAAGTCGTTAAGTGTAGTTTGAAGGTTGTTAATCTCCTGTACAATCTCTGGGGTAATAAAGCCAGACTCTGTAAGCGTCACAGCTTTGTGAGCGTCATAAGAGTTTTCAGCTTTGTGGTTCTCCAGCTCATCATGGACCTTATTAGCGTATTCTTCAACTTCTTCCGCATGTCTTTCTATAATCGGGGTACGGCCACTATAGAGAGGGTTCTCTTCCCAGACAATAGTACCATAAAGTTGTCTTGCCATAAGTTAAGTTCCTCCTTGTTAGTAGCCGAGAATCCGGTATTCTATAACATCAGTAGGCTCAAAGTTAGCACCAAGGTTAAGAGTTACAGAAGTAAGTGAAAAATCAGTTACAGTAACTTCAGACTTCGAGCCGTCTTGGTTGTGTACATCTATATAAAAAATTTCGGTATTGAAGCTCAAAGGATAACTAATAGTAAGCGTAGCATTATCACCAGCTTCTACATTACCCCAGACTTCTTGGAGACCATCGGTTTCTCTCAGCCAGCCAGCTTCATCAGCTACAGAGCCATAGTCAGCTACTACTGTTTCGTCTTCCGAGAGCACATTAGTAGCAACATCGGCTGTGAGGGCCAGAGTATTCGGCTCGTCTGCACTTAGTGCCGTCACTTCGCTTTGCACTTCAGCATCGGGGTGATAAGCTCTGATAGAAAAGGTTACGCCTGTACTGTGGCAAATCTCACCGTTACCTGTAGAGCCTACGTGGATACCATAAGAAACAATAATATCACCGTCAGCATCAGGTCCTTTAGTAGTCTCTGTATCCTGAGTGCTTCGCCAGAGATATGCGGTCGAGCTTTCCGGGTACGTTGCACCAGTGTAGCCGTGCTTACCCCAATAAGTATTATTACTGCCCATCTTGCCAATACCATGGGTATGTTCACTCATTGCAGTTTCAGCACTGTATTTAACGTCGTATAATGCGGTTCCTGCTACGATATTCCTGATAGTAGGCAGCTTTAACAAATTACTAGAACTATCAAAGGAAAAGTATGGGCATGTACCATACTCATTGAGAATCGATGTGCACATAGTGGAGTCCAAGATAAGCCCTGAGTTCCTTGCATAATCATATAAAGCATTATATACACTAGCGTCTACTTGCTGTCCATTGAGCTCAAGACAGCCTTCCGGGATAGTAGCACCAAAGGAGATGTGTACAGTACCGACACCGTCAGCAGCATACTGAGGATCCTCTGTAGACTTCATAATTGTCTTTAAGGTATAATAGCTAGGCTCAAGGTTTACGTTAGCATCTGAGCCAGATATAGAGCTGCCAGGGCTATTTGTAGTATCAGTGTAGTAGAGCGGGTAAGTAGAGCCATCTGATTCCGAGTTAGACCCGCGCCAGCCACCACCAGTATTACGGATAGAAGCGCCAGCAGAGTATCTTACGTTATACTGCAATTCTGGATAATTTTCACACTGGCAGTAGTTATTGAAAGTATGGGTATGCCTCGGGATTGGTAAGTTACTCAGGTCAAGGTTTCGTTGTCCACCTGTTTCACCTACATCCGAGTCACTGCTTGCCCCTAAAATAAAGCGGTCACGGGCATCAGGAGCATTGTCACTGCCATTACAAACTTTAAAGCCCTCAGGAACGCTATCGTCACTGCCTGCCCAGTATAACATAGAGTTATTAGGTAGAGCAGCAAGGTCTACCGCCTGTTGAAGGGCATCTATTTTGTCTTGGAACCCAATGAGGAAATCGTAAAGCTCCGGGCTCATAAAGCCAGGCTGCGTGAGGTCTCCAATAACGTGGGCATCACTACCAACAGAGCCGATATGATTACCAAGTTCATTCGCAAGGGTAGAAATTGCTGCCCTGAGTTCCGGTATTTTATCACGGACTACTACTGTACCATTTACAGATGGTTCAACAGCCCGAGTTGTCATTCTAATTGGAATATTAGTCATAACTTAGTGCCTGCCCTTCTTAATAGTAGAGTGCATAGCCCGCGCCAGAGTCATCAGTGTATTGCGTAGCGTCACCCATTTCAAACTTAATACGGCTCCAGGTAAGGCGAGTAGTACTCAGGTTTTCTAGGGTGTACATATAAACTTTAGCACTGACTGCATCTGCAGGGGCTACTACTGACAAGGAATAATAACGGGGCTGGTTGATGTGGGTAATGTTAATCTGGGAACTCGAAATCTCTTCACCGTCAGAGTCCAGCCACGATACACCTACACCAGCTTCGCCTGTCGAGTTTTCTGCTGAGTACATAACAGCACGCAGCGTATACAGGTTACTTGGCTTTACTTCAACTTCGTCAGAGTCGATGTATGCAGCGGGGGCATTAGCACCTACCCAAACAAAGCAGTTACCAGCATAGACATCATTGTGCACCGTTGTAAAGTTTGTTTCCGGGTAGTTGTTCCAGCCAACATAAGCAAGGCGGCCAGAAGGATTAAGCAGAAGGTTTACACCGACTTTATCCAGTGTGTCAAGCACTGTTTCACCCGCGTCAGCCGCACCTAAGTCGTTAGATGTTTTAAAGCTGAATGCCTTTTTAGCAAGGGAGATGATATAAAGCTCTACATCGTTTACCCATTCAGTATCATAGCGTACTTCAGTTACAGGGCCATTAAAGAAGTCTGTGTTAACTTGGTCAGTACCAAGAATAATGTCAGCATCATCAACAAGCGTAGTATCTACAGTAAGCTGGGATTTATAAATATTAGGCCCTGCACACATGGCAAACTCAACAATGGATTTGCCCGGGGCCTCCTCAGAGGGCCTTATGCGGAGTGCACTAAGCAAGTATTGTCCGAGGTATTCTTGAGGTACAGTGAATTCAGTTCCATACGATACCGTGCTCGTGCTGAGGTCGTTGACATACAGTGAGAATACCATGTTGGTACCTGCCTGTGCCCTATGTACGCCGCCTACTTTAAGTTGAGGCATGGAGATGAATACGGGTCCGATAGGACCTGCATGGGTAGACATCGAATATTCTTTAAAAATCGACCAGCACATTACCGTAATATTACCATTATCAGGGTTAATGACGTCGTTATATTGGCAGGTGCACTGCTGACGGGTAGTAGCCGTGTAAGGAGCCAAGATACCACCAGATTGTACCATGACGTTCTTAATAGTAAACTCAGCACGGCTGTTAGCCGCTTTGAACATAATACGGATAACAACTTGGAATTTGGTAGCTCCTTGTGGGATATCAATGTTTTCAATGCCTACAACGCCGTCATAGCTGCCACGGATAACAGAAGTAGTATGGGTGCCTACGGTCGTACCATCATCAGATAAGAGGTTAAAGGTCCATTGCACTTCGGTACTCGTACTCATCATGTTATCATTGGTCTGCAATGTAAAACCACCGGAAATCTTGTTGAGTGTTGCAGAACCAGTATCAGTAAGGGGAATCTCAGCAGACGTAAAGATGACGTCGCCGGGAACAATATCATCAGTTTTATTTTTAGTTGAAATATTGGTGTAGTCTTCAGTGGTAGAAATTACTACAGCACCAATATCAGGGTCGTTGTTTACAGACCAGCCAGAAGTAGTTTTTAAAGATGAGTCAGATGTGCCAAAACTCATCATGTTTGTTGCTGCACGCTGAGGCCACGCTGCACCTAAGAAGTTACTGTCTTCAAGAAAGATATCAGCTGCACTCGTGGTCAGTACAGGAGCTACAGCGCTTACTACGTCGATGCCCTGGCCTTCACAGTGGGATAGGAATTTAGTATTAGCAGTAGTAAAGAGAGACGAAGACCTGGCCATGTAGGTCAGTGCTGCTTCAAGCATAGCGTCGCGGTTAATGGAGTCAACAACGCTACGGTTAAAGTTTTCAGTATTTGCGCCTTCGCCTTCTTTTATTTTAATTGTATCATAGTCAGTGGCAGAGATGACTTGCTCACTAATTTCAAAATCTTCAAAAGCCATTAGTTTAACTCCTCCGATTCGTAGATTAGGCTTATTTCCTCTGAGATATATTATACCTAAACTAAGCTTCCCGCCGTAAATAGAAAAACGACCCCGGCTCCGTGAGGAGCTGAGGCCGCTTCCTGTTAAAAGAACATCAAGAAAGGAGTGTTGTTTTAGCTACGATTAAGCTGCTGGGGTACCCGTAGTAGTGGTTTTGTTAGCAATGGCATTCAAGATTTCCTGAGTGGAGAGGCGTCCTTTCAGGTCTTGGATGAGGTTGCCTTGGGTATCAATGATGCGTGCCTGGTCCCTGAGTTCGAGCTGGCAGAATTTATCATTGATAATCTGGGTCTGAGCGTCAATCTTAGCGCTTAAAAGCGCGGTTTGGCTCTGCATCTGGGAAGTGATAGCGTTGGTTTGGTTAAGCACAGCAATCTGGTTTTCGTAGTTAGCGGAAGTGATTGCGTTTTTAACATCGCAGCAACAAGACTGCATCTGGGAGATAATAGAAGCATTACCTGCCTGTACAGCATTGATTACCTGCTGGCTAGTCATACCAATCTCACCTGCTACTTTGTCGATAGCACACTTAATGTTGCTCAGTGCATCGTTCACACGGCTCATATCACAGTTGAGAGCGTTAGCAATGTTACTCAGTGCTTCTTTATTGCCGTTCACTGCTTGCAGCATCAGGTCATCACTGATACCAGCAGCACGAGCGCGGGCAATCGCGGTGTCAACCGCGCCGGTAATAGCAGCGTCGTTAATCAGCGCACCCCCGCCAAGAGCGGTACCAGCACCGAAGCCACGGCCACCGAAGCCATAGCCACCGCCAAAGCCAAACAGCAATAATACTAAGAGCCACAGAAAGCCCCCACCATTGCCAAAGCCCCAGCCATCGCCAGAGTTATTTTTAACAGCATTTTGAAGAAAGTTAGCAAGGTCTAAAGAGTTATCCGGCATAACAAAAACCTCCTTGAGGTAACTAAGAGTATGCTAAGTAGAAGCGTTCTTCTACCTTTTGTACTTTTAGTATACCACAAAGAGGTTCAAAAAGTTGTTCAGACTATTGTCAAGAAGTAGTCAATTATTACTCAGTGACAATTCAGCCATTACTTTATGTGCGTATTTAGCAATTCTTTTCAGAATTGCCTTAATTTTGCGGTCTAAAGTCGAGACAGACATTCCCATTTCCTCAGCAACGTATTCCCTGGTAGGTTTATATACGTTCTGGCGGTACCGGAGGTCAAGAATTCTGAGTTCTGGAGCTGCAAGGCCCAGAAAGTTACAGAGATTTTCGTAGTCCGGCTGCGGGATTTCCCTGAGCATCGACTCTATTGCCTTAAAATCTTTAGTTCTTCCCATTATGTTCACCCTCTGTAAGAGCAACGCCGGTAAACGCTTGTTTCAAGGGTGTGTACAGCACGGCATCCAGGCACTCTACTTTGTCATGAATAGCGGCTACTTTTGCCTCAAGTTCCTTAAACTCAGCGCAAGTAGCATACTCACCGTCGTGCGCGCTGGAAGCGCTAACGGGAGTAGCACCCGCAAGGGCTGCATCGTGTGTATCTTTATCCACAAATTTGTATTCCTGGCCTTTTACGTATAGGTAAAGATTTCCAGTTTCTGCTACAATGTAGCCTTGTGGAGTAGCAAAGCTAGACGATTTAGCACTTTGTGGAACTGCCTCGTCCTTTGCAACGGGAAATATAGTAATAGCCTGGGGTCCAGTTAACAACATTTTCATATGTGGTCATCTCCTAAGTAAATTTAAGAGAATCACACAGATATTTAGAGAAATTACAGGGCTAAACACTATAGTAAAACGGAGCGTAATCAGACTTACAGGGCAGCTCGCCAGTTATTTCATTCATTCTGTTGCCGATTTTACGCACTGTTTCACCTATAATAATCTATACCTGTGAGATAGTTCTCTTAGAGGGGCTTATTCAGCATTTTCTAACGCTGTAACACGTAGTTCCAGGCCAGAAATATGCTTATTAAGCAATATTATATCATCTGTAAGTTCTTCGACTGCACTGGACAAGGCCGAGAGCTTACTAGATGTTTCCGCATGTTTGGTTTCAAGGTCAGTAACGCGTAGTCTAAGGGTATTGATATCAGAGTTTAAGGCTCTGTCTCCAGTTTTAAGCTCTTCAATATCAGCATCTAGACCTTTATCTTTGTCTGTCAGTGCTTTGAGGTCCGCTTTAATAGCTTCCAAGCGTTCTGACAGAACCTCAGTATCGGTTACTTCTACATTCTCTGCGACAGTACGGGGCATGAGTATAGCAGACTCATCTTGGTATGAGGTAGTAAATGTAGTTTTAATCTTCAAGGCAGTTGCATCATCGAGAGGCATTGCATCTGTGGGGGCAAAGTGTAAAGGCATAGAAAGAAGTTCTGTACCGTCCTTATCTTTAAGGGTACCCCGCTCCGTATGAACGAGTGGCACAACCTCTTTTTTATTGACAGTGCAGAGTATTCCGTTGGAGTCAGTTACACCCCACACGACTTCTATCCCCTGGTCATGCGTGTTAATCTTTTTAACGGCATCGTTTGTCAGAAACTCTACTTCAGCTAGGATAGACTTCATCATACGCTGATACTCAAAGTAGACATCGTAAGACTTAAGATTAGGCCATTTAATAGGTGGAATTACGGGGTCATAGACCCTGAGTTTCAAGGACTCAGTAGATAGTACCTGGTAATCTCCAAGTTTAACAGTGCCAATCGCTGTAATAAGAAGTGTACCAGGGAGGAGCACCGTACTCGGGATAGTTACTTTAAACTGAGGTCCTATACCAAGCAGCGGTACGAGAACCGAACCACCAGATTCTATATGAGTAAATTGCAATGAAATATCACATTTAAGCCAGTCTTCATCGAGAGTCTCAAGTGATACCCAAAAAGATTTTATTTGGTGGGCCACAAGGTGTATAAAGCCGTGGTTAATAAGAGACGTACCTTTTACAACAAGAGTAATAGTACGTTGTGATGCGGATGTTTCCGTCTTAGCAGCTTCATTAGCAGCATTGACCTCTTCTTGCACTCTCTTATTTACAGCTTCAATTTGGTTACGGTACCACCAGGGGAGTTCAATGTGAGCTATGCCTCCGTTTTCTTCCCACGGAGTATAGTGACGAGGGTCAATAAAGTACTCAATCCCTTGTACACATTCACAGTCACTATTCGGAAAGGCCATAAATTAGCTCACCATCCTATTAGACAAAAGATTTTGCAAAGTAGGCAGCCCAGCATAACCAAAGCAATATAAATAAAGCATGTACACCGCATAAGATGCGGGTGTCTTGTACTTCTTTAGTCAATTTTTGCTCTACCCAATCTTTGCATGAGTATTTGTAGGGCCTCATATCGCTTTTGCTCAGCCTTACCAACCGTAATGACCGTGCATAGCCCAAAATGTGCAAGCCAGTACCAGAATAATCCAGAAGGCAATATTACCACTCAGTTCTTTAGCATCAGTAGCAAAGCGGTACAGGAAGTTTTTAATGGATTCCATGAGAGTTGTCACTCCTTTATTTCGTTTCAAGTGATTTGAACGTAGTCGAGAGTTTATTCTAAACTCTTGAAAGGGTTTACAGCAATTGCTAACATTGCCCGCTGTTTAACGGGGTCAAGGCAGCGTTTTAACTTCCACCCAATATATAATCTAAATCTAAACCATTTGCAGTATTGGGTTTCAATGTATACTGACCAGGTAGCTACCGTGAGTAGCTTTAGCCATTTCAGCCAGGTAGCCTCGGTTTCATTTTCCACTACGCTTACCCAGCGGTTGTCGTTGCGAACGTCAATGTCTACATAAGGTTTATTGTCTTTACCGTTATAAGTACGGCCATTTACTTCATAGCTAAAGCCGTAGTTGCTGTTACGGTACAGCCAACATAATCTACAGAAGTAACGCTTGATTTTCTCTTCTGTAGTAAAATTAGGGTCTTTAATCTCTACATAGCCAGGTTTAATGTCCGAAGGGTCACTTTTATCTTCATAATGGTACGTATAATGCTTGTTAAAATCGTACTTAAAGATATCAGGTACGCAGTCTTCATAAATCATCCACGATACATCTAAGCAGTTATCGTAGGTCTGCCACCAGCGTAAGCAGTGAGGCAAGTTGCCATACTCATCTGCAAAAAGACATACAATTGGATTTGTAAGATATGCTACAACCATAGCAAACAGTTCAAGTACGGCTTGAAATATCCAAAGTATCATATTTTATTACCTCACAATTTAGACGCTACTTTATCAAGGCCATCTGCGATTTTCTTGGCTGTGTCAGTTACTTCTTTGGACGGCAAGGTCGGGGCCAAAGGCATCATTGGTTTATACTCTGTCGGAGCCAGAGGTTTGCCAGGAGCTCCTGCGTTTGTATTATACTTACTGTTAGTCCATTTGTTACCTGTAAGCCATGTTGCACAAATACCAACAAGAGTCAAGAAGACGGTACAAAGTTGGTCATAGTGGTTCCACGATTTAAGACCGTCGCCAGATGCTAAGAGCCAAATAGTGACAACAAGCCAGACAATAGTAGAAAGACAAATTAAACCCACCGGTACTACTCTGTTCACAGAGTAAATACCTGCTTCTTTTAGCATTTCAGTGAGATTGGAGATTTGTTCATTTATCCAGTTAACCATTAGCATTCCTCACTTATGAACTATAGGCATTATCTTGTCTAGAGATGCCATGACTATTTAAAGACGGAGACCAGAAGAGTTTAAATCCGTAATAACGGCCTTTAAACCCATCTACCCAGCAAGTAAGGGTATATGTTCTGCCAGGAATCACCCCGATATAACTATCTTGGTTATAATAGCAGCACCAGTCGCCACCACTAATAGCATTTTGAAGCCCTACACCAGATCCTGGGCCACGACGAATACCATTTTTAAGTCGAGGCCTTTCATCGCCACCATAGCCGTATCTCCAGTGATTAACCCTAATTACTGTGATGTGAGCAGGAACTGTAAAAGTTACGTTCCATACACTTCTATAATTACGAGTAGCTAAATCTCGTTCACCTGTGGGGATATCAGCTTCAACATTAGGTGTAATAATCATGTCCTCTACAATGTTAAACTCGTAGGGGTTAGTAGTAATAGTAGAAGTTGCCATTTACGCCTCCCTCTTTGTTTAATAAAGAATACAAAAGACCTCAATTCGTATTTCAGTGTATATGAAAGGAGGAAGAAAAGATGACAAATCCAAAGGAAATTCTGAGATACGACTGAGGTCTTGTATCCTATATTTTATTATACCTAACACGATTTTAGTAGGGCCTACGGCGTTTACGGCATTTTCTGGTTTTGTAGGGGCGGTTCATACTCTCAAGGTCAGCGTTCATCTGTACGTTATTAGGCGCTACATAATAAAGCCACGTAGGTGGCCTCTTAGAGGAATCTATGTTAATATTACGTTGAAAGATTGACGGAGGTACCGCTCCGTTACTTACTAGCCACATCTCCATCAGCTATATTTCCTTTCTTTTTAGTTCTGAGTTTCTTTGCTATTCTGCGTAATGACCTTACAGAGTCAAGTTCATCAGAGTCTAGACTATCTCTCATAATCGCGCTTAGTGCTTCATTTACTGCCTGAAGCTTAGCGTTTACTTTTTTAAGCTCGTTAACTTCACTGTGAAGGTTTTTAATCTCTTCAAGAAGCAGCGGGTAGCGTTTTATCATCTTTTTTAAACGGCGTTTTTCTTGATAGAGTTTAAAGCCACCAGTATTTGTTTGAAGAGGATTTATCATTGGATAGGACCTCCAGCCTCCAGTTCGGCTATTTTAGCTTGTAACGTCAAATTCTTAGCAGCAAGTGCAGTGTACTCTGTTTCCCAACGGGAAGTAAGACGTTCGGCATCAGCTTTGGATTTTTGCCATAATTCTTTGTACGTCTGTGAGGATTGTAAGGATTCATCAAGTTGAACTGTGAGCTTTTTGATTTCTGCAAGAGCCTCAACGTTACTCCAGGCAAGCGACTTATTATCATTAAGAAGCGAGGTAATAGTCTTAACGCCTTCTTTAATACGGTCATTATCCAGATAGTAGTTTACGCCATTTCGCCAATCATCTAAATTCATAAGTGTAGCTACTGCTTGGCGGAGTTTTATGTTTTCATTCCAGAGTTCTTGTAGCCTACCTTCTAAGTATTCGTTACGGTCTTGTATTCGCTTAAGTTCTGTACGTGCGTTAAAAAATTTTTTAATAAATTTAAACATTTGTAACTGTACCTGACCTTTCTTAAAGAGTTGTAACAGAGTATTTTACTTCTACATACCCAGGTTGCCCATAAAAGTCGTAGAGTTCACTGCCAGCAGAAGCGCCTTTATTATTACCAATACTAAAACCATTGTCGCAGCCACTATGTACATCGAGTGAGGCTCCGACGCCTCCATGAGCTTCTACAGAGTCACATGCTGTAAATGCGTCGAGGGCATTAGTGGAATTTCTGGGAACCGAAAAGGCGTATACTACTACAGACGAGTTACCACCATCCTCAGCATTTTTTCTTACGAACGGAATATGGTCTTCTTCCTCCTGCACCAAAATAGCGGGGTCTCCGCCTTTACCTACGTGTACTCGTAGATATTTTTTAGTAATAGAGTTTACATCATATGGTAACTTCGGAAGTACAAAGGTTTCTTTTACTTCTGAGCCGTAACCACCAGGGGCACTGTGTTTAATTGACGGGAGGTCAAGCTCCGCGCCCCCGCCTCCTGCACCGCCACAAGTAACAGTGATTTTTCTTACTTCTTCAGGGAGGTCTATGGTATAGTCGCCTGGAATTTTAAAAGTCCAGGTATAGGTATACTCATAAGGCTTTGTCATTTCTCTCAGCTTCTTTCTTATAGATTTGAGCTAAAAATTCATTTACTAAATCAATGGGTGCTGGATTTGCTGCATAATTTAAGACTTCTAACTCTGGCAACGTCAATACCACGAATTTACCTTTAATGAGCCAGTCATTATCCAGTACAAGCATACCAGCTTTTACTCTATCTTTAGGTAGTCCAATATAAACTGTACGAAACCCTACAGCCTCATTTCGTCTGTAAGAAAAGGGGTTAACTCCGTTTAAGTCACCTATACAGACTTTTTTGGTAATAATAGAGTCTATTTTATGTATATTTATGGGTACGAGAAGAACCGGGCCAGGGTAGACCCCGATACCCGGTATTTTAGTGAGGTTAGACGGGCTACTCATTTTGAGTTCCTGCTTTCACTGTTTTATTTGTTTTATTTGTTTTATTTGTTTTAAATGTCTTATAGGTGTCGTAAACGCACCCAGCAGCAAGCCCTATCTGAATACCTGCGGTAAGCGGTCCTACAATGGGGATTAAGATAAACGGTGCTGTAGCTCCGAGTTCTCCTATAACTTTCAATGTTTTGTGATTACGGGAGTTAAGGTTGCTAAAATCAATAATCATGGTAATTTCTTCCTTCCTATGTTAAACTTTATAATTTAAGTATAACCTAGGAATTAAAACCTGTCAAGAGCTTTTTGCTTTTTAGTTTAATACTACAGCATCGACTGCGTCGACGGTTGTAGCCGCATTTACCTCTGCTTGCTTTATCCAGCCTTCTTGCTTACAAGCGCCGATGTGCATTGAAAGGTCTGCCTGCCATTGCATAACCTGTTCCGGGTTTAGTACAAAAATTTGTTTGGTGTCGCTGCCTGCCGGATAGCCGCGTACCGGGCAGCCGTCCGGGTATTTTTCGGCAAAAAGTTCAGTGTTTACGTTCAGCGCTATGCCCTGCATAGTCAGCTGCGTGTCCTTGTCGCTGTCATATGTTACAGCCTCGCCGCTGGCATTAGAAACAAAGCCGCCAGTAATTTTCGCCGCCGTCCATGCGTCAATTTCCGCCAGTTTGACTGTTTTGGCATACTCCAGTGGTATTTCGTCCGTGTATACATCACCCATATTAAGCCACGGGTAGTACGGTTTTTCATTAGGTTTTACAATAATATCCGTGTCTACTAAATTGGTAATAATTCCGTTGCTGTCTACTTCACAAATCATTCTGTCACCCCCATTACTATTTTATTTAAATATCCTGTGCCGCCAGTACCGCCGGTAGTTTCTCCACCGCCGCCTGCACCGCCAGCCACGGTGACTGTGCCGGTGTCATTAATGGTATCAGCGGCAATAATGATGCTGCCACCAGCACCACCA